CCGCCACCTGTTCTATTTTCACTTCTATAACTATACCAACCATTTATAATTTTTTGCTCATGTGAATTTGTAGGTAAATTAGCTACAAATGTTTGCATGTGATAGTGATCTTCTGCTGTTGATGCCAATTGATAAGAACCGTTAGTAGGCGAAATAAAATGTCTACTAGTTGGGTTTGAATTTAATCTATTGTTTTGATGTGCAAGATCCCAACCATCATTTGCACAGTGAAATCCAATAGCAGTGCCATAATCACTGCCGCTGTCTACACCGCTATCATTTCTCCAGCGTAACTGTAGATAGGCATTGCTAGAACCGGGATCGGCTAGCACACAACTTACTTCGTAAAACGCATATCTATAATTCGAACTGCCCCAATTTAAATCCAAACTTGACCAAGTTCCAGATACTGCTTGCCTTGCTAGTAGATGTCTTCCGCCAACTCCGTACCAACCATCAGTGCCGTATGCATTATTTTTATACAGCTCATAGGATTTGTTTTCAGTGTTATATCTTATATCACCTTCGACTGGTGATCCAGTACGATTTGCTTTTGTACCTGCTCCTATTTTAACTGAATACTGTTTTAACTTTGTTGTCATTTATCAAACTCTACTTTTTTAATTCTTCTACCTGCGCTTTCAACTCTTTAATTGCTTCTACAAGCAAAGGAATAACTTTTTCATATTGGATAGTAAGATAATTTTCGCCGCTTATACTGTTATTGTTTTCATCAATATCAAATGGTGCTGGCTTCACTATCTCCGGAAGTACTTCCTGTACTTCTTGAGCAATAAGTCCAACTTGTTGACTGTAGTCGTCATACCCATATTCTTCTGCTTTTTTGTTTTGAGTATATACAACACCATTAAGTGATGCAACTTTATCTAGTGCATCGCTAATATTTTCTTTTATATCTTTTAATCTTTTATCAGAATAAAATGCAGTAATTGCGTTGGTTGCTCTAATTTCGCCGGCTGTACCTGAAGCGTTAGTGTTAACACCTAAACTATCTACACGCATGTCTGCGGCAAATGTTGTACCACTTATACCTACGCCGCCTGTTACAACAAGTGTACCTGTAGTTTTACTACTAGAGGTAGTGTTATCAGCAAGTTTTAGTTGTCCTGTGCTAGGATTGTATTGGAGATTAGCGTTAACTAAAACATCTGTAATTGTAGCATTACTATTTGCATTACTAAAAGTAATATACTGTGTAGCGTTTGTAGTAGTAGTTGTTCTACTTATGTATGGGTCTCCCCAATTAAGTGTACCGCTTGCATTTGTTTGTAAAAATTGATCTGCACTTCCGTCTGCATCCGGTAGTGTCCATGTGACATTACTACTAACTGTTGCAGGTGCTTGAAAAGCCACCCAATTACTACTATCAGAATCCATCAAACGCATATCACCTTGTCCGTTTATTTCAAGATTCTTTGTAACAATTACATCGCCTAAAGGATTTAAAATTAAATCTTCACCTGCTTGTACTGTTTCAATAGTATTTGTTTCAACTGATAGCGAACCTAATCCTGGAAGTGCTACACCGTTTGATATTCTACGTCCCATATCTTAATCCTTAAACCGTTGCTGTCTCAATGCCCATAGTCATTGCAGACACATCGTTTCCGCTAGATGTAACAATCACTCGTGTTCCGGATTCAATAACTAATCCAGTTCTTTCTAGCACTCCGTTAGGTACTAAGTCTGCACCAAATTCTATGTACTCGTCATCTGTTGCTGTATCAGCACTAGAAAGTGCTATATTTATAGTTACAGCACTTGATGATCTATTACAAACGTTCACAGTTACGACAGAGAATATATCGTTACCAACGGTATATATTACTTCTGGAGTCGCCGCTACTAAGTTTGCTGATCCTAATCTTCCTGTTGCCATTTTATTTAATCTCCAATGTATTTATGTTAAAAAGTAGTTCCAAGCAATTGGAAGACCTGTTACGCCTCCCTGGAAGTTTACATTTGCTTGCACACTTATTGCTCCGCCTGTTGTAGTTGTGATTTGATCGTTTGCAATATAGATAAATCCTGACGTCACACTATTTACGTTCAGTGACGCACCACCGCCACCAATTTGTGAGCTAATATACGCTTTGATTGCTCTTTGTGTTGGAATAACACTATCTGAATCTTGTGTAAAGAACGGGTCTGTACTAAATTCCTCAATAGTTGCTGATCCACCACCTAGTGTTACCTCACCTAGTGTTAGTTCTTGTAGTCCTGCTATGTTAAATGCATCTGCATTCAATGTTGCAATACCAGTTGACTGCTCAATAGTAAACAGCTCACCAACTCTAAAGTTACCATCCTGGTCTGTACTTGTGTAGAATACACGACCACCGTTGCTATCAACAGTTTCTCTGTCTTGGTTAGGATCAACTAATGGTAGTCCTGGATAGTTTGTATTTTCAAAGTTTCCAGTTCCAATATCAAGGAAGTCGTGTCCTGTTAATCTTACTTGTGAATAACGTATGCGTGTTGTTACCTCTACGCCGTGTTCAGGTGAACTAAAGATCGGCATTTCTGGACTAATTTGGAAGAATGCATTATATGATCCTTCGTAATCGCCTCTAAATGTAAGAACATTTACTAGTTTAAATGTTTGATCTGGTAAGTGACTAAACACTACGTTTGATCCAGATACTGGTCTATTTGTGCTGTTTCTTATTGCAATAAAGTTACCACTTTGATAAATGTCAGCATAACCGTTACCGTCACTTATACTTGCACTTGCACTTACGTAGCCTGCGCCTCTGTTCTTAAAGTCAATGATACCAATAACACCGTTGCCAACTCTAACTTGAACTGGAGCTTCGTAAATGTTATTAGGATCAGTAATACTCATACTAGGTGTACTTGTATAGTTAGATCCTGGATCAGTTATTCTGATTGCAAATATTTTTGTTTCTGAAACATATGCTCTAGCTTTTGCTCTTGCACCTGCTCTGACTCTATTTGTAGTAGTTGAATTATCATCAACATATACAAACATTGAATCATAATTTGGATTACCAAATGCTACTTTACTGCTGGTTGCATTAGCTGGCACTGTTCCGGCTCTTTGTGTCCAATTAATACCATCTGAGGATGTATGAACTGTTGTGCTATTAGTAAGAGCAAACACGCCTCCACCATAAACAATATAGTCATTATTGAATCCTACATCTAGTATAGTCCAACTATCTGCGTTATCGTTGCTATATGCAATATCTGCATTTGCATTATCGTTAGCAACAATCCATTTGTTATTACCAAATGCAACACTATTCCATCCGGTGTTACCTGCGGCTGTTAAAACTGCTGTAGTCCAGCTATTGCCGTCGTCGGTTGAATAAGCAATAGTATTACTGTCTGAAGCTACTGCTACCCAAGTACCTGCACCATATTCTAAATCGGCCCAATTATTTCCTACCGGAAGTGAAATTGCAGTCCAACTTGTTCCGCCGTTAGCTGTTATTGCTCCTGTGCTAGTGCCGCCTTCTATTACCATCCATTTTCCGTTACCGTATGACATAGGCATATTGCCGCCACTTCCGGACAATGCTTGAGCACCTTGTGTCCAAGTTAAACCGCCATCATAACTGTATGCTGAATATCCTTGAGGATTTATTGCAACTGCAACATCTTGATTAGGTGTTGCTGTACCGCTACCTGCTCCAACACCGGTTGCAACAAATATAGTTCCTGGTTGATTTGATAACGCACCAATAGAGGTATATGCTGTATCTGATACTGTTAGAATTGTGTAAGAACGTCCCACAATAAAACTACCAGCAACTTCTTGTGCTGTTAATGCTCCACTTGCTACCGATGCAACTCTCTGGGTACCGCCTGCAAATGATGGATTTGTACCAGACTCGGTCCAGTCAACACCATCATAACTATATTCAGAAGTTACACCTGATGCTACACCCATAAACTTGCCGCCTCTTGCATTGCCTGTAATATCAAATGCCTGAACTTCGCCGTTTGTACTGTTTACACTAGTAAGGGTAATTGTAATATCATTAGTATTGTTTTCTCCACCAACTAAACTACCTAAAATTGTAAGGGTATCATTGCGCTCATAATTGTTGCCTGCGGTGTTGAGTGTTACTGTGTAATTTTGATTTTTAACTGTTACATCAAAAGTTGCACTGTTACCTTTGCCGCCGCTTGCTGAAACATTAGTGAATGTTTTTTGTAATCCAATAAAGTATACACCATTCAACAGTGAGCCTGCACTTGTACCTGCGTCATTTTCATATGCAGGTTCTGAGAAATTAATCTCAGGTTCAATTACATATGTTGTTGAAGCGTCAGGTGTTACTATTGTATTACCTGCACGAATATTGTCCCATCCGTCTGATACTGAATCAACCGTCCCTGTGCCTGAACCTGCACCTGTAGCTGTAAATATTTCGCCGACAAATGGTGTTGCACTGGCTCCTATTGCTGTAAAATCAGTGTTTCCTAAACTTGTAATTACGTACTTAGAAGAAGCCGATATACTAGTTAATGCAACTTCTTTTTCTCTTTTTACAATGTTAGCAATTTTATTACCAGCATTATAAGATTCAATAATCCCAAACTGTCCTGCACCACTACCGCCGGTAAGTAACAACTTCATTCCAATATAAGCTGAACTTAGCTCATCATCTGTAGCGGCAATAGTTAAACTTGTTGAGGTACCTCCCTGAGCTGTGTTTGCATTAGTAAGATATCCTGTTCCACCAAAGTTTCCATCTGCTTCTGGAGCATTAGTGCTATCGTCTACATTATCCAGTAATCTTATGTCAAAGACTGCATCATCTCTGAAATCAGTTTGTTCTACTCTGACGCCTGTACCTGCTCCGTTTAACTCCCAAGTAACATCGCTATAATTGTTACCAGCATTATCAAATGCTAGTTGTAAAATTTCTTGAGCACCGTCTGTTATAGTATCTCCTACAGTAGCTACATACTGGAATCTGTTATCAACAATAGCAGTTCCTGGAGTTTCTCTGTTATCAAACCCTTCTGCTACTGAACCAAAGTCACCGTATGAGTTATTACCATTAGTACCACGTATTCTACCTCCGTTTTCAGCAAGGTAGCCAATATGTCCATAATAGGTAAACACTGAAACAAGTTCTGCTCTACCGTTATTAGTAATCCAAGCACCGATACCGTCTGATATAACTTGTGTAAAGTCGTTTGAAACAATACTATCGTTGCCGCCATCGTGTAAAGCACCGTCAATCTTTTGACCAACTGCCGCTGTACCGAATGTTGTTACGTTTTGTACGTATGGGGAGCGGGCATTAATCCAAACTCTTTCGTCTTTTGGCCCCCAGCCCGGATCAAGAGATACATAAGCGCCTGCTGTTGGACGTCTTGTTCCGTAAGCATTTGCAGGACCTAGGTCTCCGCTTAGATCCGCTAATGTTTGATTTCTAATGCCTGTAGCATTTCTTACATAGTACATGTCTTCTTCTAAAGAGCCTATTACGCCGTTCGCATAATATCTTGCCGCCATATAAGACTTGTAATTGCCGGGATATTTTAAATCATAAATGATAGCATCTATATATCTATTCACATCTCTTCTACACTTAGCATCATCGTATACTAAATCTGCTGTAACAGCTTTAGTTTCGTCAATCAGCGTTATTTTTGAAGTAGCGTATCTAGTTGCCGATACTGTAAATGTTGTATCACTTAAAACTTCATATACATAGTATGTTGTACCAGCAGTTAATCCGCCAATGTCTGCACTAAATTCTATTGCTTCAAATTTTTGAACATTTGGATTTCCAGCATGTGTTACTATACCGCCTGAAGCTGTTGTTGAACTTACAGTTATTTTATTTCTGATTTGAGTCCATGCACTAGCTTCAGCAACAATAAAATCTCTATTTAATTCAATTTGTCTAGCCGCATATTCTACATTGTTTCTGTCCGAAACTTGATTTGATCCTTCAGTTGTTCCGCCATAGATAATTGTGTCTAGTTTATCCCATACATCACTAAATCTGTCCGTAGCAGATAGGGTAACATTTGCAAGAATGTAATCTTTTGCAGTTTCGTATGCAGTAAGTGTAGATGCTTTTTGTCCTTTAGTATAAACATCTGCCGCATTGGCTCTTAAATAAGATCTACCTGCTCTAACAACTTGATCTCTAATTCCAAACATATAATCATAAATTACAGCATCAATAACAAGCCTTGTATCTCTGATACACTTGTTTTGAATATAAAACGTTTTAGTTGTTTGACCATCTGTACTTAATGACCTAGGGAATGTAAGTTCTCTAACTCCGCCTGCATCTGTACAAGTGACTAAAACTTCTTCTATGTCTACAATATCTCCAGCAACAAGTCCATGATTAGCAGTAGTAGTTACTTCTGCTTGTCCTGTTAGATTATCATAGTCAAAATCTTGAACGTTTAAAACAGTTCCGTCTGCTTTAGTTACTGTACCGCCGCTAACATATGTGTGTACAATACTACTCTTACCTACATAAACTTGGAATGTTGTAGCAGTCAAATTAGCAGTTTGTATAATAAAGTCTGTATGCCAGTTTGTTTTATTTAATTCGTCAATTACAGCATATACAGTATCTTGTGTTGCGCCACTTATTTCTTCGCCATCTGTTTGTATACTTGCGCCGCCGTCAACAGTAATTGAGGTATCAACAGTTGCACTTTCTACAACATCGCCTACAATAGCTAATCCTGACCCATTTGTCAATGAAGTTACACTTCCTCCGTACGAATCTGACACTGTAAATGTATTTGCAGCCGGTGTACTAATAATCCAATAGTTTGTATTTTTTACAAATCCATTTGATGTTGTTCTAGCTCTAAATCTATCACCTACACTTAGACCATGTGAAGTACTTGTTGTAACAACATTTGTTGCTATGTCTGTAACTGTTACATTTGGAGCATTTGTTGTTCCTAAATTTACAATTCCTATAATAATATCTAATAGTTCACCGATTCTAGTGCCAGCGCCTGCTGATCCTGCGGTTGTTTTAAATTGACCGTATTTTGAATTTAATGGTGTAACAGTTTGTGCTTGTGCAATTGAAATCATTAAATTTTTCAAGTAGGTCCAAGCCGCTGTTGTTGCTGCCTTTTCCCCTGCATCAATAACAGAGTCACCGTCTCTCCCGTCATAGTAGGCTAAACCTGCATTGATTGACTGACTATTACCACCGTATGTAATATCATATGCTACACTATCTAAAATCCAACCTACATCTCTACGACAACTTGTTTTACTGTATTTTAGTGTAGAATAATTATTATTAATATATTGTATTATTTCTTCTTGAAGGAATTTTTTATTTCCTAAAATATTTCTCTTAGCATCACCATATCCTGCTAAAAATGAGGTATTATAACCTACAGGTATACTGCTAGACGATTCAATAAAGTTTCTTCCGCCAATTTTATAGTCAATGTTATGCATCATAACATCAATTAATTTATCTATACGATTTTGTTCTTCTGTGTCTGCATACGGAAAATCTGCATTTTGTGTTAATGTATTTCCTGTGCTTGCACTTACAGTTGTACCGACTACAACTTCAGACACTACTGTTTTTAAACGCTCTAACGTGTCCATACTATAGTACGAATCAATATCGTCAAACAAACTACCTGCCGGGCCTGCATTTACTGAACGTAGTTCGTCACCTAAAATACAAGTTTCTCTAGGAACAATAATAGGAAGTACTTCTCTATATTTTCCTGTTTTAACATTAATAATTTTAGTAGGTACATATTCTGCGGGTATATTATCTGCTTCACCGGCAGTAATTGCATCTGTAATAATTGTTACATTGGATGTAAGTTCTGCAAGTGCGCCTGCTTCGGCTTGTATTCCTGCTTCAAAGTATTGATCAACAACTACAAATGCCGCACTATCACTATTTTCTGCTTGATAATTAGTTGCAGGTGCTTCTTGATTTAGAACATTTTCTATAAGAGCTAATCCATACTCAATTGATGCAACTGTTTCTGCTTCTTGTCCTAATGTGTAAAAGTTTCCTGCATCATTTACATATGATAATGCCGCTTTTCTTGATTCTTCGTTAGAACTATGTCCGATATCATGTATTAATGCTTCAATAATATAGCCCATATCTCTTTCACATTTTTTTGTATCGTATGTGAATGCTGTAGTAAATGGTGCAGTATTATTTGTGATTTGATAGTTTGTCCATTCTACAATTTCTCTTTGTATAAATGCTTTGTTTAATGTAAGTAATCTTTTTGCATTAGGATTTCTTGGTCCTAATTCTACTTGTTCACACGCATAGCGTATTGTCTTAAATGGTTTATCGAGTGTAAGTCCGTTAATTGGAGCAGGTCCGTCTACACCTTGAGGCGCTACGTAATAAACGTGATCCGTTTCTCCGAGTGTTACCCACTCTGGATCTTCTGTGCCTGCACGTAAAATTTGTCCTTCTGTACCTATTGGCAATCTTGCAGGACCAGAACCGCTGTAATAAACCATATCACCGCGAGCTGTCATTACTGCTGTTTCGCTACCAATACTTAATACATTCCAGTATGTACCTGTTACATCTAAATCAGGACGGCTATTTTCGTTTCCGCCGCCTGGATCTGCTGGATTGACTGTTGAAAAGTCATCGCCTTCTGAAATGTGTCCTAATACACAGACATATGCGTTAGAATCATAACGAACAACATCACCTAGTTTATACGCTTGATCATCTAGCCATTCGCCTTGCCATGATAGGCCACTTGTTAATCTTGTCCAATAAGAAGCATTAGGAGGTTCTTGACCTGTACTATCTGCTGTTGCAAGGTATGTATAACCTCTTAATCTAACGACTTCGCCAACTTTGTATGCTGTACCACTTGCCCAATCATTTTGGAAACTAAAGCCTTTTGACAGCTCTCCCCAATCTGATGTTTGTGTTACAGGATTAGCATTAGTGTTTATTGTTTTAGATACATATTGATTCCCGCCGTATACAACAACATCGCCTTGTTTATATTCAGTAGCATCACTCCATGTATCTTCAAATTTAAATCCTTCTACAAACTGATCCCAGTTAGCAACATCATTATTAAATGTTGTCCCGTCAGAGGTGTGAGCCGCTGTACAAATCCATAAACCTGCACCATACTTTACTACATCATTTACTTTATATCTAGTTGTAGTTGCCCAATCACCTTTAGGAGCAATACCTTCATTAAACTCCTCCCAATTTGCAATATCGGCTTCTAAACCATCTGAAGCAAGTGCTTGAGATGTATGTCCGGCTGTTGCAATATATGCTTTTCCTCCATATGACACTACATCATTGATTTTATATCTTGTGTTTGTCGCCCAGGCACCCTTCCAGTCAATGCCTTGTGCAAAATTTGTCCAATTTGCTTGGTTTGCTTCGAGTCCTAGAGCACTTGTTGCGGCAGATGTGTGAGCAGTTGTAGCAATGTACAAGTTTCCGCCATATTTAACAATATCATTTAGAGCATAAAATGTATTAGTTGTCCAATCGTCTTTCCACGTTTGACCGTCTGTTAATAGATTCCATCTTGTTGGAGCAAAGTCTAAGTCAGTATAAAAACTACTGTCTGCTGTATGTCCAATAACACAAATGTATGTACGACCTCCGTATCGTATTACATCATCTTGATAGTATGTAGTGCCACCTGCCCAGTCGCCCTGCCATACAAATTTAATTCTACCTAATCTAAATTCTGCCATTTTATGCTCCGTATGCTCCGAATTTGTAGTATTTATTCATTTTTTTAAACTATGTCATTAAATGAATTGAAAAATACTGTTTGCGCAAGAATCGATCCATTTATACTTGCACCGCTTCCGCTAAAGTCTACTTGTACAGGAAACACCAATTGTTGTCCTGTAGTTGTTGCAATCTGGCTAGGACCAACCCTAACAACACCTGCAACAAAACTTGCTGTTAATAAATCTGCACCACCAACGTTTAGTCTGTTAGTTAAGTACGCTTTGATTGCTCTTTGTGTTGGTACAATGTTATTAGAATCCTCAGTAAAGAACGGATCTTTACTAAATTCTCTAATTACTGTTCCAGAACCACCTACTCTAATACCACCTAGTGCTAATTCAGTCAAACCGTCTAAGTCAAAGAAGTCTGCACTAATAGTAACAATACCAGTTGCCTGCTCAACTGCAAACAGTTCACCAACCCTAAAGTTACCATCTTGGTCTGTACTAGTGTAAAATACTCTTCCACCGTCGAGTTCTACAACTTCATTTTCAGGTGCATCAAAATAATCACCTGTTGCATATAAAGTTGGATAGTTAGTCTCTTCAAAGTTACCTGTTCCTATATCTAAGAAATCGTGACCTGTAATTCTACATTGACTGTATCTTTCTCTAATTTCTAAAGTTGTATCGTGATCATATGTAAGTTCTTTATTAAATGTAGGTGATATTCTAATTTTTGCAGTTAAACCTCCATCAACCTCTGTGCGTAACAGTTCAATCGTAACTGCTCTGTGAATTTGACTTTCAGCAGTTACGGGTGAAAATCTTAGTTGAGCACCAGGTCCTGGTAATCTAGTTAATCCACTAATTGTAATGAATCGGCCTTCCGGATATATATCTGCAAATCCGTTTCCTATAATTTCTACAGTTGTTGTACTAGATTTATATGATTTACCTCTTCCAGTAAATGTAGGTTGACCTAGTACACCATTACCTACCCTTAAATCTATAAATGCATCACTTGTTTGATTAGCATCAATTATTTCATAAGTTGGAGCAGAAATATATCCGCTTCCTACATCCCACATTCTAATCTCTGAAATTCTTTGACCTTCAACAATAGCTCTACCTTGAGCTCTTGCTCCAGCTCTAATTCTATTTGTAACACCAGTTAATTCATTAGCAACTGCAATCCAATAAGGATCTATGTCTGTTATTGATTCTTCGATGTTTTCGGGTCTACCATAAGTTATAGCCTTCCATTTTAATGACGAAGCTAACGTTCTGCTTTCCCAAACTATTCCATCAACTGACGTTGCCGCATAGTTAGTTCTACCTCCAACCGGAGGTGCATCGTCACCTATGCTTACTCCTTCAGCATCGCAAACTGCAAAGAAAATACCATTTCCGTATTTTACACTTCTCCAATTAAATGCTGTAGAACCGTCTTGGCTTGGCATAATTGCTCCGTACCATGTAACTCCGTCCCAACTATATCTAACATCGCCTTGAGTGCTAATTGCAAGGAATCTGTTATTACCATGTTCAACTGCTATCCAATCTGCTTGTGTACTATCTTCAGCAGTATCTAAAGAACTTTGTGTCCATGTCCAGGTATCTGTGTCAGCATTATAATCTCCGATTGCAACTGCACTATTACTTCTTCCTACTGCTACCCATTTATTTCCGCCGTAGGCAATATCTGCCCAAACACTTTGAGTACTATCTCCTACTGTAGGTAATGTCACTGATGACCAAGTTGCTCCGTTATTTGTGCTATATGCCGCATCGTTGGATTCTTCTGATATTGCAACAAAAACTCCATTACCATAATTTACTTTTGTCCAGTTTTGATTTACAGGTAATGTCGATGTTGTCCAATCTTCTGCATTTCTTGAATAAAATACATTAGTACCAGATTTAACTACTACAAATGCTGTACCGCCTGCGGCAATACTATTCCAACTTCCTGTTTCAGGTAGCACAATATTATTCCATTCACTACCATCTAAAGATATTGTAGCAACTTGTCCAGAATTTGGTAAAGCAATATAATATCCGCTTTGTCCTAATCCTTCATATCTAAATTGAGTAATGCTGTCTGTACTATCATCGGTCGTTGCTTCTACATAAATTTTAATATCATTCTGTCCATCAAATCCGCCGACCTGTGAACCTGAAATTGTAATTATGTCGCCTACTGCGTATCCTTGTCCTGAACTACTTAGTGATACTGTGTACTCTCTGCCGTCTTTAGTTACGTTAAATGCCGCATCTTCTGCAACTGCATCACCTTCTAATGTACCATTTTTATTTCCTGTACCCTGAATTGCTAAGAAACTTTGGAAGGTTTCGCCATATGTAATATCTTGCCATGTAACACTGATAGGAGCACTTTGCACCTCTGCAGAAAATGTAGGTTCACTAAACACAGGTCTAGGTTCTATTCTATAAGCAGTACTTGTTGTAAGAACTTCTGTTATAGGCCAACCTGGTACTAAATGATCCCAACCTGGTTGATTGTCACTTTCTCTATATACTGTAATAAGTTTTTGCAAAGGATTGTAATCTTGAATATATCCATATTGACCTGTACCTTCACCTGAAGTAATAATAATTCTAAGTCCTAAAACTTCTTCTTTAGTAAACTCTGAACTAGAGGCAACTGTGATAGTAGTTGTGTCACCTTCTTGTGCGTTGTTACCTGTTAAGAAAAATCCAAAACCACCTTCTAAACTACTGTCTTCAGCTCTTAATATTCTTGATTCAAAAATTGCTTTGTCTCTAAAATCTTCTTGTACTACTTCTACACCAGTACCTGATGCAACAATATTATAAGATGCTTCTGTATACTCTTGTCCTGCATTTTCCATTTCAAATATAAAGACTTCGTCATTTCTTTCACCTGCAAAAGCGTTTGCAACTTGTGCTTGGTTGTCTCTATTGTTTAGTGTTGCAGATTGAGGAGTTTCGTTAGGATCATTTCCTTGCGCTAATGCACCGATATCTCCATATGAACAGTTACCATTTGTCGCACGTATAATTCCGCCTGCTTCTGCAAAGTAACCAATTTGGGCATAGTATGTAAACACAGAAACAAGTTCTGCTCTACCATTATTTGTTACCCATGCACCAATACCATCACTCAATACCTGCGTAAAGTCATTACTTGTAATAGATTTATTACCGCCGTTATGTAGAGCGCCATCTATTTTTTGTCCTACACATGCTGTACCAAAAGTTGTTACGTTTTGAATATAAGGTGATCTATTCATAATCCATTGTCTACTGTCGTCAACACCCCAGCCTGGATCAAGTGATACATATGAGCCACCAGTTGGTCTTTGATATACTTCAAAAGATACCGGAGGATTTAAACTGCCGGTTAACCCTTTTACAGTGCAGTTTCTTAAACCTGTAGTATCTCTACAATAGAACATATCTTCTAAAGACGAACCTGTTATACTATTAGCATATCTTCTACCTGCTAAGACTACTTCGTAATTACTACTATATTCATAATCTTTAGCTAATAATAAAATGTATTCATGAATGAAAGTTCTGTATTCATGAACATCGTATTGTCCTGCCCAAGGAGATGCCGCTAAAAATGCCATCACTTCATCTAATATAAATGTTTTATTAGCATTAAAAATCCTTAAAGCATTTATAAAATTTTCATCTGTAATTTTATCTAACGAGCCTCTTATTACTGGATCTGTTGGACCGCTGTTTGCAATAAAATTAATTTTACTGATTGTGTTAGCAATCAATGTTTGGAATTCTTGTGCCGCTTCAACTGAAGATGCTATAGGTTGATCTTCCGTGTAAGACGATTCGTATATTTCGTTTTCGTCTGCATCATATTGCGGAGGATCGTATGATACATTTACGGTTACAGTATCTTTTACAATAGTCTGTGTTGTAGTATTTCCCGAACTTGTTGTAACTGTAGTTTGCGCAACCAATGCTTCTATAATATCTGAAATCCTATCAATTGCATCTATACGTATCCCTCTATCTGAAGCAGGTACTGTCTCTGCAGGACATGCTTCTATAACTGTTGCTCTTAGTTCATCACCAATCACCGCTGTTTGCTTAGGTATTGATATCGGCAATGCTTCTTTATAAGTTCCTGTAGCAACATAAATTGAGGTTGTTCCGTCAAAGCCATCGTCGGCTCTTCTACATGCAAATCCTACAGTTCTGTATGGCTTGTAATAACTTCCAGCATCTTCTTGATCAAAATCATCTATGCCGTCTGATGCTACGAATATTGTCCTATCAACATCTCCGAAGTTTCTGTATGCAACTGTATCATCGTTGCCCACTGTCAAAACTTTACCAAAACTATCTAATCTTACACCTGTAGGTCCTACAGTACTGCCGTCGTTGAGTATACCTCTCGAATAGTTATATGTAAGTAAATCGCCTCGCTGATTCATTCCTACATTAGGACCTTCTAAAATTAATAAGTCCCAATACTCAAATCCGCTTCCGCTATCTCCAGGAAAATTACTAGGAAAATCTGGATTGTCATCTTCGCCATAACTTGATATGTGTTGAGTATTACATTTCCATGTACTTCCTTCAAATGTTACAACATCTCCGACAAAGTAAACTATGTTTTCTAGCCAACCACTTTTCCATGCTTGGCCTTCTAGTATAAGATTCCAGTAAGTATTGTCTAAGTAATCGTCAGTACTACCATCACGTTGCGTGTCTTCCTGTGCTTGGTAAAGTTGTCCGCCTCTTATAACAATGTCGCCTGTCTTATATAATGTATCGGGTTGCCATTCTCCTTTTACATTGTTACCTTTAATTAAAATTTCCCAGTCTGGACTTCCAGGACTAAGCGTGTAATCGTCACTAGGCGATCTATTAACATTATTTGTTAATGCTCTAAACACATATCCGCCGTTGACTACTGTATCACCAACTGCATAATATGTGTTAGTGTCCCAATTGCCTGCATATTTTAAACCATGGAATTCCGTTTGAAATTTTGTTGCGTCTAAATTTGCACCAGCAGTATATCCAGTAATGCAACGTAAAACTGAACCACCATATTCTACTAAATCATTTGCACGATATCTTACACCAGGAGTGTATGTCCCTGCATACTCAACGCCAGAAAATACTATAGTCCACTTAGATTGATCATTTTCTAATCCTAAGTCTATACTTGCAGACGTATGTCCTGTGTTACATCTATAAATGATTCCATTATATTTTATTAGGTCGCCTATGCCATATCTTGTACTTTCGTCCCAGTCACCTTTCCATGCACTTCCTGATACATATGTTTCCCAACGAGATGCATCTAAATCTGTATCAAAAATACTATCTGAAGTATGGTTGTCTATACAAAGATAAAGTATACCCCCGTAGAATACAAGTTCGCCAATACCGTATGCATTATCTGGACCCCAATTGCCTCTAAAGCCATAACCATCTGTCATTTTAGTCCAAGACGGAGTTGGTTGTGTATCGCCTACATTTTCTAAATAATCTTGATCTGCTTCAAATGTTGTTGCAGTGTGTACTCGTGTACAAGTCCAAGAAGAACCACCGTACTGTACAACATCATCTCTGTTATATTCGCGTCCTGTAGTCCAAGGACCTCTCCAAATATATCTAAATCTTTCTAAATTAAACTCTGGCATCTATAACTCCTTAATATCCTGGTCCAGATAGTCCTTCAGGATATTCATAGTCTTCACTTAGTCTTTGAATAAACTGTCCTGTTGCATGATCAATATAATATGTAAGATATCTACCGTCCCATCTGTATTGAGGATATCTTAAATTATCGTATTCAATTTGATGCTGAGGATCAATGCCTGCTAAAAAGTCAATGCCTTCCTCAAAATCATTATAATTTCCTTCTGGCTCACCTAGATCATTTATTGTAATAACATTATCATCGCCAAACTTTAATTGATCTGATCTTACTAAAAATAGCTCGCCGTCATTATTTCTACGCAAACCGTAAAAATATCTTTTTGCAAAACCGTCAATTACGTCTGTTGGACCTGTACCTATATAATAACTCATTATGTAATCTCCACGTAACTAACAATAACATCAACAGAATCATCTAAACTAGATCTAACAAGTAATCTATTGCTAGGTGCTAATACTAATTTTTCACCTGTACTTACTGCTCTCAAACTTGATCCTGCTGGTAAAATTGAATCTTTTAAATAATAACCTGAAACACTTGTGTCGTCTTCTACGATAACATCTACATATAAAAATTTATCTGTTAGATTTGTAAAACTTAAACCTAACACTGTTACCCTAGTTGTAGGTAAAGTTTCGTAGATCAGCACCGGTTGTGTACCACAACTTTTAATTACTGTATTTTTTAATAGTGTTGCCATTTCTCATTATCCAAATATTAATACTTTTTCTATTGCAATGTCCTCTGCATCTGCAAAACTAATACCGCCAGACGCACCTGCAACTGACACCCAACTTGTTCCATCATACAACTCAACCCTTTTATCCGATGTATTATATCTAACCATCCCTGTTACACCTGCAGGTCTTGTTGCATTATCCCCTACCGGTAAAACAATACCATAAGGATCTGCAAACTCTACATAACCAGTTCCTGTTGTAATAAAACTTGTATTAGAACCAGATACTGTATTAGTAATTGTATTATCTTTAAATCCAAAGTTTTCAAATACTACACTACCTGTCCCGTTTGCACTAAACTGTAAATCAGTGTTTGCTGATACTGTACTTATCATATTACCGTCAAGCTGGACGTCATCAACGATTACTTTTGGAGCTGTCATCTGTTGTCCGTCTATAGTTACTATAGTGCTTCCTGCAACATCAAATCTAATAGTATCATCATTAGCCCCAGGTGTTAATTCTGCTGTAACTTTAGTATTCCCGTCTGCGTCTTGTACACCGTCTAATCTTATCCAATTACTACCATTGTAGCCTTCAAAAATACTATTTTCATTATTAAATCTAATTTGACCAGCTACTGGCGTTGGGCGTTGTGAAATATCACCTGTAGGTAAAGTTAGTGCTCCAGTGCCATCAATAATCATATTTCCTGCAACTGTGCTTATTGTAATGTCTGATTGAGACGATATTGTTGAACCGCTAAATTCAAAATCTTCTATAATTACACTACCAGTGCCATTAGCACGTAATTCTAAATTACTGTTACTTAAGGTTGTTGTAATATAATTGTCATCAATTAATATATCACCAGTAGTAAAATTGTTAGCTTCTATAGAACCTGTACTGAAGATATCAGTAACATTAATAACACCATTAACAGTTAGCGTATTAGCAATAGTAACATTATTGTCAGGAATAATAACATTGCCAGTACCTGCGGCTCTAAGTTCAAGATCTGAATTACTTTCTGTAGTTTCAATAACATTTCCTGCAATTTGTATATTTTCAAATTGTGCGGCAGAACTAAAGTTTACGCTTCCAGTAACATTCATGTTACCTGTTAGTGTTATATTACCAGTTTGCACGGTATTACCTGTATGAGTAATATCGCCTGTAATAGTAGTTTGAGCAAGATTAGTTGTCCCAGATACTGTTAAATCCTGTTCAACGACTACATCATTGTCTGGCATATAGATATTTCCAGTACCACTTGAACGCAACTCTAAATTACTGTTGCTATTAGTTGTAGTAATATAGTTGTCATCAATTACGATATCACCAGTTGTAAATCTATCTGCTGTAGTCGTTCCAGATACTGTAACATTTTGACTTGAAATGTCGCCTGTTACTGCTAGATTATTTGTAATATCTACATCATTACTAGGTATTAAAACTTTTCCTGTACCGCTTGCTCTAAGTTCGAGATCAGTATTAGAAGTTGTTGTAGTAATAAAGTTGTCATCAATTAGTATTTCTTCTAATTGTGCTTTTTGTGTAACAGTTAAATTTTGGCCAACTGATACATTATTAGTAATAGAATAGTTGCCTGATTGAGTAATATCGCCAGTAATAGTAACATTACCAGTTAGTTCTGTGTAACCTAAATATGCATCTCCTGTGACATAAAGATCGTTAGTTATTTCAACATCATTGTTAGGAATTAATAGTTTACCTGTGCCATTAGCACGTAATTCTAAATCACTATTAGAATTAGTAGTAGTGATAAAATTATCTTCTATTAATATGTTTCCGTTAGATATCTCACCTGCAATGTTAAAATTACCAGTTTGAGTAATGTTTCCTGTATGTGTGATATTACCTGTAATACTAGTATCGGCTAAAGTTGTTGAGCCATTAACAGTTAATGTCTGGCTAAATGTAACATCATTGCTAGGTACATTAATTGTACCGCTGCCACTAGCTCTAAGTTCTAAGTCACTATTTGAAAGAGTTGTTTCAACAACATTGCCAGCAATTTGAATATCACCATTTGTAAACGTTCCGGAAATTGTATAGTTTCCAGTTTGTGTTGTGTCGCCAGTGTGTGTTATTGTTCCGCTTACATTTGTACCTTGTAAGTCTGTTGCTCCACTAACAGTCAAGTTGTTATCAATTTGTACATTATTATTAGGCACAAGGACTTCTCCTGTGCCACTAGCACGTAATTCTAAATCACTGTTTGAAACAGTAGTTTCAACAACATTACCTGCTACCTGTATATTGCCATTTGATATGGTTCCTGCTATATCAAAATTACCTGTTTGTACAAAATTTCCAGTATGTGTTATTGTACCTGTTATAGTTGTGTTTTGTAAATCGGTAGCACCGCTTACAGTAAGTGCCTGGCTAAATGTAACATTATTGTTCGGTACATTAATTGTGCCACTACCGCTTGCACGTAGTTCTAAGTCACTATTAGAAAGAGTTGTTTCAATTGTATTAGAGTCAATTTGAATATCGCCGTTAGTCCAACTACCAGTAATTGTATAATTACCGGTTTGTGTTGCATTGCCAGCATGTGTGATAGTTCCTGTTACAGTTGTATTTTGTAAATCTGTAGTGCCGCTTACAGTAAGATTATTATCTATTTGTACGTTGTTGTTAGGCACAAGGATTTCTCCTGTGCCACTAGCTCTTAGTTCTAAATCCGAATTGCTTTGAGTTGTTGTAACAAAGTTATCTTCTATGTAAATGTTGCCGTTAGTCCATTCTCCTGCTATAGTAACATTACCTGTCTGTGTTGTATTACCAACATGAGTAATATCACCGTTTACGGCTGTGTTTTGTAGCGTTGTATTACCTTGTACAGTTAAGTCTTGTGAAAGAATAACATCGTTACTTGGAACTAGTATGTCGCCTGTTCCGTTAGCACGTAATTCTAAATCTGCATTTGATGCAGTTGCTTCAACAGTTGTACCGCTAATTTGTACATCGCCTATGTTAGCATCATTTACTGTTATGTTGGCAGTTGCTGTTAAGTTGTCAGCAGTTATATCACCTGTTACTGCTAGGTCATTTGTTATGTTAACATCGTTGTTTGGTACAAGTATTCTACCGGTGCCTGCGGCTCTTAAATCTAAATCAGCATTAGAAGTTGTTGTAGTAATTACATTACCATCTATTAATATTTCTTCAAACTGAGCATCAGCACCAACAGTAAGATTTTGACTAACTGTAAAGTCTTGTCCTACAGTTACAGTACCTGTATGAGTAAAGTCTCCATCTAGAGAAAAGGTACCTGATACATTTGTATCACCTAATGAAGTAATACCGTTAACAGTTAGATTATTATCTATTTGTACATTATTATTTGGTACAAGTATTTCTCCTGTACCACTAGCTCTTAGTTCTAGATCTGAGTTTGATTCTGTAGTTGTAATGTAATTGTCTTTAATTTGGATTGCATCAACTGCAATCTCATTAACTTGTAGACTTTTCCATGTTTTAGATACTGTACCTAAATCATAAGTATTATCTGCACTTGGAACAATATCTGAGTCTATGCCTGCTACAAACTGAATTGTGTCATTTGCATCGTCACCTATAGTAATGTTACCGCCTACAGTAACATTACCTGTAACATCTAAATTTCCTGTGATATTAACATTAGAATCTAATTCGATATCACCCACTGCGTCAATTACAGCATCAAGCGTAAGCGTTTCTATTGTATTGTTACTAATTCTCCAATCACCTACATCTATCTTCGACCCTTCTATTAAAGTTGTGTTAGATCCGTCTGTAATTGTTACGCCATTTGTTGTGTCAATGTTAAAATCAGTTACTGCAAAACTTACTGTGCCAGTTTCTTGATTTACATAAAATAAATCACCTACTCTAAAGTCACCTTTGTGATCAACAGAGTTATATCTAATTTTTGCACCGTTAGCAGTAACAACTTCATTTGCTTGCACTACTGTTATGTCATCGTTAGTAACTTCTTTGCCATTTCCTATGTAAGCAAGATTGTGTCCTATAGCGTAAATTAGTACGCCTTCGCCGTCACCGACTAAACCAAAATTACCATATATAGAAGCACTACCGATCATACGCACTTCTGCACCAAAGTCTCTTACATCAACGTTTTCTATTGCTGTTGCAGTTGCGCCGCCTGTTGAGGAAATGCTTTGCGGCGTTTTATCAAAGTCAAGTAAATCAACGTCTTTACCAGGAATAGTAATTACATTAGTATTGCTGTCATAGCCATCTATTACTTTAGTGTAAACTGTGCTTGCATCAGTTGAAGTGAATGTTACAGTTTCGCCTGCGGCAAATGTACCGCTTACACCGCTTAACCTAATTCTTGTTTTACCGTCACTGTATTTTCCTTGTACACCGTCATAGGCATAAAAACTTCTGTTTGCAAAATAAGTGAACGAGTTAAGCCATTCTATTCTACCACCGTTTGTTACTTGTACTGTATCTACGCCAGGTGTTATAAATGTTACAGCATGGAAAAGCATACTTGCTTCTCTACTTCCATCTGCTAGAGCACTACCATCAAGTAAAACACCTTTACCTGCATTTCCTGCGTTAAATCCTCTAGGGTCATCTGAACTATTAGTACCAAGTGCTACCGTTGTACCCTCTGTTATTACTGTGACATTTTTTATGTATGGACTTCTAGTAGAAACAGTTGCACCGTCTGCATAACGGAACGCATATCCGTCTTCTATAGACTCTGCTATATTAAACATGTATGCTTTACCTGAACTAGCACCACCTGCATCATCTTCTGCATAAGCACCTACGAGAGCTTTTGTATTTGAAATACTTACTCTATATCCAAAAGCATCAAATGCACTTGTATCGTAAGCGTTTGGATTGTCTAATGTGCTTTGTAACTGTCCGCTTATTACATCAAATATGTATGCTTTACCTGAACTACTACCGCCAGCATCATCTTCGCCCTGAGCGCCGACAATGGCGTAATTGCCTGAAATATCTACATTCCATCCAAAATAGTCACTGGCGCTTGTGCTATAAGCGTTTGGATTATCTAGGGTATGTATTAAATTACCATTAGTTGCATCAAATATGTATGCTTTACCTGAATTAGTACCACCTGCATCATCTTCTGCATAAGCACCTACTATAGCACGGTTACCGTCTATTGCTACTGCATATCCAAAATTATCACCGTTGCTTGTATCGAAAGCGTTTGGATTGTCTAGGGTATGTATTAAATTACCAGTAGTTATATCAAATATGTATGCCTTACCTGAACTACTACCGCCAGCATCATCTTCTAAATAAGCACCAACAATAGCATAATCATCTGTAATATCTACATCCCATCCAAAATAGTCACTTGTACTTGTGCTATATGCGTTTGGATTATCTAAAACAAATGAATATTGGTTTATATTATAAAGAATATCACCACTTCCGTCACTGTTGACTGTTCCTGCATTTTTATTCGGTGCTCCAAACACTAATTCTTTAGTTACATCTGGTTTACCGTTTCTAGTAAAATCCACAGTTAATTTAACTTCCCACCAATTGGTCATACCACCTGGCGCAAAATTAATGTCATTACCTAAAGTAAATTCAATATTTAAAGCAGTTCCTGAAGGCTGAGGTCCGAGCCATGTTCCGTTGCCATTAGCCAGCTCCCAGACACTACCATCATTTGTTCCAGCATAAGCATTGTAAGATGTTTCTCCTGCAAGTCTTAGATTTATAGCTTCGGCAGGATTACCAAAATTTAAGTCTCCCCTGACTTCAATTTGTGTTATGTTTATACTAGTAACATCGCTAAAATTAAAGACATCCCCGTATTCATAAATGTATGCTTTACCTGAACTAGTACCGCCGGCTTCATCTTCTAAATAAGCACCTACTATTCCGTGTGTATCTGTTGTTGCAACACTTGCGCCAAAACGGTCTGTAGAGGATGGATAGGCATTTGGATTATCTAGCGTAAGTAGTAGTGCACCTGTTGCTGGATCAAATATGTATGCTTTACCCGAACTACCACCGCTGGTAGCATCATCTTCTAGCCAAGCACCTACAATAGCCTTTGTATCTGAAATATCTACATCATATCCAAAATTATCACCGGCGCTTGTGCTATAAGCGTTTGGATTATCTAGCGTATGTAGTAGTGCACCGGTTGCTGTGTCATAAATGTATGCTTTACCTGAATTAGTACCACCAGCATCACCTTCGGCATACGCACTTATAATTGTATAATTTTCGTTAACACTTACAGCTCTAGCAAATTGATCGTTTAAACTTGTACTAAATGCAGTAGGGTTATCAATTGTATCAGTCAAAACAGTCTGAGTCGATTGGCTGCTGTAAAATCCTTTGATAGTTATATTTTCAATCGTTGTTTCACCGTTAAGTAAAACTGCGTTGTTAAATTTTGTTGCATCAGTTGGTTGTATTGTTACACTTCTTAGATCTTGACCTAGTAGTGTAACTCCTGACGGAATAGTTAAAGGAAATTCTTCTTCATAAATTCCAGGATAAACAAATACTGTATCGCCTGCACTTACTAGATTGTCTAGTGCATACTTAACACTACCTACAGGATCTTGATGATGTGTGCCTGAATTAGTATCGTCACCATTTTCTGCAACAAATACTATATTGCCTTGTCTAAGTGTAAGATCTATACCGTCTACTTCTAAATTTGTAGATGTTACAGATGTTGCGTAAAGTTGATTGACCCAAACGTCATTCCAAATTTTTCCATTTTCGCCTAGCTTATAGGTATCGTTTTGATCTGGAATTATGTTTGATGCAATTTCTGCGTTGAAAGTTACATTATCTGTGTCAGCATCGCCAATACTTATATTACCATCTGCTGATATATTGCCTGTTGCATGAATGTTTCCTGTAACATTCATATCACTTAGAACTTCTACAGTTCCTGTTCCATTAGGTTGGAGTTCTAAGTTTGCGTTTGATTGATTAGTGCTAATAGTGTTACCTTCTATGCTTACACTATCAACTTGTAAACTATTGTTATAGACTATATCTTCTGCATTACCTAGATATAAAAATTGATCATCAGACCAGATAGTGTTACCTTGTATGTTAACATTACCGATATCTGCTCTATTTGTAACTGCTAGATTTGTAGTACGAATAGTACCATTTACGTCTAATTCGTATTGAGGTGTTGTTGTTTTTATGCCGATGAGATTGTCACCGTCACTTACTTTTAGATATAATAAGTCTGTCTCAAAGGCTAAATCGATTCCGTTACGAATCAAGTTAGGCTTTAAGAGCGGACCACTTATGCGACCAACAGCCATCTCTTCTCCTCAATACGGGGATCCTGTCCCTCTAGCCTAATTTTCACCCTCTCGGTTCTTTGCTGGCTAACCACAGTTTGTACCTGCAAGTATGGTCGTACTATGCATTAATAGTATTTATATGATTTTAAAATAAACGCAGATTAGCCGTAGATTAGCGTCTGAACGAACGCTTCTTCTTCCATTTGTGCTTCTGAAATACTAGCAAATTCCCCTGCAGAAGTTCGCCATTGATTTCCTATCCAGGTTTCTAATTCATTAGAATCAGTATTGTGTCTTGTCATTCCTTCAACTGGATTGCTTGGTCTAGATGCTGTATCGCCTGAAGGAAACTTGATTGCTGAATTGCCTTCAAATACAACCCATTGTTGTCCTGTACCTTTTATTTCTATGTTAGCATTAGGCTCGATGTTTGTAATTACATTTGCGCTAATACTAAAGTTTCCTGTAGTTATAACTCCAGTTCCATTTGGAGTAAGTTCAAGATTACTATTGCTTACATTTGTTGAGATAACATTTTGATCAATATTAATATCATCTACTTGTAGACTATGTAGTCTAATTTGTTGTCCCGAAACTTGTGCTACTTGTCCTGCAGAATCTTCGGTAAAGCCACCAACAAAAATATTAATATCATCGCTGTTGTTTACAGTAATTGCAGTTTGTTTGTCATCCGAGTATACTCCACCAAATCCTATTACACTAGTATTATAACCTTCAAATGTACTTGTATCTGTATCAAATCTTATAGCACCTTGGGTATTAGGATTTTGTGCAGAGCTTCCTTTTGGTAATTGTATAGTTGTAGATGCTGATGCTGTAAGATTATCTGTAGCAAAAGTAAAATTATTTTGTGTTGTAAGAGTTGTTTGATTGAATTCTAAATCATCAAATGTTATAGAACCAGTTCCGTTTGTCCTTAATTCTAAATCACTATTGCTTAAAGAAGTAGTAATAACATTGTCAAACATTTGTATGTCAGTACTGCCTTCTAAAACTTCTAACGAAACACTATCATCAATGTAAACACTGTCCGAAGATATTACATTTGCAGTAAGATTGCCACCAATTGTCAGTCCTTCATTTAATAATATGTTTCCTGTACCTGCGGCTTTAAGTATTGCATCTTCGTTTGTTTTAGTTGTTATTAAATTTCCGCCTATCACATACTTTTCGAAATCAAAACTTGCATCTGAGACAAATAAATCATTTACAGTAACATTTCCTGTTACAGTCAAGTCTCCAGTTTGAACTGTATTACCTGTTTGTGTTAAGCCAGCTAATTCTAAATTTTGAATGTTTGTATTGCCATTTATTGTTAGATCATTGTCAATAACAACACTATTCTTTGATGTAACTATACCTGTTCCGCTCGCTTTAACTTCTAGATTAGATATTGTATTTTTTTGAGTGATTGTATTTGCAGTAAATGTTATTCCAGAACTATCAAAAGTATTGCTTGTAACACTATCAACAATATTTGCATTTTGAGTAGATAGTGTTGCGCCTACATTTAGATTATTTGTAACTTCAACTTCTTCTTGTAAAACAACATTTCCTGTAGCAGAAGCTCTTAATTCAAGATCTGCGTTTGTGCTTGTTGTTGTTATAAAGTTATTGTTTATAAGTATTTCTTCAAATTGTGCAAATCCACTTACATCTAATTCGCCAGATATTGTAAGATTTTCACTAACGGTTAAACTACCGTCTTGTGTACTCGGACCTACTACTACATCCCCATTTATAGTCAATGCGCCTGTGTAAAATAAATTTCCTGTAACACTTAGATTGTTTTCTATTGTAATAGGATCGTCGGGATCTATTATAACTCTACCTGTGCCATTAGCTCTTAGCTCTAAATCTGAATTACTAGTTGTAGTAGTAATAAAGTTGTCTTCAATTAGAATATTGCCGTTGCTAATTTCTCCAGCAACATCTAAGTTACCAGTTTGCGTTCTATTACCAACGTGTGTTAGAGTGCCAGTAATTGTAGTACCTTGTAAACTAGTTGCTCCACTTACAGTTAAGCCTTGAGCAATTTCTACATCGTTGCTGTCAACATTAATTGTTCCAGTGCCAGCTGATTCTAATATTAAATTACCAGAGGTAGTTGTAATAAAGTTATCTTCAACGTAAACATTATCAACTGTTAATTCACCACCTTGTGTGATATTACCAGTATGTGTAGTATCTCCAACGTGTGTTACTGTGCCAGTGATTGTAGTATCTTGTAAATCTGTGTCTGTGCTTACAGTTAGATTATTGTTAATTTGTATATTATTGTTAGGTATTAAAATTACGCCTGCACCATTAGCACGTAATTCTAAATCGCTATTAGAATTAGTAGTAGTGATAAAATTATCTTCTATTAATATGTTTCCGTTACTAATTTCTCCAGCAATGTCTAAATTACCAGTTTGCGTTCTATTACCCGTTTGTGTAACTGTGCCAGTAATAGTAGTATCTTGTAAACTTGTAGCGCCGCTTACAGTTAAATCTTGAGCAATTTCTACATCATTAGTATCAACATTAATGTCACCTGTTGCACTTAATGTTAGATTACCTGAAGTAGTTGTAATAAAATTATCTTCGATATAAACATCGCCAACAGTAAATTCTCCTAGCACAGTAGTATTGCCAGTTTGATTTCTATTGCCAGTGTGTGTTAACGAACCAGTAATTGCAGTACTTTGTAAATCCGTATCTGTGCTTACTGTTAAATCTTTATTAATTTGTACATCGTTATTAGGTATTAAAACTTCACCAGTACTGTTTGTACGTAGTTCTAAATTACTATTAGAATTAGTAGTTGTAATAAAATTATCTTCGATATAAACATCGCCAACAGTAAATTCTCCTAGCACAGTAGTATTGCCAGTTTGTGTAGTATTACCTATTTGTGTTATATCGCCTGTGATGCTTAAATTACTATTTAGAATGCTTGTACCGTTTACTGTAAGTTGTTGTCCTAGCACAGTGTTGTTGCTAGGTATAGTAATGTTTTTTAATGATGTTAATGTTAAATTTCCATTAATGCTTTTAGTTTCAATATAATTGTCGTTTATTTCTAAATTGCCAATGTTAGCATTATCGGAAGTAACATTCTGTGTAATAGTTGTATTTGATACACTAATATCTTTTGCACTGAGATTATTTGTAACATCTACATTTTCTTGTAAATTGACTGTACTTGTGCCATTAGCACGTAATTCTAGATCTGCATTTGTGTTTGTAGTTGTAATAACATTTGTGTCTACAAGTATTTCTTCAAATTGAGCACTTGCTCCTACAATTAATCCTTGTTGTAGAATAGCATTTTCTGTAGTAAAGTTGGATGCTAGATTAATATGTCCGCTTGTACTTAGATCACCTATTATAGAAACATTTGTTAAGTTGCTAGTTTGTAATACATCAAAATCATTAGTCACTAAAATGTTGTTTGCAGGTACATATACATTGCCTGTTCCACTAGCTCTCAGTTCTAAACTAGCGTTTGTATCATTTGTAGTTACAACATTATCAAAAAATGTAATACCGTCTGCATTTACTTGAGATGTAAAAATCTTTTTCCATCTTTTTGTGTCTGTACCTAGTGAATATATTAAGGTTTCGTGAGGATTAAAATCTTGATCTATATCTACATTAAGACTTAAGGTGTCTGTTGCTTCATTTCCTAGTACATTTAAACTACCGTCGAAACTTAAATTCCCACTTATAGAAAGATTATCTGTAATATTTGTATTTTTATTTAGATTAATTGTGTTAGTATAAGATCTTACAATTACATCACCAGATTTAGATTCTAATCTATTTGCAAAAAATTGAAGATTGCCTGTTTCTATGTTGGTAGGAGTAACTCTTGTAACCCTACCACTTACAGGATCTGTAATAATAATTCCTGTTATACCATTAGCAGTCAAACTCGAAATGTCTACTGATGTTTCACCTGTTTCAAAGTCTATATAAAAATTATCTCCTACAGAATATTTTCCGTTGTGATCAGTTACTTGATATCTTATTCTACCGCTGTTAAGTTCAACTGTTTGTTGCGATTCAACACTTCTACTAGGATCGTTGTCTACAAATTTTCCTGCTCCGATGTAAGCCATATTGTGCTGTATTAGATACATTAATGTATTAGAACCATCTGCTACTGCACCGTAATTTCCGTATATGTTAGCACTTCCAATTGAGCGTAATTCTGCACCGTATAATATAGTGCTTCCGTCTGTGCTTAAATGACCTGTAGCACCGTCTACTGCGTAAAGGCCTCTATCGGCAAAGTATGTAAAACAATTTAACCATTCAACTCTTACACCATTTGTCATTGTAAGAGCATCTACACCAGGAGTAATAAATGTACAACTATGGAATAGCATACTTGCTTCTTGACTTGCACCAGTTACATCTGCGCCGTCAACTAACGCACCTTTACCTGCATCTGCTTGTGAAAAACCTCTAGGATCTTCAGTAGGTGTACTCGATCCCTGGGTAATTACAGTACAGTTTTGAATGTAAGGACTTCTAGTTGATACTGTTGTATTAGGAGCAAACCTAAAACCATATCCTTTATCATTTATGCTATCGTAGAAAAAGTCTTTTAATGTTAAATTTTGTATAGTTGTTTCGCCGTTTAGATGAAAAATATCTTCACTTTGATTTGCACTGTCTGGCATAATCACAGTATTGCGCATATCAGCGCCTACAACAGTGACATTTGTTGGAACTACTAGAGGTGTTTGTTCTTGATATTCACCTGGATAAACGTAGATTGTTACAGGACCACTAACACTTGCATCTGCTACATCTAACGCATGTTTAATGGTTCTAAAAGGTCCTTGTTGTGTGTCGCCTACATTTGTGTCATCACCGTTTTGTGCAACATAAAAAATATTGCCTGGCCTAAAAGATATGTATACACCGCCTGCATTATATTCGGAAACATCTATTAATTCTCCATTTACTAAATTAACATGCATTTCTCCCCAGCGTTTACCATTTTGTCCTAAATTGAAAACACCAGTTTGATCAGGTATAATATCGCTGTCGATATCTGCGGAAAATGTTACAGTATCTTGTGATAATGTATCACCAAATGTTATATTGCCGTCAAATGTTAGATTTCCTGTAGCATGTAGATTTCCATCAACATTAAGGTTAGATAGTATTTCAACAGTACCTGTTCCGTTTGCAAATAAATCTATATTTGCATTACTATCTTTTGTTGTAATTTTATTATCGTAAATATAAAATTGTTCTGTTTGTAGATTGTTTACTACTATTGCTTCTTGGGCATCTAAATAAATTTTATCATCTACTGCTGTATTGAAAATATCAATTCTATTGTTTGTAAATGTGAGATTATTAATTGTAGTAGAAGTTGCATCAGTTAATAGGTTGGTTGCACCAAGTGTTCCGTCTACATCTAGTTCTGCTGTAGGAGAATTTTTGTTAACACTTATTTTGTCATTGTTAACATCTAAATATAAAAGTTCTGTAGTGCTTAAATCATTACGAAAGGCTAAATCAATACCGTTACGTATTAAATTTTCTTGTAGTAATGGACCAGATATTCTACCGACTTGTGCCACTCAATAATCTCCTTGACACAGTATTTATTGAATTATTTGTCGAAGTTATGTATGGCTGTTACTGTTTCGCCTACATCTGGAACTGATAATGGTGATGAACCAAAATCTAGATACCATCCAGCTGGCTTGCCGGCAGGGTTTTGTACTAATACATAGTTTGTAACAGGAATTTGGATTACGTTGCCTACTATAACAATTATGTGTGATTCTGCTATAGGTACAGGAAAGTCAGGATCGCCACTTGCAAGCGGGCCAAAGTATTGTTCAGACGCATCACCTGTTCCTAAATTTTGAGCTGTGATGCCGATGCTTGCAGGTGCAGTACTTCTTACACCTATCCAAGCACCGTCTTCGTACATTTCAAATCTTGCGTCATCTGTATTGTAACGCATTTGACCGTCTACTGGAGTATAACTATTACGCTCTGCTGTTGTGCCTTTAGGCAGTATTACTGCCTTGTTGCTATCTAGTTCAACAATATCATTTATATCGTATTTGACACCTTTGCCGTATATCGATCTTAGATTAGTGCTTTGCGCTTTTAATAATCTCATTTTATACTTCCAAATAACTTACTGTTGCCGCTAAATCTGTTAGTGATGAACCTATATCAGGCTCAGCAACAAAAGCAACTTTATCTCCTGGACTTAACACAACCTTTTCACTATCAAATGTAAAAGTTTCTCCTGGAGGAAGATTTAGTTCATTTACAACCATAGTCACTTTACTGTTTAACGCATCGCCTGAAGGTATAAAATGCATGTCAAAACTTGCATCGGCAGCTCCTGTATTACAAACTAGTATGTTTGTAATTGCATAGCCATTAACTCCAGAGCCTGGTACTGTTAAAATGTCTAATTGCGTTGTAGTTAATTGTGCGTTTACTATTGCCATTTTTTCTTACCTTAAAATAACATGCTAAAAAGCAATGCTCTGTTTTTACTTATTAATTCTCCTGAAGTATCGTTACTATTTTTGTAGTATAAGCCTACGTCTCCAGATGATGGTGATTTTGCCCACAACTTAACTCCGCTGTCGGGCAATATAGGATCAACTGATCCATCGTCGTCATGCGGCGTTGATGGTAGTTCAAGTACATCTCTAATCTTAACACTACCTGTACCAGGAGCGGCAATTTCCAAGTCTTGGTTACTTGCTTCTACAGATAGAACATTATCCTGTAACTTAAAGTCTGCTACTTCTAATCTATCATCATAAAAACTTGCAACATTTATACCGCTTACTGTAATTTTTACTTCACTAGGAACGTATCCAACTTTTCTTATAGTGCCGCCACCTACATAATTTGCCGCGTCACCTCCAGTTGTGTCTACTTGTACTCGTAGAATGGTAGAACTAACAATTTCAGTAATTACAATATTTGTACCGTTAAGATTTTCTATTAAATCACCATTACCGTTGACTCCAAAAATATCTACAGTATCTGCTACAGTATAACCGTGTTGTCCATTTGTTTGTATAACAGTTGTCAACCCGTCTGATGTAATACTTACAATTTGATCAATACTATGAGTTTCGTCTACTGCTTCAACTTCTGTGTTGCCTTCAGCAATTCTGCTACTAACTTCTGCGTTAACAACAAAGTCAACGTAGTCAATTAATGCTCTTGCATTAGGTATATGGTCATCATCTATTGCAACACCATCTGCTGTAGGTGTAATTACTCCGTTAGTATAATTCCAAATACCTTCTTCGTAGTCTACAGTATTAGTGACACTAATTACACCATTGCCTGTGTTAACATAAAAATTTCCACCTGCTACAATTCCTGGTGTTGAAATTGGAAGACGTTGACCGTTTTTCCATTTAGCTGACCAGGTTCCGTCTCCGCTTGTTCCGCCTAATGTCCATGATATTTGTTCATCAAAAAACCATTGTGCATCACTTAGTGATCCTCTTGCAATTTCTATACCAGACACATATCCTAACGAAGCAGGAATTCCTGCACCAGGCACGTCATTGTTTAAGACAATAACATTATCTGTAATAGTAACTTCAGTTGATTCTACAGTAGTTGTAGTACCTTTAACTTCTAAATTACCTGTTACAATGACGTTACCTTCGAGGTTACCTGTGTCAAGAGTGATGTTTCCACCATCTTGTACTGCTACTTTATAATCACCGTTATATACGTTTACAACTCTTGACATACTTTATCCTTAATAAAGGGATCCATCCCTGTATTATTGTGCCGGTAACGCTACTGCTAGAGTATTTGCAGGATTTGTACCTGTTTCTAATACTTCTGGAATGTTACCAATGCCATAAACTGCATTAAATTCTGTTCCGCCTGCTTCTAGTTGAACAGTTCTGTTGCGAATCTTTGTTACTTGGTATGTAGTTGAGTCAGTTCCGTATGCATCAATTTCAAAAGTACCTTCTGTTAAATTTCCAGAACCAAGATTGGTTAATTGTAGAATTTCATCTGCAGAATCGTCGCCTGCATTAGAGTCTAAACGCACTACAAAACGATTATCACTAACCTGTCTAATAATATGTGCGGCTGTTGTTGCTTCTGAAGCACCTGTAAAAAAGTGTCTTGTTACTGCGATACGACCAGCGCCGTATCCGATTTTGTCTTTATTAACTGGACGTCCCATTTTTTTCTCCTTATAAAATATTTGACGTTCTAGGTCTACGCGGCGGGTACCGCATAAGTCCTCATCAAGAGGCTCTACTTCTTGACAAATGTATTTATCAAATAAGAAGAAAGGCTTACAAAGTCTCCCTTGTAAGCCTTTAATTGGAATAAGCAAAATAGGGAGGATTCGGTTATACCTCCAACCCCTCGCCGCAGATACCATTCTGAAACCAGGGAGCCTGTTTCCGCTCGGTAGAGCGATGTGACACAGCGTATTTCTACTACCACGCCTGGGTACCACCCCTAAACAGCCAAGTTCGACGCTCTGGTAAACGCCTCTTCCTTGCACTATATACATCGACTAGCTAAGTCTTTGTAGCTTATGTTATTAATATAACATCTTACAAATAAAAGTCAACCACTTTTTTACCAAAAATACATTTTTTTGGCAAGTATATTATTAATTTTGTTGATTTGGTGCTGTTTGATTAGTTGCTTGTAGCACCAAAGGGTATAGTTGCTCATAACACTTCTCCTAGTTAAAGGGTTAAAGTGCGTTCCTTCGCAATATGCTACTTCCGTCCCGTAGGATGAACGTAAAACTATTTATCATTGAAAACCCGCCGAAGCGGGTTATTCGCAGTCTTGCGTTTCTAGCAATCTATGCATGTAATCTACTTGTTCATTACATACATTGTTACTTCGAAACCAAAACGCATTTCTGTGTATGTTGGCTTTGACCACATATGTTTTCTCCTTCTTAAAGGTTAATAATACGTACTACAGTATTATTTAAACATATTATAAAGCAAAAGTCATACGTAAAATCATTAATTTTAGTCAATAAAAAAGGGCGAAGTAAACTCCGCCCTTTTTGTTTTTTTACTAATTAAGTAAATCTTAGCTAAAGCTAACGTTACCGTTAGTGATAGCAACTTTACCTAAGTAGTCTGCCGCATTACCAAGTGACGAAGCAGTATTTGTTAGCTCAACATAACCATATCTGGTCATGAAGCTAACTACTGGCTCGAATGTACCTGGGTCTAGTACAACACCACTGCTCATCAATGGAATGTATGGGCAGTAGAACGCGGCTGCGTCTGATTCGCTTGAACCTTTGTAACCAATAAGTACTGGTGCGCTGTCTGAAGCATATGTGTTAACATAAACTTTCATTGCGTTGTTCAATGTACCAACCATTTTAGTGTTAGTTGGTGCTTCGAAAGTACCTTCTGTTGTACGTGCAAACGCTGAAGTTGTTGCAGACTGAAGAATTGTAAGTGCTAATGGACTTACAACTGCCCAGTTACCTGCGCCTCTGCGTGTACGCTGTGCAATCAAGTTTGATACTCTGTTGATTTGAACTGCCAATGCGGCATGCTCGTCACCAACAAAAGTAGCTGTACCTGAAACTGCTGCCTGATCATAAGTTTCAGTAGCGGCTCCAGCTAGTGAGGTAAGTGAAGCAAGTACTTCTTGGTCAATCTCAGCAGTAATTTCTTGTGCAAGAGCTGCCATGATCTCAGCTTCAACGTCGATGCCATGCTGTGACTGAGCGTCTTGCGCGGCTTCGAAAGTCCAGCGAGCTGATAGCTTTCTGGTTTTCGCTTCGACAGTTTGTTTTAAGATCTGAATTGACATTCTGTTACCAGCGGCACCTTCTAGTGTTGCTGTTGATGCGGCTCTATCTGTAGCGGCATCACCTGAATATCCTTCAGCGATCTTGAATGGTGATAATGCTTCATCACCAGCTGTTGTGTCAGTACCGTTTGTGCTGTTGAAATCATCAGCATAACGCACACGTAGTGTGTGAATTTGACCAACTGGACCAGTCATAGGCTGAACACCAACTAACTCGTTAGCAATAACGGTTGGCATTACACGTCTAATAACTGGGAGAATAACTCTATTTAGAGTTGCGACATTACCGGCAGAAGTAGCACCTGCAGTTGCGGATTCTGAAAGATACTTGCGAGTATTTTCAAGAGTTGTTTCCATAACTGCTTTCTTGTTGCCTTGTAGGCCTTCAACAAGTGCTGTTTTAGTATCCTGCCAGCGACTTTCTAGTAGTTCTGACATTTAAGTTCTCCTTAGTTTAAACCTGCTAGACGACGAATATCAAAAACGTTATCGTCGTTTGCTTTTACTTTTGTGACGTCAGTGTCACGGTTGCCTGTTACTTCTTTTGCCTCTGTTATTGCTGCCTTCTGCTTCGCTGGAGTTTTACCGTCGATTACTGCCGGTAGGTACTTATCAAACTGTGTACGTAGTTTAGCAGTTTGAACTGATTCCAGTAAGTCTGTCATTATTTCGCGCTGATCTTTTGATAGCGGTGAAACTAAATCATTTAAGATTTCTTTGCGGTTAGCAGTTTCAATTAAACGCTGTTTTTCAGATTCTTTAGACTCTGCAAGTTTAATTGCTTTTTCTGCTGCCTGTTTTGCTTCTGCTAATTTCTTGTCCTTAAGATCAAGAACTTTCATTAGTTTTGCTGTTTCTGACTTTTCATTTAAGTAGCTTGTAGAATATTCATTTGCAAATGCTTCGAATACTCTGCGGCCAAAGTCATTTCTACGTGCAGATTCGATGTCTTCTTTAAGCTGGCCAATCTCACTAGTGAGTTTTTTGCCAACAGTTTCTGCCACCATGTCTGCACTTTTCTTAATGAAGTCTTTTTTGACCTCAGCAAATTTTGTCTTTGCTTCTTTGACAAGTTTAACCTTTGTTTCTGCAAGGTCTTTCTTGTCTTCGTAAAACTCAGCAATTTCTTTAGATAGTGCCTCTACTACAAAATCTTCTAGTTTGGTAAATTTCTCTGCCATAACTTTCTGATCTGAGTGAAGTTCGCTTACTTCTTTTCCAAGTTGTTTTGTAACAAACTTTTGAAGAAGATTTGCATTTTCACGCATAGCAACAGCATATTTTGCTTTAGCTTCTGCTAGTTGTTTGCGATCGTCTGCAAATTCAGCTATTTCTTCTGCAAGACGCTCTGATACCATTTGATCAATTGCTTCGACCATAGTTGCTTTGTCGTGTTCATACTTCTTAGCAAACTCTTCACGAAGCTCAGCAGTTACCTGCTGTTTGTTTTCTTTGATCTTGGTATTCCAAGCCTCTTCGATTTCGGCACGGACATCTTCTGAAACTACGTCATTTTCAAAAAGTGTTTTTAGTGCATCCAACATGTTATGTTCTCCTTTTATTGGAGTCGGTTGATTATATTAATCAACGATTCTTTTAAGTACTTTTGTGCCTTTGCGTCTTCTCGAGTCGCCTGCGCCAGTTCGTATGCCTTATACCCACCACGGGCATTCATTAGATGCTCGTAGATTGGCGTTGGGTACGCCCCTGGAGCACTAGGTTGAGCAACGACATCAACAGTAATGATTTCAAAATCACTTACTTCATTGTTGCCGTCCTCTGAAACATTCCCAGATCCCCTTGATGAAACACCTAGTTTTACACCTGCTTCAAGCATAGTTTGAACTAGTTGTCCCATAGGGGTTGGTAATACTTTTAATTTTCCGTAACCATTTGGGCCATCCATCCACATTTCTGTGATCATATGGCTTACACGGTCTAAGTTAATGTTAAGTCCTTCTGGATGATCAACCTCTCCGAGAACACTGTATCCTCCGCTTATTTGATCATTGAGAGTTTTGACAGCCCTTCCAATCTCATTTACAGGATACACACGCTGGTTTGCGTTGCGTACTCCGCCTTGGATACAAATACCTTTCATAAAAAGATCTTTGCCTCCAGTTGAGTTTTCCGATGACTCAACGACCATACTTGCTTGGTCAAATGTCAAATGCTCTCGTAAGTTTATCATTCAGTCTTCCTTACTTTTACTGGCCAACAACACTGCGTGTGCCGTTAGTACCAGTGTCGCCCATTTTAGGCTTGCTGGCTGACTTTAAGCTCTTACTTGCTTTGCCGCCTGGTACATTAACATTGCCTGCTGAATCTTCTTTAGCAGTTGTGTCACTTAATGCTGAACCTTTTACAGAACCACCTGCTCCTGCTTCAGCTACATCACCTGTGTCACTTTGTGCAATATTACTTGCTGTACCACCCATGTCGTTTTTACCTGCTACAGCTGACTTAGTACCGTTTGTACCTGTATCTCCCATTTTAGCAGTTACTTTTTCGACATATTCTCTCATTGTTTCGGTTTGTGATTTGCTAGACTCTTTAGTTTCTTCATCGTCTGCTGACTCTAATTCAACTGATTCTTCTTCAGCTTCCTCTTCGTCGTCACCACCGTCCATATCCATGTCCATGTCGTCGCCTTCTTCGCCACCCATGTCCATGTCATCGCCACCTTCTTTGTTTAGTAGCTCTTCAAAATCTTGTTGTAGTTTTTCTAGTGCATCCTCAAGATCGTCAATGCGCTCTTCAGTGTCACCTTCAGCTTCGTCACCCATATCCATGCCGTCCATGTCGCCGCCGTCCATTGGAACTTCAATATCGCCCATCATGTCGTCTGTAGCGTCCATGTCGTCATCGGCTTCAACTTCAAATTCGTCAAGATCAAATCCTTCGTCGACTTCTTTGCCGTCGTCTTCGTCTTTTGCTTCTTCAACTTCTTTGTCGTCGTCTGATGACTCATCTACTTCTTCATCTGTTGCTTCATCTACTTCTTCGTCTTCTACATCGCTTTCAAGTAGGTCAGCATAAATTTCACGTGATTTTTCTACCACGATTTCATGGAAAAGCTCTTCCGCACCTGCTTTGTCTTCAGCAATGAGGCGCTCAAGCATTTCTTCAAACTTGTTTTGATCTGCCATTTTGTATCTCCTATAAATGTTATACCTATGGTAAGGCTGTCAATATTATTTACTATTTATAAGAAAAAGTACGTAGATATAGGCTCAAAACGAGCCATTTTGTATATATGCTAGGAAAGATTGAACATTTTTTTGAAATCTTCAACAAAAATATGCTTCAAATTGTTAAATTTATTTAGTTCGTCTGGAATATAATTATCAGGCATTATTACTCTATAAAAATCTATAAAAGGATTTTCTCTAACTACAGTTGTAGTTTGTCTTAGCCAGTTTCCAAAAAAAGTTGCACCATCTGATGACTTTTTGTAGTTATTTGTGTCCGCATAAACGTTGTTTAAACGTTTACCATCGTCTAACCCTTTGAAATCAAAACCTAAAATAAAAACTCTCTTATGAGCATGTTGACTAGCAAGCCATAGTGCAGTTGGTCCTGAACTCCACCCTTTACTTGGTCTAAAATAGTTTAATCCTTGTATTTTTGCAAACGCTCTATTAGGATTGGTCCAAACATGATGATTATATTGATATCCTGATTTAGATATTTCTAAAATCATTTTAACATCTACTGCAACCAAGTAATCAGGATTGTATTCTCTGTATAATGCATTACAGCCATATATCTTTCCGTATACATTAAGTTCTTGAGGTAGTATACCTTTCCTGCTTACACCATTTCCTAATACAAAGCATGTATTAGATGAGGTATTAGGCAAAGGATTTGATTTGCTTTCTGTTATTTCTTTTTGAAGTTTAAGACTACGCTGTTTAGCTTTTTCTGCTCTTCTTGCGTCTCTTATTTTTTGGAATTCTTCTTTTGTATATTTAGACTTATCTATCTTCGGCATTACAATCCGCCACCCGCGGCAGCCTGAGCTGCCAGTCCATACATCTGTCTAACAAACTCAAGTTCGTTTTCTTTTGCTTTTGTATGTACTTCAGCGGCCTTGCGAGCACGGTTAATCTGGCGAAGTGTTAATCGAGTTTTACGTGTGTCATCTAGATCGACAATAGAATCGTCATAGACGGGATCATATCTATCGTCTATCACGTTTTCAAGGCTATCTCTATCTATGTAAAATATCTCTCTTAAGTTCATGATAATATTTATCTTTAAATCTGTATATCGCCACCAGTATCACCTCCGCCTCCTGGAGGAGCGGTTGTAGCTGATTCTGGTCCGGCAGTGTCACCGCCGTCTAGTTCTCCACCTGTGTCAGGTGCTTCGTCTTCAAGTCCACCTAGATCTGCACTTATACCTGCTGAACTAATTCCTGCGCCTCTCATTTCGGCGGCGGCGTCTTCGGCATTTGGTTCAATGTTTTCATCATTTTCTTCGCGCCATAGAACTTCATTTTCTGCAATTTCTTCATCAGTTAAACCTAAGAAACGTTTTAACGCAAATCTATTAGCAACATAAGGTATAGCACTCATTTGTGTAAATGTTGGAACACGACTGTTGTCAAGTTCTGCCTGTCTGTAACTAGCAAAGTTTTGCGGAGGTTCAAACACAAGATCAAACATGTTAGTATCAATGTTTACACCTTTTTCTAACAAGTAACGTTTAAATTCTTGATTTAAATCTTCTATTACAAGACCTTGCAAGCGTTCACAGTATGTGTTAAAACGAAGTTCTTGAATGTATGCAGTACCAACACGACCGTCATTATAAGATGTTGCGCCATCGTCTGCACCTGTTGGTAAGTATGAGCTAGGTATACGCAAACCGCGTACAAGTTTATTTGTAAAATATCTTAAGTCGTCAATTTCTCCGAGATTAGTTCCTCCTGGTAGTGTTTCAACTTTACTGCCACGGCCTTCAGCAGTTTGAGGGAAAAAGTAATCTTCGTTGATTGATAGAGGATTGTAACTAGAGTCTATGACATTCTGACCGCCCCCAGTCGCGGATGGGATACGTCTTTGGTGTATTTCCGTTTTAACACGCTCAACAAATTGCATAGCAAGGTGTGATGGCATGTTGCCCACATCAACGTAGAATACTCTCCTTTCAGGTGCTCGTTGCACTCTGTAGATAATAATTGCATCTTCAAGCAATTCTTTTTGCTTGTACACTTTAAATACTGTTTCAAGCAAGCTATTACCAAATGGATAGTTATTATCAAGACCTTCTGATAAACTTAGATGTATAATATGTTTTGCATCAATAGCTATTTCACCATCTTCTAGTGAAAAACGACTGCCGGAGGTTGCTTGATTAGGTTGTCCTACCATGCCTCTAACACCGCCGGTGATATAACCTTCTCCGCCTCCAGTAATGTTTCCATTTGTTTGATGAGGCGTTGTAGCTACTAAATCTCTAAAGTTAAAGTTTATATCTCTAACAATATATTGCTCAGGAGTTTTACCTTCTGATTCATTTACAATAATTCTTTTAACTTTAGCTGGATCAATATGAAATAATTTTTTTGTTTCTGGATCTCTTAAAAAGATTTGATCACCATACTTGAATACATTACGCAATACTCTGAACATTCTAGTTTCAAAGTTATTGAGTTTGTACCATTGTTTGAGGTACTGACTTAAAATTTGTACTTCTGAGTTGGTTGCACTTTTGGTAAATTCGAACTTGAAGTTTGTTCCGTTTTGGTCATTCTTTTGTGTGCAAAATTCTGCAAGAATGTCTAATGCCGCATTTACTTCAGAATCTAAATCCATTGTATTATAATGTCCGTATCTTTCAACACGGTTGGGCGATCCTACGTATACATCTGGCAAATATGAACTATAATTTGTACGTGCAGGTCCTGGCTGTCCTCCTCTAGTATTAGAAAAAGGAGAGAAGCTTCCTGATGTATTATCACCAGTTTGAACAGGAGTAAAATATTTTTTCCAACTCATCTATTAAAATCCTAAGCCTTTAAACACATTTCCACTTAAATTTCTAGAAGCACGTAAGTTCTTAGACTGAACATCAAGCTGTCTATGTGCTACGCCAGCTAATTCTTGTAGTGTAGTATTTAACATTTCTTGTCCCTGACTGCCTGATTCTTGAAGCATTGTTCTAAGTTGATTTATAACTTCTGAAAAATCTTGGTTAGGAGCAGGTTGATTCGCACGAGCAGTAATTGCTCTACTTTGTATTCTACTTGTAAGTTCTCTTACACCTTCTCGCATTTGAGCTTCGTTTGCTACCATTTCGTTGTTATGTAATGTTGCTGATGTACCTTCGCCAAAATCAGCAAATAGTCTACCAAATTCGCCAACTGTACCGTTGTTCATCTGAGTAGGAGGTGACCCTTCTGGAAATTGTGCGTTAGGAAATTCTGCGTCTGGTATTGTAGTTCCGTTACCAAAAATACTATTAAATGCATCAGTAATAGCAGTGCCTACACTTTCAACTAAACTGTTAACCAAATTAATATCATTTTGTTGCATATCTTCGCGAACTCTTGTAACATCATTTTGTGCTTCTAGTGATATTGCTTGGATAGATGCTAGAGCCGCTTCTTTTTCTGCTTGTGAAGAATTTAAATCAACAAGTATTGCTCTTTGTTCTTGTAGTATTTCTGATAATTGTTGAGCATTGGCTTTAGATTGCTCGCTTGCTTCAGGATCATTAATAATATTTTGTAATCCGTTTATTATTCCATCTACACCAGAAGGATCTATAATCGATCCTGCGCCTCTTATAACATCTTGAACTGTTTGATCGATTTCGCTGTTTAATACTGTATCTCTTACAGCTAACATTCCACCTTCGATTTGTGTTCTAAACTGAGTGCCAATTTCTGTTACTAAAGCACTAGCAGTATCTCTAATCATTGTTTCAGTTGCAACAACACCTCCCATAGTTGGAGAGCTTTGCGTGTTATTTTGTGCTGTAGCAATATTTTCTCTTGCCCTGTTTAACGCATTTGCAAATTCTTCTGCACTTGCACCAGCTCTGTTATTACCATCAATTTGAGTTTTAATTGCATCTAAAAAGTCTTGATTAACTTCTAGTAAATCCGAACTTGCTGTACCAACTGCGCCTGCTAGTCCGCCCAGTCTTGCTACACTTAGGTATTCATCAGAATCCATTCTTGCTAGTGCTTGAGCCTGTGCTTGCTCCATCATTCGATTAGCACCTTCAATGTCACCTTGGTTCATTAATTTTGCTGCCTGACTCATAGATTCAGCAGCCTCTGGTGCCGCGGCATACAACCCTTTCATTGCTTCATTAGTTGGGTCAATTGCGCCATTTAGTGCAACCATGCTATCAAACATATCTGCAAAACCAGGACCGAGTGTTCCGTTGATATCTCTAGCCATTGTTTGATAAGCCGCAGTAACATCTTGACCTGTGCGTTTTTCTATCTGCCTTAGAGCGGCTTGAGTTTGACCTGCTCGCATTCTTTGCCTAGCTTCATCTTGAAGTTCTTTACGACTTTTACCTGTTAGTCTTGCTAGTGTATCTAATTCGTAGATATAATCTTGAGCGGCTTTATTTCTCTGACTTGTAGTCATATTTTGATAGGTATCATTTCTACGCTGGGCATCCATATAGTCCATTAGATATTGATTTGATTCTTCAAATCCTATACCTAGAGCTTGAACACCTAAACCTAGTCTACTATCATAAAATGCTTTACTTTGTTCTACAAATGCTCTTGTACCTTGATCAACACTACCACCTAATGCTAAAAGTTTTGCAGAATTTTCAGTTACCATTCCTGCAAATTCATCTAGAGGCATTCTAGTTTGGGCCGCGGCTACTCTAAGAGTAATTAAATCTCCTTCAAGACCTCCGCCAGCATCACTCATTCCCCTAAATGCATCTGCTGAATCTTGAATGTATTTTACTACATTGTCGGCACCGCCTGCTAGAGTTGCAAAGGCTCCGTTTAGAAAATTAGAGCCTGTGTTTAAATTTCCAAAAGAATCTTTTAATACTTTAGTTTGATCAGTAAGAGCAAAATTACCTTGGATTAAGTTACCGCTTATTCCTGCAATCGTACTTGCAGTTCCTGTTAACGTTTCTGTAACAGCGGTCATAGTACCTTGCGCCATGCGACTGATCATGTTAGCGCCAGAATCGTTGGCTGCGTTGATATTATCTGCGGTAGTTCTGCCTAATTCACCAGGTAGACCGCCTAAAAGCTGTCTGATTGCGTTTTGACCATCTTCGGTAGCTACACCTGCTAGTATTGCACCGTCAAGTTCACCACCACCTTGTATTCTTACTGCCAAATCTAAATCTCCTGGTTATTTATAGACTTAAATAAAGTATATAACATAATGTATTTATAGGAATTATAATATGAGCAGTTTTCTTGAATCGTACAAAAGACAGCCTAAGATATATATTGATCTACCGTCTCCTAATTATTATCCCGACGGGGTTTTAGCTGATGGACAAGCTGTAAGTCTGCCAGTATTCGGAATGACTGCGGCAGACGAAATATTACTTAAAACACCAGATGCACTTTTTAATGGCGATGCTACAAAGCAAGTTATTCAAAGTTGTATTCCTACAATATTAAAACCAGGACTAATGCCTACTATTGACATAGACTTTGCGTTAATTGCTATTAGAATAGCTACATATGGCGAAACACTAGATATGGAAGTAACATGTCCTGAATGTAAGGCTAAATCTTCGTTTGCTTTAAATTTACAAGCCTATCTCGAAAAATTTCAAAACAGAACATTTCCTGATTCTAATGTTATAGAGGGTCTAAAATTTAATTATGAACCTATGACTTATGATCAAATGACTGCGTATAATTTACGTAACTATACTTTCCAAAGACAGGTTGTAGGATTGCCCGAAGACTGGACCAAAGAACAAAAAGATGCTCATATTTCTGAAGTAATGAAAGAGCTTACAGCACTTCAATTAGAAATAATGTTAGAGTATATTTCTAGCATTGAGTCTACAAACGAAAAAGAAACTGATCCAAAATCTATAAATGATTTCATTGCACAAAGCGATTCATTGTTTTATAGAGAAATAAAAAAACATGTTGAAGAAATTAAAAAAACATTTAACAATCCTTTAGAAACTGTAAATTGTGCAGAATGCGATCATGCGTTTACTACAAATGTAAACATGGACTACTCAAGTTTTTTCGTAACACGCTCTTGAATCTATCCGTCTCGGCGATACAAGAGCTTTCAGTACAATACGAAAACGATATAAAACAACTCAAAGATACATTGTATAGAATAGGTTGGAATATGAGAGGCGCACTAAGCTACGACGACTTGTTCTATAAAATAAGTGTAGACGATAGAGATGTTCTATCTAAGATTATTAAAGATAATATTGAAACTACTAATAAAACAGGATTGCCGTTAATCTGATTGACGCATAGTATGCTGTGCAACTTTTACAACTTTAGTGCGTAAATCTCTGTCGTAGCCTTTGTCTTTTAAGAAGTTTACAAATCCTTGTAGTTCTTCAGTACCTGCTACTTTTCCTTCGTCAGATTCTTCACGCACTGATTCTCTTTCGAAATCAGTTATACTTCTACGACGTGAATTAGGACCGCCTATGCTGTCCATCCTATTTCTATAGTCTGACAATACATCAGAAAATCTTGGATCATCGGCTAGTTGATTAATTTGACCTGGAGTAGCATTGCGTAATCTTTCTATATCATCAGGAGTTAAATCACCTAAATCATATTTGTAATCCTGACCAGTTTCTGGATCTACTACATTGCCAGTTTCTGGATTGATATTGTCTGGCTCGCCATCACCGTCAGCGTCTACGTGTCTAGCACTTCTAGTCAAACCTAAAATTAAACTTAATTCATCTTGCAGTTGTTCTGCTAATTCTTTTTCAACTTCTTCAGGATTGAAAAACTCATCCATGATCATATCGGCTATATAATCTGTAGCTAGGTATAGCGCAACTTCCGTAGCAATCCAACCGGCACCTGTAATCAATGCACCTACCCAGGTTATACCTCCTGTTGCAAAACCTGCCGCGCCTAACGCCGCTGTTGCCATTTGTGCTGAACGTTTAGCAGTAGTTAAACGTTTGATCCATTTAAGAGCTCCTGCTCCTTTAGCCAGTGTTCTTACAGTTCCTATTACTACTCTTAAACCAGCGGCAACACCTACTTCAAGCAGTTCCATTTTTACTGCTTCGTAATTACCGTTAATTCCATTTGTGCTAAATTCTGTGTAAGCTGAATATATTGCTTCCGAAATTTGTATCCACCAGTTTACTCTTGCGGCACTTGATGCAAGTTTAGTTAAACTAGGTATCCCTCTTATTTTTGTTGCTAGTCTAGATTTAGCTTTTCGTGTTTCTCTTTCTAGTTCAGCCTCGTCGGCAAAATCTAAGATTTGACCATCTGGTAATAAAACTCTTACTTTTCCATCAGGTAATATTTGCTTGTCAGCAACAAACTGCATAGAACGCAAATCGCTCATACTAGCGTTTGGCAATTCATCTTCTCTAAGAGAAACAATATCGTAAACTTTCATCGGCTTAATCTTTTCCTAACTTATAATGTATTTAGTTATCTTTTTGAATATCTACTTCGTAGATATTTGTTTTCGCTATCGCTCAAACTATACACTTCGTTTTGTATGATAGAAGTGATTATATATGAAAAAACGCTTTACGAAGTAAAGCGTCTAAGTTTCATGTAGATTGTTTCAGTCAGACGGAACCTGTTACGGTTCCAGCCTGTCTCAAAATTCGCTTCATGTGAGTTCGTCACAGCCGAGACTTGGAAGTAGGTATTTTCTGCTGTACAATGGGCTCTGACCTTTCCCAACCTACGTCGACATCGCTTGCGCTACCCGTTGCTTCGTTCCTGTGCATACGGTTTTTATGTACTTTGCAGTTTTTCGACAGCCAACATTCCATCTACGTCAATCAAACGCTCTACTACCGAACGCCGCTCAACGTGTTACGTGTGCCTCTATACGAGTGCTTTTTCCACAGCGGTATTTCTAAACTGGCCCGCTAACCTTATGTGTTGGATTGTTTTGCCTTGATGGTGTGTTCTAGCAAAGCCTTGCGCAATTTATCGGAACCGCCAACTCTAACATTAATAATTCCATTATAATACTCATCCGTCTCTAATACACGGCGGTCAAATTGCTCTCTTGCCTCAATATAGGACATTTCGCCCCTGCCTTTACATAGGTATAGTATTTCTCTAGTGAAGTTTTTTTCGCCTAGCTTTGCTACATCTGCGTTTAATCTATCAGAACTTCCCCAATAGTCACGCCAGTCTGATTCTTTGTAGCCTCTGCGTTTGTTCTTTTTGCCTTTTAGCGGAGGTTTTGTTGTTTTGAACTTTGCTAGTTTCTTGCCTACGTACTTTTGCCCAGTTTTAAGATTGGTTATGAGATATACAAAGCCTTCATACTCGTCTGGTATTTTGTCTATTACTTTGCCTTTGTAAGTCCACTGCATGAACTTACTTACCTGTGCCTATTCTTTGTTGCCTTCTTTTTTGGTTGTGTGTTTTGAATGTATTTCTTCCATGCGTTGTTTTGCTAAACTTCTAATAATTCGCAACCATTTCCGTGCTTCACGATGTGTTCTCACAGAATTTCTAGACTCAAACTTTTCGTTTGCCTTAAAATATTCCATGTATGCCTTTGTTAGTTGGTCATGTATATCGTCTTTTATTTCACTCATGGTAACCTAATATAACACATTAACTCATTCTACTACGTCCAAATCGTTTTCATAACTTGTAAATCCATTTTCTTTTACAACTTTTAATATCGTGTTTACACGACCGACTAGTTCATCTTTGTGACTGATTAAGAAAATATTTTTATCACGTTCACGTGCAATTTTTTTGAGAACAGCAAGAGATCCTTCAACACCTGCTGTGTCCATACCGCTATCAATCAACTCGTCAATGAATAACAAATTAATATTTTGATATAAACTTTCCCAAACATCACGGAATGCAAAACTTAAACCTAAAATAAGTCTGTTACGCTCACCTCTTGACAAATTATCAAAGTCTAAGTCCTGTCCTAGTTGGGTAATCTCAACATTTAGATCGTTTTGGAAAAGAACTTGATGAGGCAACCCTAGTTTATCAAGATAATATGTTAGTCGGTTGTTTAGATATGCTAGATTTTGCTCAATAATCTTTTTACGAATGAAACTATCTTTGTTTGTAAGTAATTTTAATAAGAATTCTTGATGATCTTTAAGATTTGTAAGGTCATTTACAGGTGTCCAGTCAACTTCTTGTATTGCTTCTTGTGTTAATTCTTTTATTTGACTGTCATAAGGATCTGTTTCATCTTCTTTTGTCCGAACTGCTTGTTTTAGATTATCCACATTGTTTCGATGATCGTATGCTTCTTTAGCAGTTTCGTAAAACGTTGATGGTTTACCGTTAATATCACCAATGTCGTCGAGATTCTTTAATACTCCGTTTAGTTTATTAGTAACATCAGTCTGATAAGCTATTGCTTCTTCTAATTCGGTTGCTTTTTGTGATAAGACTTCTTGTTTTTTATCTTCATGAAGTGATTGTCCGCATGTATAACATACTGCATCTTCAAGATCTAAGACATCTTTTTCAATCTTTTTAACACGTTTATCAGCTTGTAGTAACGCACCATCTAGTGTGCTTTTTTCTTTATTAAGAGCCAAAATAGCATTGTTCATTTCTGTCCAACTAGACAGTTTTTCGTGTGCATCTAGTTCTGCATCAATGTCTAGATGCTCTAATTCATCTAATCCTTGTTGTAATCTTCCAAGATCTTGTTGTTTTTTAGAGTTCCATGCACTTTGTTTAGTTTTAAGACTTTTAATAGTATCTTCAATGTGTGCGTTTGCACTATTGATAGCATCTATCTTAAGTGTTTCCTGAGTAATACTTTCTTTAGTAACACGTATTTGTTCTTTGAGAGCATCTGCTTTTTCTGATAATATAGTAATACCGAGAAGTTGTTCAATTATAGCACGTTGATCATTTTGACGCATTGCAAGGAATGGTTCTGAATATGTATTCAGTGCAACAATATGCTTGAACATGTCATGACTCATACCTAACAAGTCATTAATGTACTCTTGCGTTTTACGACTGTCGCCTTGCGATTCGTCTTCAGCTTCTTGCTCTTGATCGTTTACATAAAACTTTAAGAATGTAGGTGAACGGCCTCTTTCGATTCTATATGTTTGTCCATCCTTTTCAAAGTCAAGCGAAACAACCATACCTTTACTGTTAGTTTTATTGATAAGGTTGTTTCGCTTGATGTTTGTTAGTGCTTGGCCGTACAAGGCGTAGGATAATGCATTGATTATCGTAGTTTTACCTGTACCGTTTCGTGAGCCAGAATCGTCACCTCCCTGATCTAAGTTTTCACCTAGCACCAACGTTAACTTTTCTCTGTTGAAATCAACAGCCTGAGTTTGATTACCCACACTCATAAAGTTTTTTACTGTAAGATCTTTTACTTTTATCATTTATAACTCATTGTAAATGTCTAGTAACATTTTTTTGTTAAAGTTTTCTGAATCAATTGCAGTTATTTCTTTAGATACAATTTCGTCAACACTTTCAAATGCTGAGATATCTAAGTCAGTTGTAATTTCTTCAATTTGTTTTTGCGGTATTAGTGTTATTTCTCTACAATTATATTGAGAAATATATGTTTCTTTGATAAACTGTGCTTCTTCGTAACTAATAGGAACATCAATAGTAACACGCAAATACATTTTAGGTTTTATAATGTCTGCATTTGGATCCAACAGTTTGCTTAGTGTAGTTGTACGATACTTAGGACAGTTCCACCAGTTAATGTACTCAGGTTCTTTACCATTTTCTTTATCAAGTATCATCATACCGCGTTCGTCATCCCATGCATCTGCATAGTTGTGAGGAAACGCATTACCAATGTAATGTATTTTGCCTTGTACTTGACGTTTATGAAAGTGCCCGCTAAAAACATAGTCTTGATTTTTAAAATGCTCAGCACGTAGATCACCATGATCAGGCATTTGCACCATAGCATTCATATAGAAACTCGGCAGTTCAAAATGTCCAAACATATATTTGGCTTTAATTTTTTCAATCTTCTTCCATTCGTCGCCGACAAGCCACGGAACAAGTGCTACATCGTCTTGTTCATAGATTTCATCTACAAATGTAACACCATCAATATGTTTTCCGAATATAGTTGAACTTACATCACGCTTGTCTTTGTAATACAAGTCATGATTGCCTACAAACATGTAAAACTTCTCAAAAGATTTACCTATTTTTTCTAAACTTCGAATAGTTGCATCCATTGTAGTTAGATTTAGACTATTTCTGTTATGATGCCAATCTCCACAGAAGATTGCAGTTTCACAACCGTTAGCTTTTGCCTGTTCTATAAACCAATCTACAAATTCTTCACAATCATCGTTGTGTACTCTGCTATTTCCTTTTAAACCGAAGTGAATATCGGTAAACACAGCCGCTTTTTTAAACAAAACGTAATTTCTCCATATTGATCTAGTATATAATACGCTATTTTTAAAGCAATGTCAACCGTTATTAGTACTTTTTGCCTTTTCTCTTGCAACTGCGGCTTCCCATTCTCCGGCGTGTTGTCTAGTATAACTAGGATTTAGGTCATTCATTTCGAGGATGTCGTCTCTAATGTTTTGATTGCGTTTTTCAATGTTGATAACACGTACAAATGAGTTTGTGACCGCCGCAGTGTAGTAAGCAAACGGGTTGTTGGACTTTGACTCGTCAAACTGTAGTCCAATTTGTGCAAGTTGTAGTATCGCTTGTCCTCGCATTTCGTCATTGTAGGTATATCCGCGAACATTACCTCTAGTCGCATATCTATCACACAACTTCATCCACATTCTTGCTAATTTTTCTGTTGCTTTTCCTGATCTAAGATCAAAATTTCCATTTTCCATTCCTCCTACCCAATGACTTTTACCAACACATACTAGTTCTCCTTCATCATTAAATTTGTAGTGCTGAAATGGAGGAAAGTTTAGTTTTACTTTTGTGTCTGCTACTGTTTTAGGATTTTTCTTGCGACCAGGTTCGTCTGGAATATGGTCAAAACTCATAATACGAAAAATTAGTTCTTCTTTTGTAATTTTTTTATAGTCGTGTTCGCATTCTGATTGCTTGACTTTTTCTCCTGCTTGTTTTCTTCTATCAAATTCTGCAACAGTAAGCCTTTTTGCTTTGTTACGTTTTGCTTCTGCAATGGTTCTAATATTGATTTTGTCTATACTTGGTAAAATTATGTCAAATTGATGGTATTCAGGGTCAACAAAACTGCAAAAAGAGCTTTTGGATTTGTGTATCTCCGCTAAAATGTCCTTGTTGTTTAAATAATTAACTTTTCTCATCGAAACTCCTAAAATTATGTTACTATTATAATATATGCAGTTAATTTTGTCAACTAAATAATGTATATAGGAGACAACTTATGGCAAACAATCCCGCACAAGGTAGAGATGTTAGACAAGGTTCTGAAGAACAAACTTTCGGAACACGCATAGTAGAAAGAGCTAAACAAGGTGTTGTCGATTATCTCGACGATACTAATTTAGGAAAAGTTCTAAGAGCAGTAAACCTGCTTCCTGGCGCTGAAAAACCTGATGGTTCATTTACAAATGCTGTTTGGAATTCAACTAACAGTACCGATTGGCGTGTACGTCTAAGTTTGCCTCCTACTAATCCATTCACTGATAGTGTTCTCCTTGCGCCATTAGCTGAAACTGGCAATGCTATGGTTTTTCCATACACACCTAGTGTTTACATAACTCATTCTGCTAATTATAATGCTTTACAACCTACTCATAGTAATTATCCTTTCTATGCTTTCGAGGCGGCCCAAGTTGATCAGTTTACAATTACAGGTGAATTTACAGTTGAAAATTCTAAAGAAGCATTATATTGGATAGCGGCAACACATTATTTAAAAAGTATTACTAAAATGGCTTACGGTGATAGTGCTAATAAAGGTACACCTCCTCCAGTTGTGAAACTCAACGGATACGGTGATTATGTTTTTAATAATGTTCCAGTAATAGTACAAAGTTTTAACGTTGAACTTACCGGCGAAGTTGACTATATCAAAGCCGACATAGGTGCAAATGGTTCTTGGGCACCAGCTAGATCAACTATTGCAGTTACACTAGTACCTGCATACAGTAGAGATGCTGTTAATAAGTTTAGCCTAGATAGATTTGTGTCAGGCGGATATGTTTTAAATAGCGGAACAGGATATTTATAATGGCAATTTACAACGAAAGCAGTCCTTATTATAAAACTAAAGTAGTCAACGGACAATACTTAGGTCCGTTGAATATCAGACCTGTACCGGCTGAGAATGACGATATATTATATACTATTGAACCGCAGTATACTTATAGACCAGATCTACTTGCCTATGACCTATACGGTGATCATAAATTATATTGGATCTTTGCACAGCGAAATATGGATATCATAAAAGATCCTGTATATGATTTTGTTGCAGGTACAGAAATTTATTTGCCAAAACAAAGTAACTTAAAAAATACTTTAGGAATCTAACATGGCAGATTTTAGAATCCAAAACTTAGAAGCAAGAGCTAGACAGCTAGGTCAGTCTGTAGAAGATTTTGGAAGACAAATTGAGACAGATATAAATGGTATTAGGAATTCTCCTAATATTTTTGTTGACGGTATAAACAGTGCAGTAGAAGGCGCTGCCAATCAGCTCAAAGGTGCTATCTCAGATGCGTTTGGAGGTTTACTTAACTTCGGAAGGGGCAGTACTAGTGCAGGCGGAAATAGAGTTGGAAGCGGCGGCATCAATGGAGTTCAACCTGGTGCTAAAGGTATAGGATATACAGGCGGACCTTTAAAAAACAAATTAGCACAATTTGCAAGTTATAACTATATTTTCACATTTGGTCCATTAACTAATTTTGAAATTAATTATCCTGATGCAACTTATAGAAAAAACGGACCTAGTATTGTTATTTTAAAAAGCGGCGGAACAGGCAACAATCAAGTAAAAACTCTTTTTGAAAAAGAAAGAAATATTACTACAGAATATTTTATTGACAATGTACAAATTGACACAATAATTGCTCCTACCCCGCAAACTAAACAAACCAATGCAACTAGTTTATCTTTTGAAGTAATGGAACCTTATTCGATGGGGATGTTTTTACAAACATTACAAATAAGCGCATTACAAGCTGGTCATAAAAATTATTTAGAAGCACCTTATCTACTTACTGTTGAATTTGTAGGTTGGGACGACAATGGCAATCCTATTTCTATTCCGCAAACAAAAAGAATGTTTCCAATGAAATTAGCTCTTGCAACATTTAATACAAGTGCCGGAGGAAGTATATATCAAGTTGACGGTATACCCTGGCATGAACAAGCTCTATCTGATTCTGTTCAAACTATTAAAGAAGATATAGACATAAAAGGTGAAACAATAGGTCAGTTTTTACAAACAGGTGCAGAAAGTTTAGCAACAATGTTAAACAGTAGACAAGTAGAACAAGAAGAATCCGGAAGCGTTTCTACTGCTGACCAGTTTGTTATTCTTTTCCCTACACAAAGAAGTTCTGAAACTGAAGGATTACTAGGACAAATTGTAGAGGACAGCGGTGCAACTACTGCAACTGAATTTAGACAATTTACCGATGCTAGAAGACAAGAAATTTTCGAAACAATATCTGGAATACAAGGCGGAGAAATACCTGATGATTTTGATGCAGAATTAAGTAGTATTCTTGGACTTACGGTAAGACGTAGTGCTATAGGTGAAAGTATTCGTGATTTTGCAGAAGAAGGGTCAAACATGAATGCTATAGGAACTTCTTCTATTGTAAAAAGTTATCTCGATAGCGGACAACAGTATTTTGGCAGGCCTGCATTTGTGAGGGATGAAAATAACGAAGGTATATTTACAAGAGGACCTATGCAAATTAGTGACGAAGGCCGTAGAATAAACTTTAAAAAGGGAACTAGAATACAAGATATAATTGAAGAATTAGTTTTACTTTCGGAGTATGGTAGACAATTTGTTACAGAAGCATCTGATGAAAACGGAAATAAAACTTGGTTTAGAATTGAAACTGATGTTTACAATGTAACAGATAGTGCAAATGTTGATCAGACAGGCAAGACACCAAAAGTTTATGTGTATAGAGTAGTTCCTTATAAAATTAATACTTCAAGAATTAATTCGCCAACAGCACCTACTCCGGGTATATCAAATTTAAAACGTCAAGCATTAAAACAGTATGATTATATCTATACTGGAGACAACGACGATATTATAAACTTTGACATACAAGTTGATGGCGCCTTCTTTACAGCAATACAAAGTGATATGGGACAATTAGGACAAGACCAGCAAACTGCTGGATCGAGTTCTCTAACACAAGCTCCTGATCATCCATTGCATCGTAGAAATGTAGGAAATAATGCTAACAGATCTAGCTCAGGAACATCGTCAACAGGACAAAGTACTAGATCTAACACAGGCTTAGGCGGAACAGTACAAAATCATCCTGAGACCGCAGTTGCTAGAGCATTCAATGATGCAATAGTTAACTCCCCTGTTGATTTGATTAGTGCAGATTTAGAAATATGGGGAGACCCTTATTATATTGCAGATAGCGGAATGGGAAATTATAGTGCAGGAGAAATTGCAGAAGCAATGAATCTTACAACTGATGGTACAATGGATTATCAATCCGGTGAAGTAGATGTATTAATTAATTTTAGAACTCCCTTAGATATTGGCGCAGATGGCTTTATGGACTTCCCGGGATTGGGTACAAAACCAATTGGAGCATTTAGCGGATTATATCAAGTAATTTATGTTTTAAACAAATTTAACGGCGGAAAATTTACTCAAGAGATGAAAACAATTAGACGCAGAAACCAAGAAGATGACGTAACTGCTGATGCAACAAGTCAAAATAACGAAGTAGTAGTAGAAGGTGCAGGAGGCGCATCTATAGCAGAAACACCTTCAAGCCCAGCAGGCACCTTTAACGGTGCAGACGCAGAAAGCGGAAGTCAAGGAGGAACTGGAGGTACAAATGCTAACGGTTCAGGCTCGGCAAATCCTAACACAGACGACAGCGGCGCTGATGTTGAATCTGGCGCAGGCGACGAAGCCGCGGCACAGCGCATAATTGCAAGAAGAAATGAAGAACAAAGAATTAATAATATTTTACAAGCAAGAGAAAACGGTGCTAATATAGGATTCTAATAATGACAGACCCAGTTAATCAAAATACCGGACAAGAAACACGTACAGTATCCTCTGCTGTTGACACCTCAGGTGCTAACAATCCTGGCCCGTTTATTGGAGTTGTTACTAATCATTTAGATACTACATATGCAGGTAGATTAGAAGTATTAATACAAACTAAAGCAGGTTCTGGTAACTCACCAGATACTCCGGGTAAGTCTGTACCTTGCAGTTACCTAAGTCCGTTTTATGGTATTACGCCTTATAACGGGCTGACAGCTAACGGAGGACATCAGTTTAGTCAAAAAAGTTACGGATTTTGGGCAGTACCTCCTGATATAGGAACTCAGGTTTTAGTTATTTGTGCAGAAGGCGGACAGTACTTTTGGATAGGTTGCATTCAAGAAGAATATACTAATTTTATGTTACCGGCAGGTGCTCCTGCAACAACGTTTAATGATCAAGATAGTTCTAAAAAATTGCCTGTTGGAGAATTTAATAAAAAAACAGAAACAGCTAGCGGAAGAGACGCAACGAAATTTATTAAACCAGTCAACACAGATGCACAAGATTTTTTGCAAGAACAAGGATTACTCGAAGATGAATTTAGAGGTTTAACTTCTTCTAGTGCTAGACGAGAAGTACCTAGTACTGTTTTTGGTATAAGCACACCTGGACCGCAAGATAGAAGAGACGGTGCACCTAAAGCTAGGTATGGAGAAAAATTTGCTCAAACAACAACAGCTCATAATAGACTAGGCGGAACTAGTCTAGTATTTGATGACGGCGATCCATCGTTACTTAGAAAAGGTCCTCCAGGCGGCCCAGATGCAACACCTCCAGAATACGCAAATGCTGAAGGTGGCGAAACAGATGGTGATGTAACTAGACCTCATAACGAATTAGTTAGACTAAGAACTAGAACTGGCCATCAGATATTAATGCATAATACTGAAGACTTTATCTATATAGGCAATAGCAGAGGCACTGCATGGATAGAATTAAGCAGTAATGGTAAAGTAGACATTTATGCCGCTAGTGATGTAAGTGTACATACTGAGTCTAATATGAATTTTAAAGCAGATGGAAGTATGTATTTCGAAGCTGGCGCAGATATACATATGAAAGCTGGCGCAAATATTTTTCAATCTGCTGATGCAAATTGGGAAATAAAAGTAGGTACAGACGGAAAACTTACAACAGGCGGATTAGTTGACGTAAAATCTGGCGGCGACACTAGATTAGGCGCTGCCAATACACATTGGACCGCAGGTAAACATACATTCACAGGACCAATAGAACAAAACGGTCCTACTGCAACTGAACCATCAGAGGCAGCCGACGCAGAACCGTCACAACGTGTGCCAGAACACGAGCCATGGGACGGTCATGAACATTTAAATGGAGCCGAGCCTGGCATTGGTACTCCAGATACGTTTGCAAAGAATACACAGAGAGCCGAGGCTCCTGCTCAAGAGTCTCCGGCGCAAAACACAGAAGTAATACAAGAACCAAATAGAGGTTAAATACGTTATGAGTTCATTAGAAAAAAGCATATACAAACAAATTATTGTCCCTTCAGGTAAAAAGGCTAAAGTAATTCCTGAAAGTAGGGCATATGTAGGTACAAGCACAGTAAACCCTGATGCTACTTCGTGGACTTTATACGATATTGCCTTAATAAAACAAGATATTATTAATCATTTTCACATAAGACAAGGCGAAAAGTTAAGTGACCCGTCATTCGGAACGATTGTTTGGGATTTACTGTACGAACCATTAACCGAACCTCTTAAAGATGCAATCATAAAAAATGTGTCAAAAATTATAAATTATGACCCAAGAGTAACAGTTGATAATATTACAGTAGACACTTATGAAAGTGGAATTCAAATTGAGTGTAGTTTAACATATTTGCCTTATAACATATCAGAATCTATGAGGCTAAAATTTGATGAAAACGCTGGCTTTCTTGCATAGAATAAACTACGCACTTTATCAAATACGCTAAATAGTTTATATTAGAGGAATAGGCGATGTCGTCAACAGATAGACAAAATAGACTACTACTTGCAGAAGATTGGAAGCGAGTATACCAAACTTTTAGAAACGCAGATTTTAAGTCGTATGACTTTGATAATCTTCGTCGTACAATGATCGCATACTTGCGTGAAAACTATCCAGAAGACTTTAATGACTACACAGAATCAAGTGAATATCTTGCACTTATTGACCTTATTGCCTACCTCGGTCAAAACATTGCTTTCCGTATTGATCTTAATGCTCGTGAAAACTATTTAGAACTTGCAGAGCGTCGTGAGAGCGTACTTCGTTTAGCAAGATTACTATCGTATAATCCTAAAAGAAATAGATGTGCAAATGGCCTACTAAAAATAGATTCAGTATCTACAACTGAAGAAGTAACAGACAGTAATAACATTAATTTAGAGAATCAAACTATTCTATGGAATGACCCAAGTAACCCAGATTGGTTTGAGCAATATACTAGAGTATTAAATGCCGCATTACCAGTTAACGGTACAGTCGGCCGTCCAGTTAAAAGCGGAATAATAAATGATATTCCTACTCAACAATATAGATTTAATAGTACAAATACTGAAGTTCCAGCCTATAGTTTTACAAAAACAGTAGATGGTAGAAGCACTAGTTTTGAAATAATTTCTACTGATATTACTGATGCAGAAATTGTTGAAGAAGCACCGTTTCCAGGAAACAACTTTGCATTTTTATATAGAGATGATGGACAAGGTTCTGCTAGTTCAAACACAGGATTTTTTGTACACTTTAGACAAGGTACATTAGACACAGGCACATTTAATGTCACCAATCCTAGTACTAGCCAAGTAGTTGCAGTTGATGCAACGAATATTAATCAAAGTGATGTTTGGCTTTATAAATTAGATAGTTTAGGTAATGAGCAAGAGTTATGGACAAAAGTTGATTCGGTCGAAGGTAACAACATAATTTATAATAGTCTTTCTAGAAACCAAAGAAACATATACAGTGTCTTGACAAGAATTGAAGATAGAATTAGTTTAATCTTCTCAGACGGTGTATTTGGTAATTTACCTCAAGGTAATTTTAGAGTTTACTATAGAACTAGTAAAAATCAAAGAGTATTAGTAACCCCTGATGATATGCGAGGAATTTCAATAAGAATACCATATGTATCTAAAGCAGGAAAAGCAGAAACAATTACTCTAACTTTATCATTAAAATATACTGTAGATAACGCAACAGTATCTGAATCAAATGCAAGCATAAAAGCTAATGCTCCTGCAACTTATTATACTCAAAATAGATTAATTACAGCAGAAGATTATCAAATCGGACCGCTTACAACAAGTCAAGAAATTGTAAAGGCAAAAGCAGTTAACAGAACCTCTAGTGGTATAAGCAGATATTTTGATTTAGTAGATGCAACAGGCAAATATTCTACTACAAACTTGTACGGTAAAGATGGTTCAATTTACAAAGATTATCTTAGCTTAAAACAAACATTTAGTTTTGATACATTAACTGATATTGAAGGCGCTATTGTTAACACTATTCAGCCAATATTAGGAAGTATAAAAGTTAGAAATTATTATTATGACAAATATCCTCGTTTGTTTGTTGATGATTTAGGTTCGGTCTGGAATCAGATTACTTCTGATACTAATTCTGTTACAGGTTATCTTACAAATCCTAATTCTGTAAAAGTTAAAGTTGGAACATTTACTGGTTCTAACATGAAATATGTAAAACTAAACAGTTTGTTAAAATTTGAACCGCCTGCCGGCAAACATTTTTTAAACGGTGAACTTGTAGATGGTGAACCAGATTACAGGGGAGGTTCAACATACAAATGGACTAAAGTTGTTAGCGTAAGCGACGACGGTACTGAGCTATTAGAAGACGGCACAGGTCCTATTGTATTCAACGATGTTATTCCTACCGGATCAAGATTAACAGAAATTCGTACAGCATTACCAACAGCATTAACTGCTGACGTAAAAGCCCAGGCAGTTACACAGATTTTTGCATATCAAACTTTTGGTTTAAGATATGATCAAGTAAATGGCGAATGGCGAATAGTAACTGAAGATAATTTAGACATCTCGAGTGAATTTAGCACAGGTAAAACAGGCGATAGCACAGGACAACAACTTGATAGTAGTTGGTTGTTACTATTCCAAACTGATGGTGAAAAATATACAATTACCTATAGAGCAATGAGGTATGTTTTTGAAAGTGATCAAGAGGTTAGATTTTATTACGATAGTACTGATAAAATTTATAACAATAAAACCGGAAAAATTATTAAGGATAAAATTAGTATCTTAAACATAAACAATAAACCTGATAGCTTGTATCCTTTTAATTATGATTTTGACTGGGAAATAGTTGAAGAATATAGAGATGCTGAAGGATATGTAGATAGCAAAAAAATACAAGTTAGTTTCTTTGATTCCGACGATGATGGTGTAGTTGACAACCCTGATTTATTTGCAGAAATTGTAGATGAAGAAACTAATGCTATTGATAAACTAGTTATTCTTAAAAAGATTACAACTACTGACGGAGTAAATGACTTTGTTTATGTAGATAAAGATTCTATAAACTTAAAAATCTTTACATCGAAAGCTACTATTGGCGCCATTAGCCAATATGATGCAGGCACTACATTCTACTATCTAGAAGAAGATATTTTTGAAGTTTTGAATAATAATAGTGAACTTACAGTTACTAGTGAATATAAAGCGCAAATTGGCCGTGCAGGTTTTAAATTCCAATACCTACATGCCGCTGATCAAAATTCGAGAATTGATCCTAGTGCAAGTAATATAATAGACACTTATCTCTTAACAAGAGGATACGACTCTTTGTTTAGGCAATATCTAGATGACAGTATAAATGATAAACCTCTTCCTCCTAGTAGTGATGATTTGTTTATAAGTTATGGGTCTGAAATTAACAAAATTAAATCACTTAGCGATGAAGTAATTTATCATCCGGTTAAGTATAAAGTGCTTTTTGGAGACAAGGCGGAGGCTGATTTGCAAGCTAGATTCAAAATAGTTAAAAATCCTGATTTAGTTATAAATGATAATGAACTAAAGTCTAATGTAATTCGTGCTGTAAACAGATTTTTTGCACTTGAAAATTGGGACTTTGGAGATAAGTTTTATTTCTCAGAACTTTCTAGTTATGTAATGAATGAATTATCTCCGGATTTAGTTACATTTGTAATTGTTCCAGTACAAGAAGATCAATCATTTGGTTCATTGTATGAAATAAAATCTGAAGCAGACGAAATTTTTATTAGCGCGGCAACAGTTGCAGACATAGATATTATAGATGCTATAACAGCAAATAGATTAAAAGCAAGCGGTAATATTGTTACAGAAGTAACAACAACAAATACAGGAATACAAAGTGGTTCTTTTAGCTCATCAAATACCGGAGGACTTAGTTACTAATGGCTTATAATAAAGATCAAAATGAGCTTCCGTTGCCAGGCGATGGAAAACAACGCAGAAAAAGTTCTCAGCATCTGCCCCGTTACTTTAGGTCTGAAGTTAACAACAAGTTTTTATCTAGCACACTTGATCAACTTATACAACCCGGTGTTGCAGAAAAACTAAATGGCTATGTCGGAAGAAAAAGTTCTCCGGGTCATGCTATAGATGATTTTTATATCGGCGATGTAAATCAACAAAGAGAAAATTATCAACTTGAGCCAGCGGCAGTAATTAAAGACGATTTAGGTAATGTTAATTTTTATAGAGACTATAATGATTACATTAATCAAATTAAAAACTTAGACGGCACAGTAGATGACCATAGCATTTTAAATAGACAAGAATACTATGCATGGAATCCTCATATCAATTGGGATAAATTTGTAAACTTTCGTGAATATTATTGGCTGCCAGACGGTCCTCAAGCAATCACAGTATCTGGTGTAAGCGATCTAGTTGTAAGCACATACACTGTAAGATCTATAGACAACACAGATAATTTTGCATATATTTTATCTCCTGACGGTATTACACAAAATCCTCAACTAACTTTGTACAGAGGTGTTACTTATAGATTTGAAATAGACACACCAGGATTGCCGTTTTCACTAAGATCAAAAAGAGAAAATGCTCCAGCTTGGGTGCCAGAAACTTTGTATTCTATTGGCGAAAGAGTTTTTTATCAAAATACAATTTATAAATCGTTACAAGACTTTAGAGCATCTAAAGAGTTTACCGATGATGCAAGTAAGTGGGAAATAGATACTACATTTAATTTAACTAGGGAAGTTAGTGATAATGGAGTAGAAAAAGGAGTAATCGAGTTTACTCCCGACAACGGCACTCCTAATGAAATTTACTATGTTGCAGACACTGATGTAAATGCAGGAAATTTAATAAGAATTTACGATATTGACGAAGCATCTTCATTAGATGTAGGTACAGAAATATTAGGAAAGAAGACATATACTACTAATAGTGGTATAGAAATATCAAATGGTATGAAACTTTCTTTCCAAGGAACTGTAATACCTGAAAAATATAATACAGGAAATTGGTATGTAGAAGGTGTAGGTGACAAAATTGTTCTTATTTCTGAAGTAGAATTAAATGTACCTAGTTCTTTTACTACTGACCTTGAAGTAAGTTTTGACAATGACGGATTTGACAACTTGCCATATTCTGAAGCAATTGGTTATCCTGTCAACAAAGATTATATTACAATTAACCGCGGTAGTAAAGATGGTAACCTTTGGTCAAAATATAATAGATGGTTCCATAAAAGCATTATTGAAAAATCTGCAAGTATAAATGGTATACCTGCTAATATAGATCAAACAAAAAGAGCAGTAAGACCAATTATAGAGTTTGAATCTAATTTAAAATTATTTAATTTTGGAACACAAGTTAAAAGTAACATCGACTTAGTTGATGATTTTACAATTGATGTTTTTAGTACTATAGAAGGATCTGAAGGTTACAATGTTGACGGAGTAGATTTAGCCAACGGTATGCGAGTTATGTTTACCGCAGATACTGATGAAAGGGTAAATGGTAGAATTTACGAAGTAAGTTTTATATTGTTTGGAAATTCTAGACAAATTGCGCTTTTAGAAGTTGAAGATTCTGCTCCAATCGAAAATGAAGTTGTTCTTTGTAAAAATGGAGAAGTTTACAAAGGTAAAATGTTGTTTTACAACGGAACACGTTGGCAACTAGCTCAAGACAAAACAACAATTAACCAGTCGCCTTTATTTGACATTTATGATGTAAATGGTAACAGTTTAGGAGATACTAATTATTACGAATCGCAAGACTTTACCGGAACAAAACTTTTTTCATATAAAGTTGGCAGCGGCACAAATGATACAGAATTAGGATTTCCTTTATCTTATAGAAGCATACAGAACGTAGGTGATTTAGTTTTTAACTTTGACTTACTTTCAGATGGCATTGCATATGTCGATGAATCTTATAGTACAACGTTGTCCGGTATAGGTTATTTAAGAAAGTATAACGGGCTTTCTGACTTTGAGTATGTAAACGGTTGGAAAAAAGCAGACACTTTAAGTAGTCAAAATGTTATTAGACAGTATGATGTAGATAATACAAGAATATCATATCCTATTGATGTATATGATGAAAGTGCATTATTAGAAGATTTATGGATTAGAGTTTTTGTTAATAATCAAATTCAACAACCTAATATAGATTATACTCTTACAACAAATAACGAAAATCAATCTGTAATTAATTTTACAGTAGCACCTAATTATGGCGATGTTATTAAAATAAAAACACGTAGTTCTGCTGTAAAAAATGAAAACGGTTACTACGAAATAGCAAATAATTTTGAAAGAAATCCTTTAAACGAAAACATAACTGAATTTACACTAGGCGAAGTTAATGACCATGTAAGGTCTATCGTAGAAGAAGCAGATAATTTTGATGGTTTATTTCCCGGAGTAAGTAATTTACGTGATATTACAGATATTACAAAATATGGTAAAAGAATTGTAAAACATTCTGCACCAATGAACTTAGCATTATATCATTTACTAGACAAAGAATCTAATTTAGTAAAGGCTATAAAATATGCTCGAAGAGAATACGGAAAATATAAAAGAACATTTATAAAAAAAGCCGAAGAACTAGGTTTTGACGGACCAGTTAAAACACACGTAGATTTAATCTTACGTGAAATGCTTAAAGATAAAACAAATACAATGCCGTTTTATTTTACAGACATGATTCCTACAGGAGCATCGACTCGTAATGTATTTGAAATAAATGACATCGATCTCCAATTTTTTGCATTGACTTATCCATTTAGTTTAGAAAATGCAAGCGATAAAGCTGTGCAGATATATCAAAACGGCATTCAATTAGTACACGGCGTTGATTATACTTTTAACAGCGAAGGTTTTGCTATTATTACAACTATAAAGCAAATCGGCGATGTCATAGAAATTTATGAATATGAATCAACTAACGGATCTTTCTGTCCTGCTACTCCAACAAAATTAGGGTTATATCCTAAGTATATTCCTACTAAATTTATTGACGATAGATATTTAGAACCTACTGAAGTAATTCAAGGCCATGACGGAAGTATTATAAAAACTTATGGCGATTTTAGAGATGAGTTAATTCTTGAGTTCGAAAGAAGAATTTACAATAACCTTAAAGTTGAATATGACAAGGATCTGTTTGATATTAGCGACTATGTGCCTAGCGAATATAGAAATACAGGTGTTACTAAAAAGCAGTTAGATGACACAATGTTAAGTGATTTTGTTCAATGGTTGCAACTTGTAGATAACGATTACACAGACAATATAAACTATATTAGGGAAAACTCTTTTACATTTAACCATAAAGGAATGTTAGATCCAAGCGGTAATGCAATTAGCGGTTGGTGGCGCGGAATTTATAAATGGGCCTATGATACAGACCGTCCGCATACTCATCCTTGGGAAATGCAAGGCTTTACTATCAAACCTACTTGGTGGGACGAACAGTACGGAGAAGCACCTTATACAAGTAATAATTTCCTGTTATGGGAAGATATTCAAAACGGTATAGTTAGAAACGCACAAGGTTCGTATACAGTTAATGAAAAATACAAACGTCCGGATTTATTAGATCATTTGCCTGTAGACGAAAATGGCGAGTTGGTAAGTCCTGTATACAGCGGTTATGTCAAAGAGTTTATTACAACTGACCTTGATTTTAACTTTGTATATGGCGACCATAGTCCTGTAGAGACTACATGGAGAAATAGCTCAGAATATCCATTTGCTTTAGTTGCGTCTATATTTGTTAACCAGCCTAATAGGTCAATGAGTGTAGCATGGGACAGACTTCGTCAAAAAAGAGGATTAGTAGATGACATTATCTATGATAATCCTAATGTTCAATTAAAACTATCTAATATTGTTTTTCCAAATACTATAAAGGATACACAACGAGTTTATACAAGTGGATTTGTTAATTATGTTTTTGATTATCTATCTTCTGATGTTACTGTAACATATGATTCGTATAAAAATAATTTAAAAAATATTTCAAACTTTATAGGATTTAAATTAGGAGGATATACTTCTAAAGACAAATTTAAATTATTGCTAGATAGTAGAACTCCTTTAAACGAAGGAAATGTTTTTGTACCTGAAGAAAATTACAAAATATTTTTAAACACAAGTAGTCCTATAAAAAATATAACCTATAGCGGTGTAATCATAGAAAAACAAAGTTACGGTTTTGTTGTAAAAGGCTACAATGTACAACAACCTTATTTTACATATTATAGACCGTTTGAAATAGAAAGTGATCCTGTTATTAATGTGGGCGGCGTAAGTCAAACATTTATATTATGGGATTCTAATAAATTATATAGTGCAGGATCTATTGTAGAATTTGAAAATAATTATTATCGTGTAACAACAACACATACTAGCACAACTGAATTTGATAGTACAAAATTTGCAAAAATTCCAGAACTACCAGTTGTAGGTGGTCGTCAAGCAGTATTTAGGAGAACATTCTCAACAATTCCTGAAAAAGTTTCTTACGGAACAGTTTACACAACTATACAACAGGTTGTTGACTTTTTGTTAGGATACGGAAAATATTTAGAAAGTCAGGGCTTTGTTTTTGATTATTTTGACGAAGAAAATGGTTTTATTGCAGACTGGCAAACTAGCTCCAAAGAATTTATGTTCTGGACAACACAAAATTGGGGAGCAGGCAGTGTTATTACCCTAAGCCCGGGCGCATTTCAAATTAAATTTAATTCAGAGTATTCTATAGTAGATGATATTTACGATACTTTTTATGGATACAGTTTATTTAAAGCTGATGGCAAAAAGTTAGAACCGCAGAATGCTAGACTAACGAGAGAGAATCCAAACGAATTTGTAATTAAGCCTAAGGCTACTGCTGATGGTATATTTGGAATTAGATTATCTCTTGTTCAAAAAGAACATGTAGTTTTAATAGACAACAAAACAGTGTTTGGAGATATAATTTATGATCAAGAACCAGGCTATAGACAAGAAAGAATTAAAGTACTAGGTTATAGAACTACAGACTGGGACGGTAGTTTAAATGTTCCAGGTTTTATTTTTGATAATGCAAGAGTTACCGAATGGGAACAATGGAAAGATTATGCTATAGGTGACCTTGTTAAGTATAAAGAGTTTTTCTACACTGCAAGAAATAAGGTTCCGGGTAATAATGTATTTGATGCTAATCAATGGGTACGTCTGTCAGAAGACCCAGAGATGAAACTTATTCCAAACTTTGAATACAAGGTTAATCAATTTGCAGATTTTTATGATTTAGACACAGATAATTTTGATATAGAACAGCAAAAATTTGCACAGCATTTGATAGGATATCAAAATAGAGACTACCTAGCAAATATTATTAATGATGATGTAAGTCAGTATAAGTTTTATCAGGGAATGATACAAGATAAAGGCACACAGAATGCCTTAGATAAATTGTTTAATGTATTAAGCAGTGCAGACAAAGATAGTTTAGAATTTTATGAAGAATGGGCAATCAAATGCGGCCAGTATGGCGCAGCCGACGGATTTGAAGAAGTTGAGTATAAATTAGACGAAAGTAAAATGCGCCTAAGTCCGCAAAGTTTTGAACTAGTAGATAGAATCACTGGATTAGAAACTGATTTAGTTTACAGAATACAGCCATTTGAAACATATTTGCGTCCGCAAAATTATAATCATGCACCATTTCCTGAAAAGTATGTTACTAAAACATACACAAAAAATTCTGGTTATGTAAATTCAGAAGATGTAGAATTTGTTCTAAATCAGTATAATAGTTTGTTATCTTTAACATTTGCAAATATTAGAGAAGGTGACAAATTCTGGATAGGCAATGATAATTTAATCTGGAATGTTTATACTGCTCTACGTACAGATTATAATATTACTAGTATAGAACAATTGGGATCGAGTGGCAAACTAATACTAGATACTACAAGAATAGATGATATATCCAAAGATGATATTATAGGCGTTTATAACATAGACGGAATTGCAAGTTTTTACAAAGTTAGCTCTGTATCGGGAACAGCTATTGAAGTACTTGATGATACAGGTCTTGCATCAGCAACAGAAACTGAAAATCTTAATGGTAGAATTATTAAATTTGTTGATTCTAGGGTAGACGATATAGATACAGCAAATAAATTATTACAACAAAATAAAGAAACAATTAATAGACTTTGGATAGATAAAGATGCTAAAGAAGAATGGCTGGTTTTAGATAGAACAGATGCATTCCAAGAAAAACAAATATTAGTAAATGAAACAGCAGGTGAAGACGCCAACTTTGGAGTAGCACTAGCAGTCAATAAAGCTAACACTGTACTTGTAATCGGAGCACCTGATTCAAACAACGGTAAAGTATTTGTTTATACTAGAGCAGGTTCTGTAGGTACTTGGAAAGTATCACAGATTTTAGATGCTGATAATAGTGTAGCAGATAATGGCCAACGATTTGGTGCCGCACTTGCGGTATCTACAGACGGCAGATACTTAGTAATTGGTTCCCCTGATGCGTCTAATGTAACAACATTGTTTAAAGATAATTTTGTTGAGTCTTCTAATTACTCAGATAGAGACATTGTAAGGTACCAAGACAGTTTATGGCAAGCTACTACAGACATTTTAGGTGCAGTTGACAATATTGTATTTGGAAGTTTTGAATCTATTGCACGTATTAGAACAGAACTAAACCTTACTGCTTCAGACAGCGAAAATACACCTACGTTAATGACAGGTAACTATCCATTTACTGGCACAGAAGTTGATCATATAATTGTAAGAGCTCCGTTAGATATGTATCAAGGTTCAGGTATCGGAGATACATTAAAACTAAAATGGAATACTTTAAGTTATGCATATCAGGATCAGATACAAGATGAATTAGAAGCAGTAGAGCCGTTCCAGGGAGATATTCCTGGATTAGATAGCTCTTTTATTTCAGGCGATCATACTATTCAAGAAAAAATAGATGTGATACTATTTGTACCAGAAGCAAACGTTATTCCTTTAATAGGTCAAGTTGTAGAAGTGGCTGGCGGATTTGGTACTGTAAGTTACACATTTAATCCTTCTACTGAACAAGATGCTACTGCAAATACTACAATTTATTTGAAAGATGTTAATGGTAGTTTTGGAACAGCTGGATCTTTAACTACTACTATTGGTGAATTTGTTGGTGAATATGAAACTGTAGCACCTATTGATGAAGTAATTGGGTATGATGAATATTGGGGAGGATATTGGAAAATTAATCTTCCTGCAAATGTAAATGTAGATCAAATTAATTCAGATACTGGTAGAGGTTTAGTTTATTTTGATATTGTACCAAACGGAGAAGCTGATCCAAATAGATTCTATTATAACATTTTAGACTATAGAGCTGACGAAGTTTTAGCAAATAATCCTTTTTATTCAGACGACGACATTTATACTAGAATTGCTAATCTTTCATATTACGGAGCACCAGGACCGTTAAATGTAACAGATGATTTTGCAAGTAATATATTTGTTGTAAAAGCGCCAGATGAATTAACTAATAATTTGAATGTAGTTGCTCCTGGTGACGACGATAACGATACTATTGATTTATTTTACAATTCTCTTCCGCAATTTGAAGACGGAGTATGGCAACCATTAACAAATTATGTTTCTGGTACAGTTTTAAAATATGCAACTAGTGCATATGATACAATATACTGGAGAGTTAAAACTGCTCACACAAGTCCAGAAGAGTTTTTAGACAATAATGACCAATTTAATAGCTTGTTTTATGAACCGTTAGACGGATTAATATTTAAAGACCCTAGCGATATCGGTCTTGCTATAGAAACATTGAATAAAACACATAAAGTCTATGACATTTATGACGGATTTATTGATGTAGAACTTACAATACCAAATCCCTTAGATCAAAATTTATTTAAAGAGCCAAAGGTAGGTCTTACTATTAGAGATACTGTAAATGGCGGCACAGCTGAAATAGCATTTTATCAGAAATTTAACGGTCAGGATACTAGATTATATTTGAAAAACGTATCTGGTACTTGGGCGGCAGGACAAAAATATGGAGATAATAGATCGGTTGAATATCTAAGCTCTACAGACCCAGCCGACGCAGGAACAGAATATGATCTTCCTCCAAAAAATGACGGGTCACCAGGCTCAGCAGAATTCGGACAAATTAGAACGAGAAGTTTTTCATTACCTCAAGCTGGTATAGGAAAGTTAATTGCAATCGATGCAGGATTCCCTTTACCTGTAACAGAACAACAAGTATTAGTAAATGTTACTGGGCAAAATGTATCAGACGGTGCTCAAGGTCCGGAATATTGGTTTAGCAGAGAAGGCGATGTATTTGGTATACCTAGAACAGCTAATGCTCCTGCAGAAAATAATAATGATTGGACTGAGGTATTTAATTTACCAGTAGTTGCAGGCGGAACAAGTAGCGGACTTGAAAAAGAAGGAATGTATACTGTCTTTGAAAGACGAGGTACAGGCCTATACAACAAATTAGGTGCATTTGCAATACCAGATAGAAGTAATTATAATAAACTTGGTCACCAACTTAAAATGTCTAAATCAGGCGACTTGTATAAGTTGTTTGTTAAAAGTTTAGGAAGTTATCCGCAAAATGATAAACCTAACAATTTAGTCTATGATGATAGCAAAGGTAGGATTTACATCATTAATAATGGTGTAAATGATGATTATTCTTTTGGTTGGGAATTTAGTAGAGATAAGCAATACAGAGGACAGTATCAAAACACCAGAACATATTTTGAAAATGATATTGTATATTATGATGGTAATTTGTATGAATCTGTTACTAATATGGCTCCCGGATTATTTGATATTTCAAATTGGACTTTATTAGAAACAAACAAAGATTACCTTGGTTATATACCTAATGATACAGGACTTTTAATCGGAGATGACATCAGCACAGTGCTTGATCAAGATCTATTAGCAGAATTTGCAGAAAGTTTTGATGTAAGCGAGAATGGTGAAGTTTTAGTTGTTTCAGTAAAGTATGAAGATAGTAAAGATAATAGTTTAGTTGTTTATAGAAACGACGGCGGATCTTTTGTAAGATATCAAAAAATACCGGCTCCGAGTAAAACTACCGAATACGGATCTACTATTTCTATTAGTGCTGATGGCAGAATCATAGCAGTTGGTGCGCCATTCAACGACGATAAAGGTGTTGATTTTGGAAAAGTTTACATATACAAACAAGTAAACGGAATATTTGAATTATCTCAAGAACTCTATAGTCCAGCAGAAGACAAAGCAGAATTATTTGGTTATAAAGTTGATTTTGATGGGAACAATCTTGTTGTTGGTTGTAGAAATGGCGACTCTTTTGTACAAGATACATTTGATAGTAATACAACAACTTTTGACAATGACTTAACTAAAATTAGGTCTTACGATAATAATTCTGGAGTAATTAGGGTATATGAAAGAATTGACGATTCTTTAATTTACGGACAGATGATAGATTTTGATGATAGCTCTACAATATTATTTGGTTCTAATATTAAAGTTTCAAACAATCACATTTATGCAGGTATGCCATTAGTTGAATATTCTGCAAACACGGCAGGTACAGTTGTTGATTTTTATAAACAGAAAGATATTTGGTCAGTATTAAGACAAAGTAAACCTACTGTCGATGTAAACAAAATAAAACGTGTTATGTTATATAATACTTCGGACAACGAAATAATACAATATTTAGATTATGTCGATGTATTACAAGGTAAAATTCCAGGACCTGCAGAACAAGAACTATCTTATAAAACGTATTATGATCCAGCAACTTATACAGTTGGAACAGGTGTAAATGTAGATACTACAAATAGTTGGGGCGAGATCCAAGTAGGTAAATTATGGTGGGATTTAACAACTGCTAAATTTATTAATCCTTATCAGTCTGATGTAATCTTTAGTGCAAACAATTGGAACAAAAAGTATTCAAATACTAATTCCATTAATGTTTACGAATGGGTAAAATCAACAGTACTACCTGAAGAATGGGATAAGCAAGCAGGAACTGAACGCGGAGCATCTAAAGGTATAAGCGGAAAAAGCAAATACGGAAATAATGCTTATGTTACTAAGCAAGTTTATGATAAAGCAAGTAAAACATTTACAACATATTATTATTTCTGGGTAGGACAAAAGACAACAGTACCTAATATAGAGGATAGAACTTTAAGTGCTAATAGTATTGCACAACTAATAGAAGATCCTGCTGGACAAGGATATAGATTTGTTAGCTTTATTAGTCCTACACAGTTTGCTCTTTTTAATTGTGAATCGTTAATTAGAGGCAACGAAGTTGCTATAAGTGTACAATATTGGACAATAGAAGATCAAGATATTAATATACATAATCAGTATCAAATTATATCTGATGGATTAGAAACAAGCAAACCTAACAGAGATATTGAACAAAAATGGTTTGACAGTTTAATAGGTTGGGATCTTGCAGATAGGCCTGTACCTGCTCCGGAATTAAGTATAAAAGAGCGTTATGGTATTTTAAATAGACCTAGACAAACTTGGTTTGTCAATAGAGTAGAAGCTCTAAAAGAAGTAGTAAACAGAATAAACAGTGTTCTTTTAGATAACTTAATAGTCGATGATAAAAATCTTAACAGGCTAACTGAGAAAGAAGCAGAGCCCAGTGTTGCAAGTAGACTCTTTGACACAACAGTAGACACCGTAACTGAATTACAGTTTGTAGGTGTGTCTAAAGCTAACCAAGCATCGCTAACTCCTGTTGTAGAAAATGGCGAAATTGTAAGAGTAGAAATAAATCAACCAGGTAGAGGCTATTTACAAGCACCAACAGTAGAAGTATTTGGCACAGGACAAAATGCTGTTATAGAAACCGTTATAGATAGTAACGGAAAAATAACAGACACAAATATTATTAATGCTGGAGAAAATTACAATAGTTCAAATACATCTATTTCAGTAAGAAGATTTACAGTCTTAGTCAAATCAGATTCAACTGTAAACGGTAGATGGGCATTGTATGAAAGAGATACTACTACTGATGAATGGATTAGAGTAGCAAGTCAAAGTTATGATGTTAATCAATACTGGCAATATGTAGATTGGTACGAAGATGGTTATAGTCAATTTACAGAAATAAATCAATCTATAGACTTTGCTTACGAACTACAAGGCTTAGACAATGAAATAGGTGATATTGTAAAAATTCAATCTGTAGGCACAGGCGGATGGTTACTTCTAGAAAAAATTGATAACCAAACCGGTGTCGACTACACTATAAATTATCAAACAGTTGGCAGACAAAATGGTACAATCCAGTTGTCAGATACTTTATATGATGTGTCAAAAAATTTAGTAGGCTATGATACAACTACATTTGATACATTAACATTTGACGGTCAGCCAAGCGTAGAATTAAGAATTGTTCTAGAAGCAATTAGAGATGATATTTTTGTTGATGATTTAGCACTTGAATATAATAAATTGTTTTTCTCAAGTTTACGTTATGTTTTTGCAGAGCAAAATTATGTAGATTGGGCATTTAAAACATCATTTATAAAAGCACAGCATAACGTAGGAGAATTAGATCAAAAAATTAATTTCCAAAACGATAATTTGCCTAGTTACGAAAAATATATTAAAGAAGTAAAACCGTATAAGACTAAAATTAGAGAATATTTAAGTAGTTACGAAAAAATAGATAATTCTCAGTCAATGACTACAGATTTTGACTTGCCTCCTTTATATATAGAAGGTACTGACAATATTATTACAAGAACTGTAAAAGTAATTGATGATAATTTAGTTTCACAAGAAGGACCAATTACAACATATCCTGATAAGCATTGGGCGGATAATGCAGGTTATAGTATTAAAGAAATAGCAGTTGCTGATCCTGGGTCTGGTTATGTTACTACACCTGTTGTAACTGTCACCGGCGGCGGCGGCACCGGAGCAATAGCAAAAGCCTCGCTTGGTAGAGGAGGCACGATTACTTCTATACAGATAGTTACAGAAGGATCAGGTTATCTTAGCATGCCAACAGTATCTATAGACGGAACTATAGCAGACGGAGGTCGTAGTGCAAAGGCTGTAGCAATTCTAGGCGGAAGTCCAGTAAGGTCGATGAATACTGTAGTAAAATTTGACAGGGTATCAGGAGAGTTTGAATTTATTAACCTATCTACAACAGAAAATTTTGTAGCAACAGGTAGTAAAGTATTCTTCAATTTACTATGGCCAATGGATTTACGTACAACTAAAGTTACAGTATCTATTGATAACACAGAAGTGTTAGCAGGAAATTATGCATACAAAAATATTTTAGATACTTCTAAAGGTTATGATAGATATTATGGTCAAATTGAATTTATAGATCCTCCAGCTGACGAGGCGCAAATAAAAATAGAATATCATAAAGATATTTCTTTGTTAAATGCTCAGGATAGAATTAACATAGCATATGAGCCTACAGTTGATCAGTTTGGTAAAACATTAGGTCAATTAATGACAGGTGTTGACTATGGAGGTGTAGAAGTTAAATCATTTGACTTTGGAGGAATAAGCGGATGGGATTCTGCGCCCTGGATGAGTAGAGGCTGGGATCTTTATGACACTACTTTTGAAGATGAAATAATTTATAGAAAATTAGTAGAAATTACATTCCCTGAAGATATTAACCTAAGAAGTGCAAGAATTACTCAAGATAATACTAATGCACAAGGTAGTGCTTCTGTTACAGGTTCTGCAAATGTTCTTAATGTTTCGGCTCAGTTCGATCAAGAATTTGATACCCAAAGCGAAATAAGATACGATGACAGTACATTATTAAGTACACAAATTGTAAATTCAACTGATACAAACATAAACATAGATACAGGTATAAACGCAAATGCTATACCTAGTAGCATTGTTAACTATTTAGAATTAGCAAAGCCTTTAGAAGACGGAGTAACATATAACATATATTTCAAAGCTACAGGCTCTGATATTGCAGTTAGACTTGATGATCCTGATTATGAAGGAGCTCCTTTATTAAATAAACCTGATGTTGTTATGGCGTCAATAGTAGGCGACGGAGTTACTACAAGAATTAACTTAGATAATATCAATATAACATTTGGACAAAGCGATGTATTCTACGTAAGAAAAATAACTTCAGATGGTGCATTTAAACCTGATAATGATTCTTATGATGCTTTAATACAAGGCGGCGATCTTTCATATCAAAGTGCTACTGGCTTGAATTCTGCAGATATTAACATAGACGGAGACGGTTTTGTTACTGTAACAACATCACAAGGCCCTGAGGAAGTTGTTCCAGGGCAAGTTGTTGATACTTTAGATATTACCGTATTTGAAAAATCAACAGGAGGAGCAAGTCAAATAGTTTCTAGAAACTATAGGGGAGACGGCCAGACTGTTAGATTTAACATAGGCGATTCGCCAGTTACAAGAGATAATCTTTTTGTAAAAATTGATAATATAATTCAAGAAAAGAATACTTATTATATTGATTTTAACACAAAAGATATTGTGTTTAATACTGCACCCGCAGATAATGCTACTATATTTGTTGCTTCTATAGGTTTGTCATCTATATCTATTATCGATATAGACGATTTTGTAGGCGATGGAGAAACTGTAGAGTTTTTAACAAATAGTAGGTTTGAAGAAAATTCTGAAGCATTTGTTACTATCAATGGAAAGGTTGTTAATGTACAACTGTTTAAAAGTGATGATACATATGAACTTCCAGGAAACTATGTGATTAAATTTGCAGAAGCACCTTTTGATACAGCAGTTATTAAATTGCTTATAGCTTCTAAAGGCTTAATTAATGTTGAATATAGTCAGGTAACCATAGACACTATTGTTGCCGACGGAAGTACACTGCAATACGATTTAGGTAAAGCACCATTTACGCAAAATCCGTCCAGAGCATTTATGCTAGTTAAAGTAAATGATAGATTTTTAAATCCAGGATATACAGAACAGTTTGAAGTTACATCAAACAGAAACTATACCTTTGATTTAACACAAGTTCCGGTAGGTGCTGTTAATGCATACGAGATTGAATTATATCTTAATGGTAGACAATTAGAATACTTACAAGAATGGACTTATCAAGGCGCTGGAGCATTTGACGATACAAAACCTGAAGATGAACAAGCAGGTAGCACAATAACACTAGAAAGAGGTGTAGGCGATCCTGGAGATAAACTACAGGCTTATATAATTACTGATGCTGAGTTTAAATTAGGTTATTATGAAAGTGATAACGATTTTATAAAAACTCCCGGAACAATTCATTTTAATGAACCGTTCAACGAAGACGATATAATAACTGTATATCAATTTAGTAATCATGACAGTCAGGGCATAGAAACACAAAAATTTGTAGTTTCAGAAAAAACTAAATTAACAGAAGGCACTACTGCTTACTATGAATATAGAAGACTAAGTAGAGGTATTATAGAACTTACAACACCAGCAGAAGATGCTCAATATGTATGGGTTTCTGTAAACGGAAATCTATTAACACCAAGTATAGATTATAGTGTAACATTAGATAATAGATACATTAAGTTACAGCAAATACCTCAAGAAAATGATGTAATTGTTGTACAACATTTTGCTAATGCTAAAATTACAGAAAGATTTGGATGGCGTCAATTTAAAGACATGCTTAACAGAACTCATTATAAGAGGTTAGAAACGTCATATGAATTGGCTGAAGATTTAGCATGGACAGATAAAACTATAAAACTTAAAGATGCTACAAATATTCCGGTACCTGTGTTTAATTCGGAATATCCGGGTGTGATATTTATTGAAGGAGAGCGTATAGAATATTTCCAAGTCGACGGAAATGAATTATTGCAAATACGTAGAGGTACATTAGGTACAGGTGTCAAGGATCTATACCTAGCTGGAACAAAAATTATTGAACAAGGTGCAGATACTAATCTACCATACAAAGACGAGACAGAAGTTGTGACAGTAGAAGCCGGCGGCTATGACATAGCAAGCACCATTTACGAAGATTCACCGGGTGTAACCGTAGAAAGATTTTATTTTACAAGCAACAACAATAGCGCATTTCCATTAGGAGGCGATCCAATACCTAGTATAGGATATCCTGGGCAAAGCTGTGTTGTGTATGGTACAGGTTTTGAAACTAATGTAAAAGCTATTGTAGGAGAAACCGAGTGCGAAACTACATACGTAAATGACACAGAATTGTATTTTAAAACTCCGGCATTACCTGTAGGAGCATATGATTTAGTAATTGTAAATCCTGCAACTAATGTTCCTATTGATAGAGCGCAGACTAGTGTAGTTGTTCCTAAAGCAATACCTTATTTGCAAATATTATTACCGTTTGCACCTACACCTAATCCAGCATCAGAAGATCAATGGAGCGAATTAGAACAAACAGGTTGGTATAAAGAACTTGTGTCTATACCAGTAAGTCAAGGTATTCCGGGACGAGGTTATATAATTGATTCTAAAGGAACTACTGATTTTACACAAATTGGAGCACCTAATAATTTATCTGGAACAGAATTTATCATACCAAGAGATGTAGATACAACACTTTTAACAGGTACAGGTAGATTACTTGATTTTGCAAGCATACCATATGAATATTGGGAAGCACAAGATATAGAAGTATTTGCAGGAGGTCGTAGACTTCGTAAAACACCTATTGCTGTTTATGATTATACAGCGCAGGATTCGCCAGAAGGTGATAAAAATGTAGAAGCAGAATTTGCTGTAAATAAAGCGATTGGTGCATATGTAAGACTTACATATCCACCTGAAAACGGAACAAATGTGACTATAGTAAGAAAAATAGGTACTGTATGGTCAAACCCAGGACATAGGTTAGTTGATGCAAATAGTGACGTAGCTAATTTCTTACTATCAAGCACAACTGACGTACCACGATAAATACTGTATAGGAAAATAAAATGGCAGACAATTTTAAAGATCAAAGCGGTGTATTGCTACAAGGACATATTAAAATTCATGACCCTAAATCGGGCGAAGTTTTAATAGATAAACGTAATGCCATACACTATGAGAATATGAGTATATCTCTTGCAGAGTCTATAGGAAACAAGGGCGACGGTTGGATATACGAAATGAGTTTTGGTAATGGAGGCACTTCAGTAGATCCTACTGGAATAATTACATACCTCACACCAAATAGCACAGGAACTAATGCAAGTTTGTACAATCAAACTTATTCAAAAGTTATTGATGACAGAAGCGTAAACAATATTGATCCTATAAGGAATAAAATTGAAACACGTCATGTCAGCGGTACAAACTATACAGATATTTTAGTGACATGTTTATTAGACTATAGCGAACCAAGCGGACAAGATGCATTTGATACTGCCACAGATGAAAATAGTTCGTATATTTTTGATGAGCTAGGTTTAAGAAGCTATTCTGCAGATGGTACAGGTAGATTGCTAACACATGTAATTTTCCATCCAGTACAGAAGTCACTTAACAGATTAATACAAATTGATTATACAGTTCGTGTACAATCATTAAGCGGTTTTAACGAGGGGTAATTAAATGGCTTATCAAATACCCTATACAGATCAAACTAAAGGTGTTTTAATTGTTGAAGATAACACTATTAACAATGAAACAACTATAAAGTTACCAGGAAGAAATACTAGTAGTTACGGTGTAACTATTGCAGAAAATTTCCTACATTTGTTAGAGAATTTTGCAAGTGCAACTGAGCCAGCAAGACCTTCAGAAGGACAGTTATGGTATAACAGTACAGTAGGATCTGAACAACTAAAAATTTATGATGGCACAAGTTGGGTACCAGCAGGCGGATTGAATAAATCACCATCTGAACCTGATGTTGCATTGTCGCAAACTGGTGATCTTTGGGTAGATACTGATAACCAACAGCTTTATTTGAATTCAGGTTCTGGCTGGGTATTAGTAGGACCTAATTTTAGTGATGGTTTAGTTACAGGTGCAACGCCTACTAATCTTGTTGGCACTGATAATGTAACATATACAGTTATACAAGTTGAAGTTGCGGCACAACCTGTTGCAATTATAACTAAAGACGGATTCACACCTAAAACAGTTATTCCAGGATTTACTACTCTTAAACCTGGTATAAATTTATCAACTAGAGATATATCAGGTACAGGAACTCCAAAATTCATTGGTACTTCTGAAAAAGCAGAATCTTTGATTGTTAACAACAATACAGTTTTAGCTGGTAACTTCTTAAGAGGCGACACAACTAGTACAACACTATTTCCTTTGAATGTACAAAACAATACAGGATTAACAGTCGGTACAGATGCCGCCCTAAACTTTGCAGTTGAAGGACAGGCAGGTATAATACAACACCAAATTGAAGGATCTAATATTGACGTTCGTGTTAGAAATCAAGGATCTACAAAAACAGTATTGCGTGTTGATAGTGCATTAAGATTAGGTATAAACAACGAAGCTCCTGACGAAGCACTAGATGTTGTAGGAAATATACAGACAGATTCAGGCGTATTCATTAACGGAACAACAGAAAGTCAAACTATTAGCACAGGTAGTTTTATTACCAAAGGCGGCGCTGGAATAGCAAAAAATGTTAATGTTGGAGGAGATTTAAAAGTAAGTAATCTTACTACGTTAGGTAATACTATACCTGATGGTAACAACACAAGGAATTTAGGTTCAGCAACTTCTAAATGGCAAAATGTTTATGCTACAACTTTCGTAGGAAACGTAACAGGTAATGTTAACGGTACAGTATCTGGTACAGCAGGTACAGCAAATAAACTAACATCTGCAAGTACATTTAGACTTATTGGTGATATTACAGCAGATGATGTTACATTTGATGGACAAACTGGCGGATCGTTAAAGATATTTGATACAAAACTACGAAATGATTTTATTGGTGATCAGGATGAAACATCTGTAACAGAAAGAACAGATGAAATTTTGATCAATAAAAGTACAGGATTGTTTAAAATACAACGTGACGACTTTTTAGCTGCCGTACCTAGCTTCTTTGCAGGAATGATTTTACCATATGCAGGCGTTACACCTCCTAACAGTGCATGGTTATTGTGTGACGGAGGAGAACACAGAATTTCTGACTATAACAACCCTGGTGAATTGTATGATGTAATTAAATTTTTATATGGAGCAAGAACACTAGAGTCTGTAACAAGTCCTGGAAACACACTAGCAGAAGCAGGATTATTTAGAGTACCAGATTTACGAGGCAGATTACCCCTAGGTGCAGACAACATGGGCGGCACAAGTGCTAACAATGTACAAGCAGATTATGCAGATGGTTTAGGACAAGTTGGCGGAGCAGAAGATAAGTTGCTTATTACTGGAAACTTACCTGATCACAAACACGATTTAAAAGGTGATGGTTCAGAAGGTGCTCAGTATTACGCAATTAGAGATATTAGCGGCACACCGAGTGATTCAGATGCAACACCATATGATTCACCAACAGGATCAGGATCAGGACAGGCACTTCCAAACAGCGGAGGAATTCAAAGTTATCCAGAAGATCAAATTCCGTTTAATGTTATGCCTCCTACAATGACGATCAACTACATCATTTACACAGGGAGGGCGTTAACCTAATGAGTTACAAATTAAATAAAACTGATGGCGAATTACTAGTAGAACTAGCAGACGGACAGATAGATACTACTACAACTGATGTAACTCTTATTGGTAGAAATTTTAAAGGGTTCGGTGAAGCAGTAAACGAAAACTTTATTAAAATTCTAGAAAATTTTGCATCAACCGGTGCGCCTAGCAATCCATTAGTAGGACAGCTTTGGTATGATACAAGTTCGCAAAGACTTAGACTATATGATGGTACTAGTTTTAGAACTTCGGGAGGACCGATTGTATCTGCTACTAGACCAGACATGGTTGCAGGCGATATATGGATAGACAACGCAAATAACAAAATGTATTTCTTTGACGGAACTGATCTTGTTCTAGTAGGACCAGATTATGATTCAGGCCAAGGGCAAACAGGATTTGAAGTTGTTTCTGTCATTGATATTTCTGCCAGAGAGCGTGTTGTTCTTAAAATTTGGATAGGCGGAACATTATTTGGTGTTATAACCAAAGAAGAATTTAGATTAAGCGGTACAAACAAAATGCCTGGATACCCCGATGATCCTGACGATGTTGTTTTTCCTGCAAGACAGTTATTTTTAAAAGGATTTAATTTAGTAGACTCTACGTTCTTTTATCAAGGAACTGCGGCAAAATCACGTTCACTTGTTGATGTTCAGGGTAATGCATTTACTAGTGCAGACTTTTTACCAACTACAGAAAATGGTGAAACAACCGGTAGTATTATTATTAGAAATCCAGCAGGTTTAGGTATTGCACTTGAGGAAGAAGAATATGCAACTCTTAAAGTTATAGGAACTACAACTTCTTTAGAAACGCAACAAAAAGAAACTGCTATAACAATTAGAACTAGAACATCAAACAGATTCGAAAATGCATTTTATGCAGATGGTGCAACTAGTAGGGTAGGTATCTATAGAGATGATCCCGAGTATACTTTAGATGTTGACGGAACATTTAGATCAACTGGCGATGCAATAATTGATGGAAATTTAACTGTAAACGGTAACACAACGTATATTAACATTGATAATTTACAAATTGCAGACATCAACATAGAACTAGGAGTAGTAGAAGGCGGTACACCGGGCACTGATGCTCAAATCGACGGTGCCGGCGTTATTATGAAATCTACTGATGGTGATAAATCAATTACTTTTGATAATGCTACTCAAAGTTTTGATCTAACAGAAACTATAAACATACCGCTAGGAAAAGATTATAGGATTGAGGATCAATTAGTTTTAAGTAGAACTACACTGGGGTCTACAGTTACTACTGCTAATGGATTAACTAGTATAGGCACACTTGTAGAGCTTGACGTAGACAACGTTAATATTGATGGAAGCACAATTACAGTAAGCACACCGTTAAACATAAATGCTTCGGGCGATATTTCTGTAACAAATAGTAAAATTACAAATCTAGCAAATCCTACAAATGCACAAGACGCTACAACAAAAACATATGTTGACACTCAATTAAGAAGTCAAAATTTTGCACTATCAATTGATATTACTGGATTGACTGTACCGTCAGTAGCTAATCCTTATACAGATGTAAGAGATATTTTAGAAGACATTGCAACGGCAGCTAATTTCGAAGATGGCGTCGAAGCAAGAATACATTGTACTTCTTATTCTAATGTTAACGTTACTGGTATTGACGTTCAAGGGGCAATGAACAAGAGTTACATTAGTGTCATGGCAGATGACAGTTCTGCTGTATCGGTAGTTGAAGATGTTAACTTTGATCCTGTTGCAGGATCTGCATCTTTTGTGCCTGACAGAAGTAATATGTTATTTAGAACAAGCGGAGGTACATGGGTTTGGGTAAGCACTACGTAGATCCGATAAATACCAATATAGATAGGGTTAGGCATGTCGTATTCAATTAATAGATTTGATAGAACACTTCTAGCAGTTATAGAAGATGGTACAATAGATAGAACTACTGAACTACAGTTCATTGGTAAAAACTTTGCCGGTTATGGCGAAATACAAAACGAAAATTTCTTATACTTGCTAGAAAATTTTGCAGGAGGCAATCCTCCTAGCAAACCTTTAAGCGGTCAGCTTTGGTACGATAGCGGTTCTAAAAAAATTAAAGTTTACGATAATAGTATATGGAGAACATTGGGTGTTACCCAAGTATCTGACACTGCACCAACTAATTTGCAAGAAGGTGATGCATGGTGGGATTCGGATAAAAAGCAATGGTATGCTTATAACGGTACAGCGTTAGAGCTAATAGGACCAGAAAAGGCAGGACCAAACACTACACGTATGGTAAGTGCTTTAGTATTAGATACAATAGGCACAGAACATGCAATTATAAAAGCAGTAGTTGACGATGTAGTAATGTTTGTTATAAGCGATGATGAATTCACGTTAAATGCTTCTAATCCTATTACTGGTTACACAATTATTAGAAAAGGTATAACACTTGCTGATTCACAATCTGCAGATGGAATAACTGATCCTGCTGAAACTTGGTTTTGGGGAACAGCAACAAATGCTGAATTGTTAGACGGATTAAATAACACACAATTTTTAAGAAGTGATCAAAACACTGCTCTAACCGGAGAATTTACATTATCTACTTCTGGCACTGGAATAAATTGGGTAGCAGGTGACATATACATTAAAGGTTATGATGCTGAACAAAAATTAGTTTTACAAAACAGAAGTACAGATAATACAATATTTTTAGCAGGTAACACAGAAACTTTAAAAATTAATCCAAGTGCTAATACATTAGGATTAACTTATCTTGGAAATACTATTTGGCACAGCGGTAATCACGGATCTGGATCTGGATTAGATGCAGATACTTTAGATGGTTACAATCATACTGATTTTCTTAAAGTAAGTGCAAAGGCAGTAGATGCAGAACTATTAGATGGTATAGATTCTACACAGTTCTTAAGAAGCGACGAAGATGATGTCCTTAATGGAAAATTAACAGTAAATGAATTGTATATTAATGCAGGCGAAGGTTTTGAATTTAAGAACGGCGGTGCAAGAACGTCACTGAGCGGAACTGTAAACAATGACAGTAGAATCATAAACCTTAGAGATGGCAATCCTGCAACTGACGGAGCATTGTTTATTACAGCTGATAGTGTTAGTCCGGGTGATGCTCTTACAGAATTATTGTATATCGACACAGCTAAGTTTGAATGGAAGGGCAATGAAATATGGCATGCCGGTAATGACGGCCCTGGTTCAGGTTTAAACGCAGATACACTGGATGGATTACAAGCAGTAGATTTTTTAGAAGTAGACGGTAAAGCAGTAGCGGCAGACTTTGCAGACGAAGCCGCGTTAGCTAGAGATTCAAATACAGTCGGCGGCGTTGCACAAACTCAGTTTTATAGAAAAACTGGTGGCGCAGTTAGCGGCTACATTACTTTACATGCTGATCCTACAAGTGACATGCATGCCGCTACAAAACAATATGTAGACGATTTAGTTGCACAAAGTGATCCGCTTTGGGCAGGCGCTACAACATTCAGTAATGTAAAAGCAACTTATGCAAACTATCCTAATGGTACTAGAGTTTCATTTTGGGAAGAAAGAAACTACACAAGACCTGCAAACTCTAATGGTGGTAGTGTAAGTATAAGTGATAGATATAGACGTACAGTCAAAAAGACTGGTGCAAATACTTGGACTAACATCGGAGGTTAATTATGACAGAAATAACAAGAATTACAGCGTTAGCCCAATTTAATAAGTTAAACAATATGTTTACAATGGTGTTAGGAACTGTCCCAGACATGTCCTTGTTAAATCATGACTATTACCTTTACAAAGAAATAGAAATTGATATTGACAACGAAACAGTTGTAGGAACATACGATAATTTTTCTATAGTAAATATACACGAGCAACCTTTAGAAATAAACGAAGATATGCTCAATGAACTTGCTAGGAATAAAATTGTAAAAGAATATCCAATAGAAAAGCAATTAACAATAATTGGCAATACAATAGAGCGTTTAGCCGATGCGGCAGGCGTTGATTCAACTGATATAAAAATTATGAATGATTATATCAACGAAATAAAAAGAGCCAATGCAATACGCAAACAATTCTATGCTAACAGTACAGAATACAATTATAAGAGTACTGAAGAATTAGATGAAATGATTGCTACAAAATATGAAGGTAGTATACAGGCTTATGAAGGACAATTTAGTGATTTATGAGGTTTTTGATAAAGACACAGTAGAATCTGTCTATAAACTCATTGAATCTATCGAAGAGCCTAGGTGGATTAGAAGAACTAAATTACAGCCGGGTAGAGCTATTAATAATTCTACATGTGCTTACGATTATTGTAACCATATGCAAATGAAAAAAGAAATGAAGGAACAATTAAAAGAAATTGCTCCTGTATACGAAGATTTTAAGTTAGCTGATTTAGCAGTTAACAGATATAAAATAGGAGATTATATAGGCCAGCACAAAGACAAACACGATTTTAGAAGAAACTTAGTTATAAGTTTACAAGAAAGCGGAGATGGTCTATATATTGACGAGGAAGATAAATTTGTAGAAGACAAAATAGGACAAGGAGTGCTTATTGAAGGGATAGGACCTATACATTCTGTTCCTCCTGCTAAAAAATTAAGATACTCTTTAGTTTATTTGTACGAGTGAGAAAAATATGCATGAAACACTAGAACAATTAGATAATGCTACTGTAGATTCTTTAATTAATATTAAAGCTGATGTTGCATTTTCTTCTAACAATGTAAGAATAGGCACTAACGGCTTAGACAAGTTAAGTGTATACAGTACATCAAAATGGCATGACTGGTCATTAGAACAAAGGAATAATTTTAAAACTTTGTTAAATGATCATATGTCTACTGCAATAGTTGGTTGGTTTTTAGAATTTCCAGGAAATACAGGATTTTTAGATGAAATGGACTATTGGGTAGATAAGCCAGACTCGGGAACTGTTGTAGCATATTCTTTAGTAAACAACAATTCAATTACAGTTGCAGGACAAACAGTAACTTTGCAAAAAGGCGAAGGTATAAAATTTAGTCTAAAACAAATACACAAAGTTGACATAGCAAGTAGTACAAGAAGCTGGGCTTGTTTGATGCAATTACAATAAATTGAAAATAGGAATAAATACAGTAGTTAATAGGAATCGAACAACATGGCTTACCAAATAGATAGATATAATAAAACATTACTCACTGTAGTTGAAGACGGTACTATCGATCAAACTACCGATTTGAATTTTGTCGGTAAAAACTACGCAGGGTATGGTGAAATACACAATGAAAACTTTTTATTCCTACTAGAAAACTTTGCAGGAGCAAATCCTCCTCCTAGAGCAATAAGTGGACAAATTTGGTTCGATTCTTCCCTAGCTAAATTAAAGTTTTTTGATGGTTCAAAATGGCGAACAACAGGTGGCGCAGAAACTACAGGTACTGCTCCTGCTGGTCTAACAGAAGGCGATTTTTGGTGGGATACAACTAACGAACAGCTATATGCTTATAATGGAACAGATTGGGTTTTAATTGGACCTCAGGATGCTGGCGAAGGCGTTACACAGATGCAATCACGTTCAATACGTGACAACTTAGGAGTTTCGCACAGTATTATTACTTCTGTAGTTAATGATACAGTAGTACATATTATATCTAATGATGCATTTACTATTGATAATACAGATGCTGAAAATGTAATTCCAGGTTTTGACATTGTAAAAAGAGGTATTACTTTAGTTAATACTCAAGCATCGACTGGCGGAACAACAACCTCAGAACATATCTTTTGGGGTACATCATCAAATGCGTTAAAATTAAATGGCATAGATGCAAGTCAATATGTAACATCTATTGTAGGACAGGCTACTATCTTTGAAAATGTAGTTCAGTTTAAAGACGATGGTTTTACTGTAGGTGATTCTAACGACTTACAAGTTTTTGTACCTACAGGAACTGACAACAAAATAGCAATAGCAAACACAATTGGTAATTCAATATTTTTATCAGCTAAGCCAGCCGCAGGAACACTTAAAAATACTGTAAGAATTACACCAGATGCACTTCTTCCAGGTGTTACAAACATAGAAGAAACAGACGAAAACGCATATGTAAGCGAAACAGTTGCTATTGGTAGTGCAAACTTCCCATTTAATGAAATATTTGCAAATAATTTTACTGGACTTGCAGAAAAATCTACAGCATTAGTTGTAAATGGTAATAATAGACAAGGCGATATAGAAGCAAATGCGAATACTATTGCTGTAAGAGATAATTCGGGTGACTTAAAAGCAAACCTATTTATTGGTACAGCACTAACTGCTCGTTATGCTGACTTAGCAGAAAAATATTTAACAGATCAAGAATACCCCGTAGGCACAGCAATGTGTGTTGGCGGCAAACAAGAAGCTACAGCGGCTGGTACTAGTTGTATGTGCATAGGAGTTATTTCAGATAAGCCTGCTTATTTGATGAATGCAGAAGCCGAAGGTCAAATTTTAGGACTAAAAGGTCGTGTTCCGGTGCGTGTTAGTGGACCAGTATCTAAAGGACAACCAGTATATGCCTGGCAAGACGGTGTATGCACAACTATTGCGTCAACAGGATTAGTTGGTATTGCTCTAGAATCTAGTAATGAGGAATCAGAAAAATTAATAGAGTGCGTTTTAAAGGTATAAATAACTACGTACTTAATAAGGAACATAAGATATGGCAGTATTACCGCAGGCAATCATAACAGCGTCAGATTACAATACACTACAAAACCGTATTGAACAAATTTTAGGTACAGGTAGTGCAATCGAAAACACTGGTTATGGACAAACAGTCACTAGCGGACAAGTCGCAGGACCTGGTCCTAGTAGCGACGGAGATATTGTTGATCACGAAAGAATGCAAGAGCTATGGGACGACATGGACCGTGCTTACAAGCATCAAAACGGCTCAAATTTAGGACTAACACAATTAGCTACCGGAGATTTGATAGGAGCCGATGTTTCTACATCCGATCTGCCAGCATTTAGTGATGAAGATGCAGACAATGACGGAAATATTGATTACTCATTAAGTAACATAGATAATACTCAGGGTTTTAATGATTACTTAACAATTATGACTGCCTTAGAAGCAGGCAAGGATACAGTCGCAGTTGCAGAAACAGTGTCAGATGGTGCTATTGTTCCCGGAGGTGATGCAAGAACAACTAGTTTTAATGGTACTATTGATTCAGAATTTACTGTGACTTTTTCTAGTGATGATGCACTACGTCATTTTTTTAATGCCGGTGGACAGATATTAATTGAAGGAACAGTTGAAAACGTAAGCGATACTACAGCAACAAATAATAAGGCTGTACTAAGAAATCAAGGTTGGCAGTCAATGGTTGAAAATCCCGGTACAATAGCATTTGGTTATAACTATACAACAATTGATGGCCAAAGCACTGGAGTTACTTATCCAGATGGCGCAATAGGCCAAAGGCAATTAACAACAACTTTCCAGACTATTTTTAGAAGAGATGCAAGTGCAAGCACCTATGGTGATAGTTATTGGACAATAGAAGCTAGAATAGAATCATCACTTACAAGACGTTTAAGATTTAAACTAACACTAGTAGATGACGGTCCAGAAAGTAACCTTGATGCTGGTGCAAAAGGAAGTATCGAACCTGGTGTAACTGAGCCAGTGACAGCAAATATTTTGTTTGATTATGGTGCAAGACGTCCTAGATCATTAGATTTTGAAACAGACGGCACTACAAGACGCTTTACTTTGCCGTATCCTACATTCGCAAATCCAAATACTTTCGAATAATTACTTGACATAGTACTGATATTCGTGTATAATATACACAATACAGGAGTATCTTATGGATGAAAAGTTAAAAAATGCTTTAGATTTTTCAAATTATATGGTAACGCTTAATAATCAAAGGCGTATATTGTTAGAACAATTTAAAGAAAACACAAAATACTATTATGGGGGCGGGCAATTTACAATTGAAACGTCATTAATGAGTCATTTGTCTGCATTATCTAATGTAACTAATAATGCAATCTTACTAGATGATAACAGTATTCCAATTCTAGTCGAAGATGTTACAGGTTTTCTTGCAGAAATTGCAAAAAAATATGACGAGAATCTACGTATATATTATCAAGAATATCAAAACATAAAAAATAGCAGAAGTGTAGAGAAACTAGTAGACGATGAGTAAAGGCATCTTAGTGTTTGCCAGAAATAGCAATACATTAAATTATATTTCACAAGCAAAAGACCTTGCTAAACGTGCAAAACAGCATTTAGATTTACCAGTATCTTTGGTAACAGACAAAGAAAGTTGTGAAGATGCAGATTTATCTGCATTTGATAAAGTTATTATCTTAGAAAATACTGTAGATAACAATTTTAAAACACACTATGACGGTTCAGGTAATTCAGTAAAGTCTTTATGGAAGAATAATTCTCGTAGCCTTGCATATGAGCTTACTCCTTACGACGAAACTTTAATGTTAGACACTGACGTTGTAATTTGCAACAATAATTTTTTACAATGTTTTAATCAATCCAATAATTTTTTAATATACAAACAATGTCATAATCTAGTAGACATGACAACAGGTATCGAGTTCGAAAGAATATCAGATATAAGTATAGATTTTTACTGGGCTACATGTGTGTTTTTTAGAAAAGTTTATTCTAACAAAATTTTCTTTGATTTATTAAAACATATACAAGAAAATTATCAACATTATAGAATTACATATTTTATCGAATCATTAAAATTCCGTAATGACTATGCATTTAGTATTGCTATTCATATTATGAATGGATTTCAAGCAGGCGATTTTGCAAAAGAAATGCCCGGAACTTTATATTATATCACAGACAAAAGCATTTTGTATAAAGTGCAAGAAAATAACTTAAAGTTTTTATTAGAAAAGCCAACCTATAAAAATCAATATACTCCATTATCGATAAAAAACGCTAATGTGCATGTAATGAATAAATTTAGTCTACAGAGGTGTATAGATGAGTAATAAAGGATTTGTATTGTATGCCGAAGGTGAGCAATATATACAACAAGCATATCTGTGTGCATTAAGTATAAAAAAATTTAATCAACATATTCCAGTAAGCCTAATTACTAATACTGATGTAGCAAATTACAAGTATATTTTTGATAAAATAATTCCTGTACCTACATACAATGGCGATAATAGTAGATTTAAAACCTATGCTAGACAGTTTATCTATGAACTGTCTCCTTACGAAGAAACAATTTCAATGGATAGTGATGTATTAGTATTGCATAATTTAGATTATTTCTGGCAAGCAATGAATACTGATGTTTATTATTGTGATACTGTCTTTACATATAGGGGCGAGAAAATAAAAGATACGTTTTACAGGAAAGCATTTATTAGTAATAATTTACCTAACGTTTATAACGCATTTTTCTACTTTAAAAAAAGCAAATATTCAAAACAGTTTTATACTACGCAAAAACATATAGCTGATAATTGGCAAGAATACTACAGGATATTCTGCCCTAAGAACATGCCTAAAGAACCTAGCATGGATATCATTACAGCAATTACCCATATTGTATTAGATATTAGACAAAAAAATAACATTATGCCTAATTTAGTACATATGAAACCTGCAATACAAAATTGGGAAAAGTATAGTGATAATTGGTCAACAAGAGTAAGCGTTTTTGTAGATGATGATGCAAATTTAAAAATAGGAAATCATGCTCAACACACTGTTTTTCATTATACAGATAATAGTTTTGTTAATGAGGATATAATTAGGAAGTTCGAAGATGTACAAGGGTAATATTGCACTAGGGTTCGATAAAAAAACTGGTAAAATCAAGCAAATCGGCGCACCTCCTATTGATGCTCCTTCGCAAATACAAGTTCCATATGAAATAGCCGGACCTATCCTTGAAGGTAAAGTATCAAAAAACAATTTTAGGGTAATTTATAATCCTGAAACGAAAAAATTTGAGTTAAAAGAAACAGATTCTATTAATAAAACTACATTTGATATTAATGATTTCCATCATAGCATTCCTTATTCGTATAGTAACAAAGATTGCACTATAGAAAAGGATAATACAACTAAAGTTTGGCGAATTATTCTTTCAGATGAATTGTGTACTAACATGAAAGGCATGTTTGTAGGTGAAACATTAAATTTTAGTGTTACTAAACATGGTGATCTAAACATATTGTATAGATTACTACGTGTAGACATAGAAGAACTATGTGAAACTGGTGTAATTGAGATTCCGTTCACAACTGACGACGAGTGCAATCTTACAAAGTTAAGTATCTATACGCCTAAGCGTTTTAAAGACTACGGATTTAGAGTAAAAAATGAAACTTAGAGTACCAGACTGTGATGTAATATACTTGTCGTATGACGAGCCAAACGCAGAAAAGAATTATGCAGATTTATGCAAAAAAATTCCTTGGGCAAAACGTGTTCATGGTGTTGAAGGTAGTGATGCGGCGCATAAAGCATGTGCAAATATTAGTGAAACTGATAGATTAATTATTGTAGACGGCGACAATATAGTAAATCAAGATTTTATTAATCAAGAATTTGTATTAGGCAATGATTTTAATCCTTACAAAACCGTTATAAGTTTTACTGCAAAAAATAACATCAACGGATTAGTTTATGGCAACGGCGGAATAAAGTGTTGGCCTAAAAGTATAATACTAAACATGAAAACACATGAAAACGCCGCCCCTGATAACCTACAAGCACAGGTAGACTTTTGTTGGGATATAAATTATTATCATTTGCCTGGAACATATAGTACTATTATGAATAATGCTACACCTCAACAAGCCTGGAGAGCAGGATTCCGCGAAGGTGTTAAAATGGCACTAAATGAAGGACAAAAAGTTTCTAAAGAAAGACTAAAAGGTTTACATTGGAAAAACTTGCACAGACTTTATGTATGGTTAATGGTAGGTGCAGACGTAGAAAACGGTAAATGGGCAATATATGGTGCAAGAGAAGGTTTGTACAAAACTATGTGTACAGATTGGAACTTTGTAAATGTGCGTGATTTTAAATGGCTGAATGAATATTGGAATAATAAGGACTTTTCATTCGTAGATAGTCCAATAGAAGATCTTGGATTTCAATTAAAAGAAGAATTAGATTTGCCTATAGCTGTTGAACCATTAGATGAAGATCAAAGCAAGTTCTTTAAAACTGTTTACATTAATCAAGAGCGATCTAGCTACAAAAATATATCTAATAGTTCAAGTATTTCTAATGAAGAATACGATATTGTGTTTATCAGTTACAATGAAGTTAACGCAGACAAAAACTATGAAAATTTAATTAAAAGATTTCCTCGTGCAAAACGTGTTCATGGGATAAAAGGAATCCATCAAGCACATATTGAAGCGGCAAAACAGTGTAGTACAGATATGATATGGATTGTAGATGGAGACGCAGTTATAAATGATGATTTTAATTTTGATTATGTGGTGCCAGCTAAGGAAAAAGATCACGTTCATGTTTGGCGATGTGAAAACAAAGTAAAAGGTTTAGAATATGGCTACGGCGGAGTAAAATTATTTCCAAGGATAGCAACAATAGAAATGGATACATCTAAACCGGATATGACTACAAGTATAAGTAGACATTTTAAAGCGGTAAAAGAAGTTTCTAATAGTACCGAGTTTAATACAGACCCGTTTAGTGCTTGGAAAAGTGGCTTTAGAGAATGTTGCAAATTATCAAGCAAAGTTATAGATAGACAAAAGGATGTCGAAACGGAATTACGTCTAAATATATGGTGTAGTGATAAAGGCAAGGACGAGCCATTTGGTAATTATGTAACTGACGGTGCAAGAGCCGGCAGAAAATACGGTGAAAGTAACAGAGGTGATATTGAAGCTCTCAAAAAAATTAACAACTTTGATTGGTTGAAGGAACAATTTAATGCTAGAAATTCATGAACTGCTAGATAGATATGAGTTGCTGTATCCAAACGACACAAATATATCAAATCTAAGGCGTGCCTATATAGATAAAGACCTTAATAGTATATTTCGTGTCACTAATGCAAATGAAGAACTACGTAAAGCAGTTGTAGAAAAAAATCTACACAGTTTGTTTCGTGTTATTGGAGATGTTACAGTAAAAGGCGAAGCTGATGATTTACGTAAAGCAATATTAGAAAATAATTTACACAGTATTTTTAGACTTGTTGATAATGTAGAATTAAGAAAGGCTGTAATAGGCGAAAATCTTTACAGCATATTTAGATTTATATACGACGAAGATGTTCGTAAACTTGTACTTGAAGATAACATTTGGAAACTGTTTGATATATTTGACAGATTTGTTCAAACTGACTTTACTCAAGCCTTTAAAAGAATTTTAGCAGATAGTATAGAGATAGATAATGATTGTTTTAGTAGAGGACAACTTAAAAGTAAAATATGGTTAGTAGACGAACTTCAAAAAATTAATAGATCACTAGGCACAGTATTTTTATGTGCTGGTTGGTACGGTACACTAGCAACTATGTTGTTTGAAAGTAATTTACATATATCAAAAATTAGAAGTTTTGACATAGATCCTAGTTGTGCCGACATAGCAGAAGTCTTTAATAAAAGTTGGTTAGTACAAGATTGGAAATTTAAAGCAACAACAAAAAATATATTTGATATAGATTATAAAAATTATAACTATCAAACAATAAACAAAGAAGGACAACTATCTAATATGTCTGATAGTCCTACTACAGTTATTAACACAAGTTGTGAACATATACCTAATTTTAGTGATTGGTATGAAAAATTACAAAGTGGCACCTTAGTTGTATTGCAGACAAATAATTACTTTGATATCGAAGAACATATTAATTGTAAATCTAGTCTTAAAGAGTTTTCGGATGAAACACCGATGAAGCAAGTTTTGTTTGAAGGTGTGTTAGACTTAGAAAAATATAAGAGGTTTATGAAAATTGGAATTAGATAAATTTACAGTCAGAGAACTTCAATTAGAAAGTGCAAGGGCATTAAGCACCATGCAAGCAACAAGTAATAATATTACACAATTTAACAAAGAAGCACATCATAATAGTCATAACTGGTACAAAGCAGTAATTCTCTGGTATGTTGCTCAATATGGTGATTTGCCTAGTAAAGTTGGCCCAGGAAAAGATGTAAAGTTAGTACACGATGTATAGATACGAAAACATTAAAGAAGTACATTTAGAAATTACACAACGTTGTCAAGCGGCCTGCCCTATGTGTGATAGAAATTGTAATGGCGGCACAGATAATCCTCACATAACAAATGCAGAGTTAAGTCTTGAAGATTGTAAACGTATTTTTAAACCAGACTTTATTAAACAACTTAACACAATGTATATGTGTGGCAACTTAGGCGATCCTATTGTTGCTAAAGATACACTAGAAGTTTTCAAATATTTTAGAGAACATAACCCTAAAATGTGGTTGAGTATGAATACAAATGCAGGAGCAAAAGATGAAGCATGGTGGACTGAACTTGCCCAAGTTTTTGGTAGAATGGGTGCTGTTATTTTTAGCGTGGATGGCCTTAGGGATACTAATCACCTATACAGGCAGAATGTTGTTTGGGATAATGTAGAACGAAGTGCTAAGGCATTTATTGCCGCCGGCGGTAGAGCTCGCTGGGATTTTATAGTTTTTGAACATAACGAACATCAAGTTGATCGTGCAGAAGAAATAGCGAACAGTATGGGTTTTGAAAAATTTGTAAGAAAAAAGACAGGCAGATTTTACAGCACTTCGCAACTTTCTGGAAAAGAAACGCACCAAGCAGTGAACAGAAAGGGAGAACAAACACAAAATTTAGCAAAACCTAAAGATACAAAAAATATTAATTTAGCTTTGCTTAAAGAAGAAGAAATAACTAACACATACGGCAGTATGCAAAAGTACTATGATACCTGTTCTGTAAAATGTAAAGTTGCTGAACAAGGTAGTATATTTGTAACAGCCGAAGGCTTGTTAATGCCTTGTTGTTGGACTGCCGGACGTATGTATAAATGGTGGCATCCTGATCCAAGGGTAGAACAGATTTGGGATCATATTGACTCAGCAGGCGGAAAGGAAGGTATAGATATTATAAACAATGATCTTGAACAAGTAATGCAAGGAACTTTACTGAAAGGAATACAAGACAGTTGGTCTATACAAGGAATACAAAATGGAAAGTTAGGTGTCTGTGCAATGAAGTGCGGAACTGAGTTTGATCCATATGCGGAACAATTTAAATGATAAACAAAATTGAATTAGAAATTACAAGTAACTGCAATGCGGCGTGTCCAGGATGTGCTAGAACACTTAATAGTGATAGGTTAAAAATTAATAGTTTTAACTTTCATGATATTGTAAGATTGTTTCCTACTGAAGCAGACATACGTGGCAAAGAATTTAAATTTTGCGGAGTTTTAGGTGATCCGGCTCTTAATGTAGAATGCGTCAAGATGGTGGATTATCTAGTGACCAACGGAGCGTATTGCGAACTTAGTACAAACGGTGGCTATCAAACTGCACAATGGTGGAAAAGTTTAGGTGCAATAGCAAATGATTATCCTGGCAGATTGCATATACATTTTTGTGTAGACGGACATAAAGAAACTAATCATATTTACAGAGTTAACACTAAATTTGATGTTATTGAAAGAAACATGCAAGCATTTTCGTCTGTTGCACCAAAAGAAAATGCGTCTTGGATATACATTGTTTTTGATCATAATGAACACGAATTAGAAATTGCAAAACAGCATGCCAAAGAATTAGGTTTTAAATTTGCTACTAGAACAGGTATGCGTAATAGTTATGACGATTGGGTAGCTACATTAAAAAGAAAACAAAATAAAAAAATTGTAGAAGAAAAGAAAACTATTACAACAACCGGCGAAAAAGAACACAGCAAAGTAAAAACAGTAAAAGAATTAGACAAGTTTATTGAAGAATATCAAAACACTAAAGTAGATGAATCTAAGATAAAAGAAATTACTGATAGTATTGTTTGTAAGTACATTCACGAAGGAGAAATATTTATTGCCAGCGATTTAACTATGTGGCCTTGTTGTTTTCTCTGGGATAGTGCTTTTAAAAATAAAGAAGGTATATTAGACAAACTTTCTAACTTCGATCCTAACTGGAATAGTTTGAAAGTTCATTCTATACAAGAAGTTATGAAGCATCCGTGGTATCAAAAATTACTAAAAGCAAGTTGGCATCCATATCACGGTATGCATTTGCCTAGATGCATAAAAACTTGTGCAAAAAACAAAGCATATCATAACGAAATAAACTACGTAGTTAATTAGGTAAGTATAAGTATGACTAAAAAAGTATCCGACACTTGGTGTATTTTACCTTGGGTTCATCTATCAACTAGACCAGACGGAAGTATGCGTGTTTGTTGCACTGCTAATGCAAGCAGTGTAGGACCTACTAATGATAAAAAACATGGCGGACAAGTAGGAATATTAAAAACTGATGACGGCAAACCTAATAATCTTAATGTAAGCGATTTTGAAACAGCCTGGAATAGTACTTACATGAAAAATGTAAGACTACAAATGCTCAATGGAGAAATGCCTCCCAGTTGCATGAAATGTTACAAAGAAGAAGCGGCAGGACATAATAGTAAGCGTATGTGGGAGACCGCTTATTGGAGCGAGCGTGTTGATGTAGATAACCTAATTGCAAGCACAGCTGAAGATGGCAGCGTTCCTCCGCAACTTGCATATATTGATTTGCGTTTTGGTACCAAGTGCCAACTTGCGTGTGTAATGTGTAGCCCGCATGATAGTTCAGGTTGGATCAAAGATTGGAAAGCAATATTTCCTGCTGTTGAAAATGCTAGTCTAAAAGAAACCATGCAATGGAAAGACAAAGGAAGCTATAACGGTAGTAGTTACAATTGGCACAAACAAAATCCTACGTTTTGGAAACAGTTTTATGAACAAATGCCTAACATGCAACAAATATATTTTGCAGGCGGCGAAAGTCTTATTATTGAAGAACACTACGAAATACTTGAAGAAGCAATACGTCAGGGTATTGCAAAAGATCTAGAACTGCGTTATAATAGTAATGGAGTCGAATGGCGTGAAGATTTGTTTGATCTATGGAAAGAATTTAAATTAGTACGTTTCCATTATAGTGTAGACAGCATACACGAAATGAATAGTTATATTCGTTACCCTAGTAAATGGGAACGTACAGAAGAAGTGTTTCATATACTTGATAAAGAAACTCCTGATAATACAGAAGTCACAGTTGCGTGTGCTGTACAAGCACTAAACATTTATTACATACCAGATTTTATTAAATGGAAATTGCAACAAGGATTTAGAAAAATTAATATGTGGCCATTTGGAGCAGGAGGAATTAACTATCATTTTGTTTATCATCCTCCTCATTTAAATGTTAAAGTATTACCTAAATGGTTTAAAGAAGAATGCCGTCGCAAGTACGAAGAGTTTTATCCTTGGTGGGAAGAAAATTGGGAATTAGGAATTCCTAGTTGGCATAAAGGAAAAGTTACAAAAGAAAAATTTATGGACGCTGGTTATGGTATAAAAAGATTAGAAGGCATGCTAAAATTTATGGAAAGCGAAGATTGGAGTGTACGTTTACCAGAGATGCAAGAATTTTTGAAACGATGTGACACTCAAAGAAGCAATAGTTTTGCTGAAACTTTTCCTGAAATGAAGGATATCTTTAATGGCTGAAAAAATTATTTGTCCCTATACATTAGGAGGAATAAATTACAAAAATGGTTTTGTAACTAGTTGTCCTCAGCAATCTGACAGGTTATGTGATATTACAAATACTACTTTAAAGCCTTCTGATGTAATTAATAGTGAAGGGTTTCGTAAGCATCGTAAGGAAATGATGTCTGGTACTTGGAGTCCAGGGTGTCATTTGTGTAAAGATGCCGAAGCAATTGGTAGCCATAGTATGCGGCAAGACTTTGATTATATGCTTGATGAAGTGGTTGATTTAGATCTTTATAATGAACAAACTGGTGAAATAGATTTTGCATCTGTAAAACATATAGAACTTAGGTTCAGTAATAGTTGTAATATGTCTTGCCTACATTGTTCAGACGTCTATTCGTCAGGATGGATGAGCAAATTAAAAAGATATACTTCAGATGAAGAAGATAGAAAACATAAACTTATACAACTAACTAGAGAATTTCATAAAACAGATCAAGATGTAGATCTATCTATATCTATTGATATTTCACAAATGGAAGAAATTATTAATGATCTGCAAAATAATTTTCCTAATATAATGAAGGTAGATTTTTCCGGAGGTGAAGTTTTATATCAAAAGCAATTTTTTCCTTGTTTAAAATTATTAGCGGCTCATCCTAATGCGGCCAATATAAAAATTTCCTTCCATTCAAATTTTAATGCTAGATTTGATCCTGTATTACTTAGTAAATTACTTAAACCATTTAATAGGACAATTATACATGTTAGTGTTGATGCAGGAAAAAATATTTATGGATATTTTAGAACAGGCAACTGGCAAACATTAAAAAGAAATATCGACATATTTAGACGTATAGATAAAGAAACAGAACTTAATATTGTTTGTACTACAAGTGCATACCAGATAATGGATATTAAAAATGTTTTCGAATCGTTTATGGAATTAGATGTAAACTTTATAGATAGTTCTATTGTGTATACACCTAAATATATGAATCCGGCGTTAATGAATTTAAAATTTAAACATTATGTAATAGAAGACTTTGCAGAAACAAGAGAAGCAATTCTTAATGAAAGGCAAAAACGTTTAGATAATTTAGACAACTATAAGAATAGAGCATCTTATAGACCTAATACACAAGGAGCAAGTTTTTCTGATATAGAAACTGCATTAAAAGGTTTAGACTTTTTAGAACATTATGTGTTAAACAATAATGTTTCTGAAAGTGAATGGGAAGCATTTATGGTATACATTAGAAAAACTGATGAAATTTGGAAACAAAATTTTAACGATCATATGGTTAATTATAAATTTACCGGCAATAATATTATAAGGAATCTCAATGTTTGAAATTAATAACAAATTATATGAAACAATTACACAAGATAAAATAGTAGAAACTTTTAGTAATTTAAAAATTGTTTTTGATCCTTCATGGAAAAAAGTTGGTGTTAATTTAAGTGGAGGTGCCGATAGTGCGTTGTTAACTTTCTTTATTTGTTCTATTATTGAAAAACATAAATCAGATTGTACTGTGACTGCAATAACATATCAACGGTGTTGGGAAACAAGACCTTGGCAAGGTTATGTAAGCATACAAGTATACAATTGGTTAAAAAGCAGATTTCCTAAAATTATAACTGACAGAATTACAAATTATATTCCGCCTGAATTAGAACACGGTGCTATAGGACCTATTGTAAATGGCAGAAGCGGAGATCAGATTATTGTAGGAAGTTTTAATAGATTCGCTGCCTGGCAAAATAATTTAAATGCAGTTTATAATGCTACTAGTAAAAATCCAGATGCAACCCGTGCTGATAGAATGACAAATAGAGATAAAGACGCAGAGGACGGAGTACTTGAAGATGTATGGAGATACGGTAAAAAAGAAGATGCATATCTTGCCCATCCTTTTCGATTTGTTAAAAAAGATTGGATAGTAGCACAATATTTTATCTACGGTATAGACGAGTTGTACTACATTACTCGTAGTTGTGAAGGCGATATAGAGCAACACGAAATTATAAAAAGAGCATGTGGCCATTTCAAAGATTATAAAGATGGAATGGACATTCCTTTGTGCAAACAGTGTTGGTGGTGTGAAGAAAGGCAATGGGCCGAAGATAGACTGCAAGAAACTATTAGGGAAATTGATCGTGGCTAATACATTTTGTCCTATACCTTGGATATTTCAAGCCGCTAGAGCAAACGGAGATCTACGTGTTTGCTGTCAAGCCAACGTAACAAAAAATAGAGGTGTAATACGCAAAGCAGACGGCACAGCATACAATGCAGGATCCGACGACTTAGACGAAGCTCGTAATGCAGATCTAATGAAAGAAATGCGTTTGAATATGCTTCAAGGTAAATGGAACAAAGAATGCGGTCGTTGTTTAGCTGAAGAAACTTCAGGCTTAAACAGTAGACGGCAATATGAACAAGAGCAATGGAATTACACATTAGAAGATGCAATAAAAGATACAGAAGATGATGGTACTATAGATGTAACGTCTACTCCTGTAAAATATTATGATCTTAGATTTGGCAATTTTTGTAATTTAAAATGTCGTATGTGTGGACCTACTGATTCAAATGCTTGGTATGATGATTGGATAAAACTTACTGGTTCTAATTTTTTTAAAGAAACAAGTGGCGATATTGAAATAAAACAAATAAACGGTAAACTTTGTGCTAGTGAATATGATTGGCCTAATCACGAACCTTTTTGGGAATATTTAGAAAAACATATTAACAATATTAGACACATATATTTTGCAGGCGGAGAGCCTATGTTGATTGATCGACACTATGATTTTTTGCAACGTTGTATTGATCAAGATTCTGCAAAAGACATTATTATTGAATATAATACTAATATGAGTACACTACCTCCTAGAGTTGCAAAACTATGGGAAAATTTTAAACAGGTTAGAGTAGGAGCAAGTATAGACGGATACGGCAAAGTTATAGAATATCAGAGACATCCTGCTAAATGGGACAAGTTGTATAAAAACTTACTTACACTAGATAACATGCCCAGCAATATAATTGGTTGGTTAGCATTTACAGTTACAGCATATAATGTTAATCATATGATTGACTTTATGAAATGGAAACTTACAGAGAGCAACTTTAATAAAATTAATAGCACAACCAGGCGTCCGATAGTCACACATCATGTTGCTCATCATCCTCAACACTTAAATATTAGAGTGTTGCCAGATGAAGCAAAAGAAAAATTAACCAAAAGATTTGAAGAATTTGTGCAATGGACCAAGGATAAAAATTTTAATGAGCATGTAGTTAAGCAGGCACAAGACATTGCAAACGGTGTGTGTACGTATATGAATAGTGACAGTTACTACAACACCCATTGGGAAGAATTCCAACGCTACACGAAGCGTTTAGACGCTATACGCGGCGAAAATTTAACAGAAGTAGAACCTGCATTCAAGGAATATTTAAATGAGTTTTGATACAATAGACTTACTAACAGGCAAAGTTTTTCAAGTTACATGGGATACAGGCAGACGTTGTAATTATGACTGTAGTTACTGTCCAGCACATAGGCATGATAATTTTAGTAAACATGCTAGTTTAGAAGAACTTAAAAATAATACCGATTTCTTGTTTGAATATATAGACACTTATATGCAACATAGACTTTTTAAAGAGGCAAATATAGGATTTACCGGCGGAGAACCTACAGTTAATCCCAATTTTATTCCGTTTGCTCAATATTTGAAAAGTCAGTATGACGAAAAATATGCAGACAAATGGCAGTGCGGGTTTGCCCTCACTACTAATGGCGCAATGAGTAAAAAAATGGCAGATGCAGTTATGCAAAATTTTGGCCATGCTACAGTGAGCTATCATGCAGAAAGTGACAACAAACTAAAACAACAGGTCAGAGATAGAATACTACAATTTCATACTGAAGGTCCTGCAAATAATTTTACTGTCAGTGTTAATGTAATGTTCCATGCGGCATACTTTGACGAGTGCAAAGATTTGTGTGAGTTTTTAGACGAACATGAAGTAAAATATGTACCTCGTATAATTGGAGAAGAGCCAGATAGCAGAAGTAACTTTGCTCATACATACACTGAAGAGCAGTTAGACTATATGAAAAATTATTGGGAATATAGAAATGCTAGATTAAACAAAAAACAAAAAGATCAAGAAGAAACAGCAGTGTTAAGTGCCGCTGGCGAAAAAACTACAGAAAAGAAAAAACTAGGAATGACAATAGGAAGACCTTGTTGCGGTAGTAGGACAATGTGTCTTAGTAACAATGGTGAAAGTCGCAAAAGCACATTTGTAGATCTTAGAGAATTTAAAGGTTGGAGTTGTAGTGTTAATTGGTTTTTCCTACATTTAGAACAGCAAACTGATAGTGTGTTCCATCATCAAACTTGTCAAGCACGATTTGACGGAACAAGAGGTGCAATAGGAAAAATAAGTGAAGGCAAAAAAATTATTGCTGAATTAAAAGAAAAATTAAAAAGTGGTACTATGCCGACAATTACGTGTCCTAAACATACCTGCGGTTGCGGGTTGTGTGCGCCTAAAAGTAAATATAAAGAAAATTATATAGACGTTGCTAAAGGACATTTTAGGACCGAAGTACTTGCACCGTTAGTAAAGGAATAACCATGATAGAACATATAAATTTTAATTATAACTTGGATAAATTTTTAAGTGCTGATTATTCTCAGCATTATGGCAGTTGTATAAGTTATCAAAAACGTGAACAAGAAGATCTTCACGAAAAATATGGCAAAGGGTTTCCAGAAAGCTATCACGAAGATAATACTAGAATACAACAACTATGGTGGGACGACGGCGATGTTGATTACAAATTAATAGGAGAACAACTTGGCATAGAAGTAGTTACTCTTAGCACAATTTTACAACCTCCTGGAAATGTAATTACATTGCATAGAGATACTTTTTTCCAAATAAACAAAAAGTATCCTAACGATACAAGAAAAAAAGTACGTGCAAATATATACTTAGAGGATTGGAAGCCTGGACATTTTATTAATTATGAAGATCATAATAAGGAATGGCAGACAAGCACTCATTGGAAGGCAGGAGATGGTTTTATTTGGGATAGCGATCATTTGCATTTAAGTGCTAATGCAGGACTTTCACCTAAGTATACTATGCAAGTATCGGGATTTTTGAATGACTAAACGCAAACATAGTTGCGATCTTCCATTCCATCATATTGCAACTAGACCAGATGGTAGAGTATTTCCTTGCTGTTATTTTAGATGGGAAGAAACACCTGATGATTTGACTGTAAAGCATAAAGATCCTTTTAATCATCCTTTTCTTAAAGAAATTAGGCAAAAAATGCTTAATGATGAATACATAGAAGGTTGTAGCAGATGCTATGCAGATGAAAAAACTAGCGGCCATAGTATGCGGCTAGATATGAACAAAGTACAAAATTTTGGATTTCCTGAAGAAGGCCGAGGCAAGGTGCCTAAACTAACAAACATAGATCTAACATTTAGTAATGTTTGTAATAACAAGTGTAGAATGTGCGGCCCTGAACTTAGTACTAGTTGGTATAGTGATGCTAAGAAATTAGGTATAAAACACAGTGGTATAATTGCAGAAAACACAATTCTTGACGAATATGATCTTAGCGAATTAAGATTTATAAAATTACTAGGTGGCGAACCTTTAATGGAAGAGCAAAAACTTATTGATTTACTTAAAAAATGCGATAGACCTAATCTAACATTACTATTAATTACTAATACTACAATCAGGCCGCAAGGCGAGCTATTAGAACTACTTAAAGAAGTAGGTAAACTAAGTGTAAAATTAAGTGTTGATAGCTATGGTCCATTAAATGATTTTTTGCGTAAAGGCAGTAAATGGGACGAAGTAAAATCTAATATACTTTGGTTTAAAGAGCAAGGTGCTAATCCTAGTGTACATAGCGTTGCTAGTATATACAACATTAATAAAGTGCATGAACTAATGGACTTTTGTAAATCTTTAGATATAAATCAAAAATATGTAATGGCAGACGGACCTGATTGGATGATGCCAAGACATCTACCTGATCATGTAAAAAACATTTACATTGAAAAATACAAGTTTAAGGATCAACCTATATACAAACTTATTGTAGACGAACTTAAACAATCTGGTGATTTTAAAAAGTTTTTACACATGGATACGAAATTAAATCAACTAAGAAATGAACACTGGTCAACACTGAATAAAGAATTATATCACTTGATAGAGGAAGATATACATGTCAATTGATAAGTCTACTTTTTGCGTTCATCCATTTTCTCAAGTTGCGCCTAAAACTTTTGAAGCCGACGGTTCATTGAGAACTTTTTGGCCTTGTTGTATGATGGGTAACGATGTACATCAAGATAGTAATGTGCTACAAATTGAAGGAGATGTAAGCCAGTTAACGCCATTAGAAATGTTTAACCATCCTAGAATGGAAAAACTAAGACAAAATTTAAAAAATGGTATAAGAGATAGTGCATGTAAAGTATGTTGGGAGATGGAAGATAGAGGTGTAAAGAGTTTCCGTCAAGACGCCCAAGTAGATGACGACGAAGCACAAAAACTTGCTGACAATCCTAAACTAGAAATTATTGATACACATGTAAATAATTCGTGTAACCTTAGATGTAGAATGTGCGATCCGTCTGCATCTAGTCAACTAAAAAAAGATACAAATTTTTTTAAAAAAGAAGGACTTATTCCGTCTATAGACAAGGCAGTAGATGGTAGATGGGCAGTGTCTCCGCATAGTTGGAAAATGGACAATGTAAAGCAATGGCATTGGATTCATAATAACACTGACAAATTTAGCATCCTAAAACTTGCAGGCGGTGAGCCTTTTTACAATCCTCATGTAATTAAATTTTTACAAAAAGCAATTGATGAAGGTAACAGTAAAAATATACAATTAGAATTTCATACAAACGGGACACTGTTTGACGACGAAATTTGTTCTATGCTGAAAGAGTTTAAAACTAATTTAAATTTTAGCATAGACGGACATGGAAAAGTATACGAATATATAAGACATCCTATGTCATGGAAGCAACTTGATAGCAGTTTACGCAAATATATAGACGCTTGTAAGCCTAGACATATACATATAAGTTTTATTCCTATGCTATACAATATTTACAATATTCCTGATTTTATAGAATGGTGTCATAGTTTACCTTGTGAAGCTATTGTACATTGGGCTGAAGTTTATCCTTTTGATAGAGGTGTTGCATTAAAGCATTTGCCTGTAGATATTTTAGAAGATGCTCTTACAGATATACTTAAATTGAATCAAGACACAGAAAAGTTAGTTAACTTAATAGATGATGCCGTATTACGTAATAAATGCGATAAGGCTAAAGCGTTATTAGAAGTAGGATTGTTTGATAAATCAAGGCAACAAAATTACAAAGATTATTTACATAGCAACATAGTAGATTGGTTGCAAAGTTAGTTGACATATTTAATTAAAGGTAGTATACTAAATTATGACTGAAGATTTAAAATGGAGTAATTATGATTTCACTAAGATCCCATTTAACGATATTGTCGGTGTTGGTCAACGTACTTTGCTTTATCGTGATATATTTACAGTATCATGGCTACTTGGTAGATTCTGCAATTACAGATGCTCCTACTGCTGGCCTTACGCAAGAAGCGACCGTAAAGACCATCGTCCTACCGAGCTCTGCTTGCTTACAGTGGATGAAATTAAACGTCAAGCCAGACTCAACGGCTTCAATTCTTTTCACTTCTCCTTGTCAGGAGGAGAACCTACTTTCCATCCTGGATACCTCGATATACTAAAGCATTTAGCAGATGATGTAGAAAACACAAATTACACAAGTATACACATGACATCAAACTGTTCGCGCTCTATGAAATGGTTTGAAGATTATGTAGAACGTGCAAAGCCATTTCATAGAGCCTCTATTACAGCTAGTTTACACACAGAACATGTAAATACAACTGAAAGGATGGAAGAGTTTGCAAATAAACTCATCCTATGTCAAGAACATGATGTACAAGTTACGATCAATATGGTCATGGTTCCAGAAAACTTTGAACGAGACTGGGACAACGCCTTATATTTCCATGCCAGAGGTATTAATGTCACTCTCAAGCCTCAGTCCGATCCAACCGCCTCAAGAGTGGTTGACGGATACACAGAAGACCAACTCAAAAAGCTCTACAACGGAAT